CGGTGATTGGGGTGATAACCCAAAACTTGTGAAACTTGGTCGTAAGCCATATGAACCTAATGTAGATAATACAGATTATGGTTCAACTCACGGTGTTGATTTAGACTTATATGGTTTACCAAAGTATAGAACGAATGAAGCAGCAGAAAAGTCAACCAAAGCAGTTGCAAAGTATCAAGATATGCCACACGATGGTCAGCGTTGTGACCACTGCACTATGTGGCGTCCACCGCACGGTTGTTCGGCTGTTAGTGGCAAGATTGCGGCAAATGGTTGGTGTTCATATTACAAGCGCAGTCATCGTAAAGATTTAGAAGAAACAGAACTTGACGAAGCAGCATCACCAGTGTTGTTCCATTATACAGGTTCCGTGGGTGCAGCATTAAACATTCTTAAAAACAATGAGTTTATGTTGAGCATTTCTACTGGTAGTGTAGAAGACCAGTATGCACCGAAAGGTTACAACTATTTCTTATCCACAACACGTAGCAAGGTAGGTGGTTATCACGAGTTTACTGGCGGCACTGCCGTTATGTTTAACCTTGATGGCAACTGGTTCAATCGTCGTTATCTAGTAAAGGCTATTGATTATTGGGCAGGATTTGATAAGCAAAAGCACAGTGAAAGTGAAGACCGTGTATTCTCACGTGAGCCAACTATACCAGCAGATGCTATTACAGCAATTCATATCTTGCTTAAAGAAGCAGGTGAGTTTGCAAGTCCAACTACTCGTCAGTTGATGTTGACCGCAAAGAAGCGTGGTTTACCAACTTATCTTTATAGTGATGAAAATGCGTGGAAGTTACAAGATACCAAGCGAGCAATACCAGTAAGTAAAGCGCAAGATTTACTACGTGGACAAAAGAAGACTGGTTATATCAGCACTTACAATGGCAAGAAATATCTTGAACCTTGGTTAGAACTCATCTTTAAGAAGAGCCGCAGTGAGTTATCCAAAGAAGCAAATAAACTGCGTTATAGTTTGACCTATTGGAATGGTGGTCAGTTTGCTGATGACCTTGGACTACGCAATGAAATTACCAATGCTCGTAAACCAGGAAACAGTGGTTATGAAGCGGCAACTAAAATTATCGCTGCTATGCGCAAGATTGGTGCCAATGATGTAAAGGGTTTACTGACATTCTTGCACAAGAAGTGGGATGCAGAAGCACAGCAGAAAGAAAGTGTTGAAGAAGCACTTGATCCAAATGAAACACATGGTTGGATATTGCCTGATCGTAAAGTTGTTTATGTTACGAAAGAAGAACATCTGGGGTGGCTTTATAGTAAAAACATTGATGGTTATGAAGAAGCATTTAAACTTGGATATGTGCGTTTTGCAAAAGCAACTCTCACATTTTTTGTTCAAGGTTTCTTGGATGATCTTAAAAAGATGTATCGTGTATATGCACAAACTGCACTTGGATTCAAGCATATTGCAGTTGATGTAATAACTGATGAGAGTGGGAAAATTGATAACCAAATTTCACTGGACTACGAAATGCCAAAAGACAAAGCAAAATTCATTAAGAAGTTTGGTCCAGAACAAAAAATTGAACATGCAAATAGTATTTTAGGAACTGTTGGAGGCGGTGCTGTGCTAACCGACCGTAAAACTGGTGTATTTCCTTGGGATAAACATATGATGGGTGAACCAAGCAGTCCAAAGATTCCATGGCTTGAAGGTATTGAAGTAGGTGATAGCAATATAATTACCGAAGAACTACTTAATGAAGTGAATATGAGTCCAAGTGCGCTTAAAAGTGCAGTTGATAAATTACCACTTGCAAAGGCTGGTTTAGAGTTTGAACTTATCGTTACCGAGTTTGAAGATGCGGATGATGATGATTATGATCCATATGAGGACTTTGAAAGCGAACCAGACTATGCTGGTTATGATGGCTACGTAAGGGCAAGTGATTGGCAAGATTTTGAACGTGAAATCATGGATTTCTTCTATGGCGATCATAATAGTCGCCGCGATGTTCGATCTGCATTGGAAAGAGCAAGAGAAGACTATGATGAATGGTTGCCTATTAGGTTTGATACATGGGCTAACAGTCCTGAAAGCGGCCAAACCGATACACGATATCAACAATGGTTAGACAAAACATATGGTCGTGATATTGCAAACCAAACTGAACTATTTCCTGAATTGCCACCGCTAGATACATATGCTGCATTTAAAAAATCACATTATGATGATTGGCTTGAAAATTATGAAGAAAATGGCGATCCAATAGAAGATTTTCTTGATGATACTACTGGCGGTAGTTATTTTAGTAATTTTTCAAATAATTATGATTTAAATTGGCCATATTGGACAGAACCAGATTATGATAATCGTCCATCAAGAGGCAATGGTCCACCAGCAGAAAGTTTTAGACAGGCAGTTGGTTATCCAGTTCAAGTTAGCGGCGGTTATCACGCACAAGCCCAAAAAGCTGGATACTTTAAAGTAGAACCTGATAGCAGTCTACACGCAAGTAGTGGTCGTGGCGGTGAAGGTTGGGAGTTTGTTGCACCAGCACTTAAAATACCTGATATGGTTGATGTTATTAAGAAAGTAGCAGCATGGGCAAAAGAAGGTAATGCCTATACCAACAGAACTACTGGCTTGCATATGAATGTAAGTTTACCAGGTTATAATTTACAAAATCTTGATTATGTAAAGATGGCATTATTTTTAGGCGACAAGTATGTATTAGATACTTTTGGTCGTTTGGGTAATACCTATACAAAGAGCGCACTTGATAATATTGAAAATGTTATTAAGCGTGATCCTACCAAAGCAGAACAAGCATTATCACTTATGCGTTCTAACTTAAATCGCACAGTAAGTAAAATTATCCATGATACATATACTGACAAGTTTACAAGTATCAACACCAAAGATAATCGTATAGAAATACGCAGTCCTGGTGGTAATTGGTTAGATATGGATTTAGATGCGGTTATCAATACACTTTATCGCACGGTTTATGCGTTAAGCATAGCACTTGATCCAGAAGCAGAAAAAGAAGAATATGCTAAAAAGTTTTATAAACTTTTAGCAAGCGGTGCTAAAAAAGAAGATACAGATACAATCAAATACTTCTCACAATATGTAAGCGGCACTATACCAAAAGCAGCACTGCTATCACAAATTCGCAATGTCCAAGCAAAGCGTGATATTAGTCGTGGTAAAAATCCAAGCACAGAAGAATATCAAATTATGGATCGTGTGGCTGGCAAAACGGTCCATACTTTTTATAGTAATGATCCATACGCTGCTTATAAAACCGCACGTGATTGGGCAGATTATAATGGTTATCGTTTTGGCGATACACGATTGGTTCGTGTAAAAACACGTGCAGTTACAGGTAATCTTGTGCCAACATTGCCGCCAATTAGTTTTACTGGTGATGAACAAGCACTTGGTAGCGGTTCTAATGAATATACAATAGTTTTTTATAATACAGATATAGAATTCAAAAAAATTCGTGCGGATAATCTTAATGATGCACGTGATTTAGCAGATCGTTGGTTGCATCAACACGATATTTCCAATGGTCGTGTAGAACTGCGCCAAGATTATATGGGTGTTAAACACTATTATAATATTACCACTGGTGAAGAAACACGCACAGTTGGAATACCTGGTAATGGTGAATTATATGTTATCCGTAAAGCAAGCGATAATACTGCAATAGCACAGTTCCGTGAAAGACATGTAAATTATGCTCTTCAAACGGCTAATCGATTAACAAGTGAATATGGTTATAATCAAGACTCTTGGTACTTGACATTAGCAAATGATGATACAATGACACCTATTGCTGGTGCTGGCACACAAGCACAAACACAATCTGGTAATGTTGGTGGAACATATGTTGTTGTAAATCGCAGCGATGGCACAGAATTATTAGCAACACAAGCACGCAGTTTTTACCAAGCAAGTCAAGCAGCACAAAGATTTGCGCAAGAGCGTGGTCTTCCATTAGCAACTATTGCTATAAGATCACCCAACAATGATAATTTATGGGATACACAAGGTCAAACAATTCCTCAACCAAGACCACAACCAGAACAACCACGCCAATATTCACAAATAGAAATTGATCGTGGTTATGATATTGCGGGCAATGCTATCCCAAGACAGCAAACTAATATCACTGCTGCCGAAGGTGTAAAATATCAAATTATTGCCAGAGGCGGTGTAGTCCATGAGTTCCGTGCAGCATCACCTCGTGGTGCTGAACGCTATGCTGAATCTTGGTCAAACGAACATCTTGGTGATGAGAGTTATGAAGTTCAACTTGCTCCTCGCAACGAAAGCATTGAAGAAAGTATCCTCAATGAAATCAATATGAGTCCTACATCTCTTGAAAAGTTTGCTGATACACCATTTGCAAAGAGCATGAAGGTTGGTTTTGAAACCGAAATGTATATTCCTGGTCTTGGCGGTGAAGAAGGCGAAGAGGAAGAAGAAGAGGATATGGATGCCAACGAAGAGTTTCCAAGCAGTGCATCCTATCGTGATCGTCAACGTGATGTTATGAACTTCTTTACTGGCGGTAATGGAATCAATACTCGTCGTGAGGTTGAAAGTGCATTAGAATCTTTTTATGAAGCATTTAGTGAATACCAATATGAGTTTTATGACGAGAATTATGAAAATACTACAGATTGGAAAGCAGAGGTTCAAGAAGAATTAGGCGACACGCCTATGGATGAAGCAAGTGAAAGTGAACTTGATGATGCCAAAGATAATGTTCGCACCGCTTGGATGGAAAACAACGAAGATGAAGTTTGGCGTAATTTCATAAGTCGCAATAGCATTGATGATATGTATGACTTTATGCGTTGGGTAAATCGCAATACTCGTGAATCACTGTCATGGCCGTATTATACATATACCAGCAGTAGAGAACCAACAACAGATATTGGTGATGTTGTAGATGATTTTAGACGCACAACTGGTTATAAAGCACGAGCAAGCAGTGGCTATCATAATGCATCACGTGATGAAAGCACTTGGATATTTGAACCAGATAGTTCACTTGATAGTCCAAATGATGATGAAGATGGTGGCATTGAACTTGTATCACCACCTATGCTGCTTGATGATGGTCTTGCTGCGCTTCAAACCGTGTTTAAATGGGCAAAAAGTAATGGTTATTATACCAATAGAACAACTGGTTTCCATATTGGCGTTAGTATTCCAGAACAAACTATGGAAAACATAAATCACCTTAAACTTGTGTTGTTGCTTGGTGACAAATATGTATTAGAACGTTTTGGTCGTCTAAACAGCCGTTGGACTAAAAGTATGCTTGACCAAGCCAAGAAAGCAACAGAAATGCGTGATTTCCGCAAGACGCTACCACAAATATTGGATGATGCACGTGTTGGTTTACTTGACCAAACTAATAAAGAAATAAACAAAATTATTAGTGGCACACGTGGCGACCGTTATGTAAGCGTGAATATCAAGTCTAACTATATTGAGTTCCGCAGTGCTGGTGGCAATTACTTTGAACAATATGATGAAATACGCAATACTATGTTGCGTTATGTTCGTGCAATGGCTGCTGCTGCTGACCCAGAAGATAGCAAACAAGAATATGCTAAAAAGTTTTATAAACTTATTGTAGATAGCATTAAACAACCTACAAGCACAGTTGATATTTTTGCAAAATATGTTGCTGGTGGCATCAGCAAAGATGAATTGATTGCACAAGTAACTGCTGCACAAAAGAAACGTGAGCCTGTAAAACCAATTGGTCAGGGTAAAATTGTAGCCAATATTGAATCAAATGATGGCGATAGTGTTGTAGAAGTTCGTGGCGAAGGAATAAATGAAATAGTTAAACTTGCAAATGATTGGTTACGTGAACGTAATCAAAACCCAAGCAATTATGTGTTTAATTGGCCGTTTTATTCTGTTTGGCATGCAACAATGACTCTATCAACAGGAACAAGCAGATACTACCCAGAAACAGTAATGTTGCTACCTAAAACATATAGTAGAGAAGAAGCAGAAAGTGCTATAGAAAATTATTTTATACCTAATATGACTAAAGAGCAGCGAAATGCTGTAAATTTAAGCACATATGATTATTTTAATAGTAGTATTGCTGCTATTGCAAGAGAAATCAATAAGATTGAAGCAGAAAAATTAGATTTTAAACCATCTGCCAAATTAACATATGAAGCATTTGCATATCGTATTGAAGATTACAACGACCATGTAATTGGTATGTTTGATCCAGCAAAATACACGCTACAACAAGTTATAGAAATTGCAACACAATATGCAGCAGCGCATGATAACACTATGCTAATCTATCGTGGTACTCGCAGATTAGAAGGTGTTGGAACTGGCTATGGTGTTCCTAATTTGGGCAAACAAGATATAAATCTTGCTCACGTAATAGGTTCAGGCAAACAAGAGTTTTATGTAATAAGCACAGCTAACAGATGGGTATACTTGCGTGTTCGTGCTAATAGTTATGATGATGCTATAACAAAACTAAAGCAAAATTATTACAGAATAGCACGTAGCATAGAATACAATCATGGTGATTTTGAATTATGGACACCACAAGAATACGCAGCAGGTGTTAGAAAACCAAAACCACAACCACAACCAAAACCACAACCAAATGATGAAATTCTAAACCGTATTGGTAGTCCTACTGCACCAAAGGTGTTTAGATTGTACACAACTTTTAATGGCACTTCACCAATTATGGATGTTGGTGCGGCTACACCTACAGAAGCATATGAACTATTATTACAATATTATAAAGAACAAGGTCTTGATGATACATTAAGAAATGGTTATGAACGAGGAATATATTTTATTCGTGAAGTTTAAAGGTGATATAAATGCGAGCGCATGAGTTTATAAGTGAAACGCTTAAAAAAGTAAAGGGTCGTTGGGCTTTAGTTAGCAAGTCCAACCCTAAAAAAGTGCTGCAATATTATCGTGGTAGTGGTCATCCAAGCAAAGAATGGGTTAAAAAAGTAGAACGCCGAATAAAGTTTTTTGATAAATAACTTTATGATTTGGATTATATACAAAACAACAAATAAAATTAACGGAAAATATTATATTGGAAAACATTTAAATTTATTAGATGATCCACATGCATTTGATGGGTATTTGGGAAGTGGTCTTTTATTACGTAGAGCTATAAAAAAATATGGTATAGAACAGTTTGAAAGAGAAACTATTCATATATGTAATAATGAAAAAGAAGCGGATGTTTTTGAAACAATAGTAATAAATGAACACAAAATAAAAGATAATTTTTTATGTATGAATATTGCAAATGGTGGAGATGGCGGCGCAACAAATAAATTTAAAACAGACCTTGAAAAAAGAAAAATATATAATGATCCAAAAAGAAGTAAAAAACTATCAGACAAGTTAACGGAATATTATTCTAATGAAAATAATAAAATTAAAACAAGCAACGCAATAAAATTAAAATATGAAACAGATATAGAATATTATGAAAAAATACTTCTTGCTGCACAAAAAAGATCACAAGACCAGCAATGGTTAGAAAAAACACAAAAAAATAATAATAAAAAGAAAAACAATGCAGAATTTTCAGAAAAATGCAGTGCAAAAATAAAAAAATACTATCAAAATGAAACCGAAGAGCAAAAACAAATTAGAATTGAGAGACAAAAAAAAGCGGCAAATACACCAGAACGAAAAGAAAAAAGAAAACAGTTTTCTGAAAATAGAAAAAATGATACAAAGTATGCAGAAGAACAGAGTATCAGAATAAAGGCATGGTGGGCAAAAAGAAAAGCCGAAAAATAATGAATTACTTCATCTGTTGATTAGAAATTTTTGTAAGTAAAGATTTTTGTATTTTAGATTTAGGTGGATTTCCTGTTCCACTTTCGTCGTGGGTAAAGAAACCATACAAATTTATAACATGTGGATTTTGTCCGCTTAAACTATAAATCAAACTTATATCAAAAGTCATACCAGCATGTATGAGTTTAGGTTTATGTAAACCAAGCGGACCATTGCCTCTATACGGATGATCTTTGCTACCGTATGGCATCATGGCATTTATTTCTTTTGTTTTCTTAAAATCAACAAACGCTTTTAGAACCGCAGCACCGTGTGTTTTTAATGTTTCATCAAATAACGCACAGGTTCTAAAAACTGTTGCCATTATTGCATCCCAAGAACAGTTTTCATATGTTCAATGAGTTCATCGCCAGTCATGGGTTGGCTGAAATCGCTTTCCTTAACTGCAAGGATACGAGCAGTATCTTCTTCTGAAATTACAGGATCAGCAGCCATAATTTGACTTGAAAAATCCTCATTTGTAGGAATAACTTCCTTGATACGCATCGGTAACTCCGCTAATATTTATACCTTATATTACCACAATTACCCAGTCTGTCAAGGGGAAAATTAGGCTTGACTATTCAAGTGGTTATGGTATAATAAATCAGGCTCAAATAGGGATAAATATCGTATGGCACACCAAAAGTTCCGAGTTTACCTTGATATGGACGGCGTTCTTGCTGATTTTTTTGGTGAGTGGGCTAGACTTGATGGCAAAGACCACTATAAAGACATTGACAATCCAGAAGCAAAACTTCAACTTGTGCGAGATCATCCTACGTTTTGGGTTGATCTACCCCTACTTCCACATGCACGACAACTTGTTGCACATGTTATAAAAGAGTTTGGTAGCTATTATATTTGCAGCACACCATTAACTGGTGACCCACGCAGTGAATCTGGTAAGCTAGCATGGGTTGGCATGCATTTCAGTGATATGCCACCAAAGCATATTGAACTTACACACAACAAAGCTATGTTTGCTACACTTGGGGGTAATCCATGTATCCTCGTGGATGATTATGGTAGAAATATTGCAAGTTGGCGTAGTGCAGGTGGTATTGGTATAAAATACGAAGATCATGACTACACACGTGTAGCACGTGAACTCTCTAGTTTTGCAAAATTAGGGAGATATAATTAATGAGGGGAGTAACATGCTTGACGAAAACAACACCACTCTCACCCAAACACAATGGGATGCAATTGTTCAAATTTGGGAAGAGTATCAACTAAACAGTAATTTAGATATACAAACTTCTAATATAAAAAGTCAAGCAATACAATTCCTTACAAAGAAAAATAAAAAATTAACTCGTAGCGACTTGCGCCGTTTTAATGCAAAGATAAACAAAATCAAAAAATCTAAGAATCGTGAAGCTAAATTTCAAGAAGATAAATTATTGAAAGAGATTCAACGAGTATTAGATGAGTGAGTATGAAATTAAATTAAAGATTGAACCAGAAAATTATGACTATGGCGACGAAGAAATAGTTTATAGAATTTTTATAAATGGTCAACTTATGTGTGAACGTGCTTTACCAAAATTAACACAAAACCAAAAATTTTTTGATTGTTTTAGTTTAAAATTAGACGATAGCAAAACAAATAACTTAATATTTAATAATTTAAAAACCAAAACAGCCAGACCGACTAAAATTTTTATAGACGATTTATCTTTTAATTTACCAAAAAATGGTAAAAAAATTAATTTTATGTTTAAAAACTTAGCATTTAGTATGTAACAAATTTCATAAATAATTTAGAGGATATCTTCATGAAATATGAAATTCATAATAGCTCAGTTTATGGTAAAGTTTTAGCTCAAAATGGTCGACCAGTAATTACAAACTATGATGAAGCAGACAAACTTGCTGCTCATTATAATGGAACACTATGGAAAGTTTATGATGGTAGATATATGGTAAAATTACCAGAAACTGCCAACAATATTGAAGAATGTGGATGGGGTAACAATGAGCCAACAGGACAGTTGATGCCACAAACTTATAATCAGTATCCAGATCATGAAGTTCAAATGGCACGTCAAGAACTTTATCGCACAGCAAAGCTATCACTTATGTTGCATGACATGTTGAAAAATGTTGGTGAAAACCAGGGATTAGAAGGTTGGGTCCAACGTAAACTAACACGTGCAGCAGATTATATTGAAAGTGTTTTTGATTACCTTGATTATGAAATGCGTTACCCAAGTGAAATGAATGAAGATGGTCAGCAAATGGGTATGCAAACTGGTTCAACACCGAATCCAAGTCCAACACAACAAACTCAACAACAACCAGGCACACCTCCAAAGGCACCTGGTATGAGTAAGACACCTGGCATGGTTAAAATGGCAAAACTTGATACCAATGGTAATGTTCAGGGCGTTCCAGTTATGGTGCCAAGTGCGCAAGTTAAAAGCAAGCAGCAAGCTGGCTTTCACGTAATTGGTGAAAGTGCAAGTGCTGGCGCAAGTAGTGCTGGTGGTATTGCTGGCGGCGTTGGTGCAATGGGTATGATGGGTCGCAGTCAAATTGGTTCACTGTTTGGTGGCACTTATAACCAAAAGAAACGCAAGAAAAAAACTGAAAGTGCAATGAGTGATGCAGTAAAGAATCCAAGTGGTCCAAAGTTTACTGGATATTGGAAAGGCATAGACAAAGGTCCACCAGGTAACAAATTGGTAGGTGGCGACTAATGAAAATCAAAGATATTATTTTAGAAGCAAGTAGTCCAGCGCAACAAGCAGCGATTGCTATTAATATGAAGAAGCGCGGTAAAAAGCCAAAACACGTTGACGAATTGAAAACAAATACATTAAAATCATATGTTGGCAAACGTCTTGCTCGCAATCCAAATGTTTTAACTGCAAATCCCGCTGGCAAAACTAAAAAACAACGTGCTGGCATTGATTTAGCCATGGATAAAATTTTACCAGGCAGTGCTATTCGTAAACCTAAAATTTCTTCAACTGAAAATGTTGAAATGATTCCAGAAGCAGATGCCACTGATACAGTCAGTATGGATATTCCATTACTGCTTCGTATGATGGAATATGCTCGTGAAGATGCAAAGACCGACGAAGATTTGCATGATGTTGCTGAAAAGATGATTGAATTGTCTAAACATCACGATTATCTTTGCATGGAAAATTATGATGAAATCGTTGGGGCTGCTGCACATGACAACGTAGAAGAAAGTTGCCCACATTGTGGTGGCTTAATGTTACCAGAATCACGAGTAGATGAAAAGAAAGATGCTTGCTATTATAAAGTAAAGAGCCGTTATAAAGTATGGCCAAGTGCATATGCAAGTGGTGCGCTAGTTAAGTGCCGCAAAGCAGGCGCAAAGAATTGGGGCAATAAATCCAAATGAAGATGGAAGATGTTCTTGGCGAAGCATGTTGGAAAGGTTACCACAAAGAAGGTAACAAAAAAATGTTTGGCAAGACATATCCAAACTGTGTCAAGAATAAGAAAACCGAAAGCACAGATATTATTTGCGAACCAATTACAGAACAAAATATTTTAGAAAATCTTGATTATTGTGTAAATTGTGGTAACTTAATTATTCCAGAAATTTTAGGCGAAGCGAGCAGTAATCTTCATAAGTGGTTTACTGATAAATGGGTTAATATTGGTAAAAAAGTAAAAGGCAAACATCCACCTTGCGGAACAAGTGGCAGCAAGCGTGGTTATGCCAAATGTGTGCCAGCAGCGAAGGCACGTAGAATGACTGCTGCACAGAAAAAGAGTGCAGTTACCCGCAAGCGCAAAGCACAAAATGCTGCTGGTCGTGGTGGCAAAGATACTGGCGGAAGCGGCAAGAAGCCAATTTATGTAAAGACATTCGCAAAAAAGAAGTGATAATCCACTAAATAATAAGAGGATTTAATCATGAGTGATATGCGTTCCCTAATTGAAAAACTTACCGCCATTAGCGAAGATCGTCCAACAGTTGGCGATGGTTTTTATCTTGAATTTGGTAATATACTTCAGGTAGATACAGAAATTATGGAAATGACTGGTGACAGCATTACTCTACTTGGTGATGAAAAACTTTTTAAAGTTTTAGAAAGTCTAAATGAAATTGAAAACAAAAATTTAACCGAAGCAAAACTTTGGCGAGCACGAGATTTTGGTGGCAACAATAATGTAATGCATTATCGTGATGATTACTTTATTGCAACAAACACACATGATGATGGTGATAGTCGTAAAGTAGATCATGTTTTATTAAAGAAAATGGTCAAAACTGATGACGAAGCGACACCAGCATACCAACAAATTGCAGTTCTTAAAGTAAGTCCATATCGTGCAACACGTGATGAAATAAACCAAGCAGCAGACCGTGTTATTGCAAGTTCAAGTAACGTAAGTGAAGGTGAAGTAGTATCACTGCACGACAACCCACAAAGTTTAAAGCGATTAGCAAAAATGTGGTGGCATGGTGATGAAGCAAAACATGCTCAAGCATCCAAAATGTTAAGCAACATGGGTTGGGATATTGCCGAAGACGATGATGATATTGTATTGAATAAGGGTGGCAGAGAGATTCGTTTTTTTATGGATGACCTTTATGAAGAAATGGTATCAGAAGCAGAATATCATGGTCGCAAAGTTCCACTTGGTAAACCAATGCGAGGCGATGTAAAAAAATTTAAAGTATTTGTTAAAGACCCAAAGACTGGCAATGTAAAGAAAGTAAACTTTGGTGATCCTAATATGCGCATTAAGAAAAGCAATCCAAAACGTCGCAAGAGTTTCCGTGCAAGACATCACTGTGAAAATCCAGGTCCACGCACAAAGGCAAGATACTGGTCTTGCCGTAAGTGGTGATATGAATGTTACTAACTGAATTATTTGACCTTGATGAAGCGGCTGGTGTAGGCGTAGTGCCTGCTAATAAAAAGATGGCACGTGACCCACGTTATGCTAATGCGCTAACTGTTGATATTCATCCAGGTGAAACACAAAAGCAAGCTGCTAAATTTGGCAATAAAACTGATAAACTTGGTCGTCCACCAATTTTAAATCCAAACGGCAAGGTATGACACAATTTACTGATACGTTTTGCTTAAGACCATTCACTGATTTGGTGTTTGATTCTAATAAAGTAAAACCATGTTGTTACTTCTTACCAAATTTTAACAAAAATTTTACTGATATTCAAACTGCAAATTCAGAGGTTAGAGAATACATCAAAGATAACAAATGGCACCCTGGTTGTTATAATTGCAAAAAAACTGAACAAGATGGAAATACAAAAAGTCATAGATTAAATTTTAAATCAAGTTATGATGATTTTGACTATGAATTATTTTTAGAAAATAAATTCCAATTAAAAAATTTAGAAATTAGAGTTGATAATAATTGCAATATTGCTTGTATCACATGTTTTAGTGATAGCAGCACAAGATGGTCTGCCGAATTAAAAAGAATGGGTGAACATGACCCATCTAAAAATAAAATTAACAACGATATTGACCAAATTTTATTAAACGAAATTTGGAAAAATATAGAGAAACTTACAATTTATGGTGGTGAACCCATGTATAGTAAAAAGGTAGAAAAAATACTATCATGGGCAGTCGATAATAATTTTAGTGAACAAATTGATTTGCATTTTTTTAGTAATGGAACAGTATTAAATGAAAGTATTGTTAACAAATTAATTAAATTTAAATCAGTTAATATTGGATTTAGTATTGATGGAGTTTATGAAAGATTTGCAACCATACGATGGCCAGCTTCTTGGGACACTACTTTACAAAATTTTAATAGACTAAAATTAATACCAAATGCAAATCTTTATATAATCTACACTTATAGTTTACTAAACGCATATAACACAAAAGAAGATTTTGAAATTTTGAAAAAACGCTTTAATTGTGAAATTGTTCCAAACTTGGTAATAAATCCATCTTATTATACAGCAAGAAATTTACCAGAATCTGTCAAGGAAAAATTAATTGATGACTTGAATACCATTCCTAATTTTTCTTATCTTATAAATGAATTACAACAACCAAGCAACAAAAAACAACTTGAACAAGCAATTTTAAGATTAAAGAAATTAGATAGTTACAGGAATACTGATAGCAGTATATTATTTCCACCAGAAGTGTGGTCAGTAACCGATAAATAATCTTATGCGTATTAAAGAAATACTTGAAGCAGCAATGAGTGTAGGTATTCAAGGTCGTCATCCAATCAGTGCTGGTGCACGTGGACTAATGGCTGCACGTTGGAAATATAATAAAATAATTGATAGTGCAGAAAGCACCAATATGGACAATGCTGTTGCAAGACTTGCAGATAATTTAGATGGCATGGAACATATTGATTATGTTAGTATTGATGATGTAATGCGTAGTATTTGTGGTGCTTTCCAAATTGATCCAAAAGATTTGCATAATGCTTTTATTAAGAAATATAAATTGACTCCTGATGCTTTTGCTGCTAAATTGAAGCATGACCGTCAACATCGTCCAAAGTCCGTCTAAAACTACATACGCACCCGCAATTGGTGCAACAGGTTCAACTACAACATATACAATCAATACAGTTGGTGGTGGCGGTGGCGGTAGTGGTTCTATATTAACTACCTCTGGTTGGAGTGTTCAACAATCTCCTACGGTTGCAATTACTTCTAATAGTTTGGACATTACACCACGAGATAACGCCGATGCACTTATTAACACAAATCACAATAAAATAAATCTTGATAACTTTTATGAAAATGTATGCGAAGCAATTTGTTTAATTACAAAAAACGATGAATTACACGGCGAGTTTCCTATATTAGCAGATGCGTATGAAAAATATGAAGCTGCTCGTAAAAAATGGGAAATGAATATTGATAAAGAACTGCGTGATGCATATAATGAATATCAAGCACTTAAAGCAATAGTAACAACAAAATGAAAGGACTAATCTATGGCAAGAGCATTTAGCACTGAAGAACGTGCAAAACTTAAACAACTTATTACCGAAGCAATTGGCGTAACAACAGAAGTTGAAACGCTACAAGGTGGATTGAATGATACCATTGCTGCTATTGCAGAAGAAATGCAACTTAAACCAAATCTGCTTAAAAAGGCAGTTAAGATGGCTATGAAGCGCGACTATGACAAGGCTCGTGAAGACCTTGATATCATCGAAAGTATTTTGCAATCTACGGATAATTTAAAAGATTCCGTATAATAAATTAATATATGGTTCGCACACCACACGTGCATGTAGAAAGGTTTTGGTCAGCCACAAGTGACTTGGAGAATAAAATGAGTTATGTAGATGCAATTATTGATAGACAGCATGAGCGTATTCATGTTGTTGAGCGTGTAAATGGAAAACGTGTTTATAAGGAATATCCTGTAAATTATGTTTTTTATTACGGCGATGAAAAGGGCAACCACAAAAGCATATTTGATACTCCAGTTCGCCGTATAACTTGTCGCAGTAGTAAGGATTTCCGCAAGGAACTAAATCTGCGACAAGGTAAACACCAAATATTTGAAAGCGATATCAATCCTATTTTTAGATGTTTGGCAGAAAATTATCTTGGCAGTGATTCGCCACAGCTACAAACAGCCTTCTTCGATATTGAAACGGATTTTGATCCGCAAAAAGGCTACAGCACACCAGATGATCCCTTTACAAAAATTACTGCAATTACAGTTTATCTGGATTGGTTAGACCAACTTATCACATTAGCACTGCCACCAAGTGCCATGTCTATGGAAGATGCGAATAAAGTAGCAAGCATCTTTGAAAATACTTTTATGTTTGATAGTGAACGAGAAATGCTGCTAACATTTCTTGAACTTATCGAAGATGCAGATGTGTTAAGTGGTTGGAACAGTGAAGGTTTTGATATTCCATACACTATCAATCGTGTAACACGCATTTTAAGTAAAGATGACACCCGCCGTTTTTGCTTGTGGGACCAGTTTCCAAAAGTACGTGAATATGAAAAATATGGAAAGACAAGTTCAACATATGACTTGGTTGGTCGTGTTCACATGGATTATATGGAACTGTATCGCAAATATACATATGAAGAACGCCATAGTTATAGTCTTGATGCTATTGGTGAATATGAGTTAAATGAACGCAAGACTGCTTATGAAGGCACACTTGACCAGTTATATAACCGCGACTTTGAAACATTTATTCAGTATTCACGACAAGACGTTGCACTGCTCAATAAGTTAGATAAAAAACTACGATTTCTTGATTTGGCAAATGAAATTGCGCACGATAATACTGTGTTGCTACAAACTACAATGGGCGCGGTTGCGGTCACAGAACAAGCAATTATCAACGAAGCACATCGTCGTGGTATGGTAGTTCCTAATCGCCGTTCACGTGATGAAGAAGTCAATAGCCAAGTTGCTGGTGCGTATGTTGCTTATCCCAAAAAAGGATTAAATGATTGGATTGGTGCTATTGATATTAACTCGCTGTATCCATCAACAATTCGTGCACTTAATATGGGTCCAGAGACCGTTGTTGGTCAGTTACGACCTATTATGACAGAAGCACTACTTAAACAACGCATGGATGAAGGCAAATCATTTGCTGGCGCATGGGAAGGTCTATTCGCAACTTTAGAATATAGTGCTGTTATGAACCGTGAAATTGGAACAGAAATTACTATTGATTGGGAAAATGGTAACAGTGAAGTTTATAGTGCTGCACAAATATATGATATGATTTTTGACAATTATGCACCATGGGCGTTAAGTGCAAATGGCACAATCTTTAACCTTGAACGACAAGGCGTTGTGCCAAGTTTGCTTGAACGTTGGTATAGTGAGCGTAAAGAATTACAAGCTAAAAAGAAAGAAGCAACCGATCCAAAAGAAATTGCTTTCTGGGATAAACGTCAGTTGGTTAAAAAGATTAACTTGAACAGTTTGTATGGTGCTATTCTAAACGCAGGTTGTCGTTTCTTTGACCAACGCATTGGACAAAGCACCACTTTATGCGGTCGCACAATTGCAAAACATATGGATGCTACCGTTAATCAACTTATCACTGGTGAAGCAGATCACGTTGGCAAAGCAATCATATATGGCGATACTGACTCTGTGTATTTTAGTGCTTGGCCAGTTATTAAAGATGATGTAGCTTCTGGTCGCATGGAATGGAATAAAGAGATTTGTATTCAGCTTTATGACAGTATTGGTGAACAAGTCAATATGACATTCCCAAAATTTATGTATGAAGCATTTCACACTACGCCAGAACTTGGTTCTATCATTAAAGGTGGTCGTGAACTTATTGCTAGTAAAGGACTGTTTATTACCAAAAAACGTTATGCTGTGTTAATTTTTGATTTGGAAGGCAAGCGACTTGATGTTGAAGGCAAGACTGGCAAAGTTAAAGCTATGGGTCTTGACCTTAAACGCAGCGATACACCTAAACTTGTACAAGATTTCTTGTCCGATATCTTGAAGAAAGTTCTTGACGGTGCAGAACGCGAGCAGATCATTGAAGAAGTGCGCACTTTTAAAACAAAGTTTAAAGAATTACCAAGTTGGGAAAAGGGCACACCAAAGCGCGTTAATAAACTAACTTATTATGGCGATTTAGAAAAGAAACAAGGCAAAGCAAATATGCCAGGTCACGTTCGTGCGGCGATTAATTGGAATAATCTTCGCAGAATGCACAGCGATACTCGCAGTATTGAGATTGTTGACGGTATGAAAACTATTGTTTGTAAGTTAAAAGATAATCCACTTGGACTTACAAGCATTGGTTATCCAACAGATGAAACTCGTATTCCAAAATGGTTTAAAGAAATGCCATTTGATAGTGATGAAATGGAAGATACTATTGTAACACAAAAAGTAGAAAATCTTCTTGATGTTCTTGGTTGGGATATTACTAACGCAACAAACATCAGCAATACATTTACTAATTTATTTGATTTTGAGGAATAAGATATGGATGACCTTCAATCTTACAAAATGTATGAAGAAATTGTAAAAAATCGTAATTTTTATGCGAGTTATGCAACTGCTCATGCCAATTACAAAAACACTCTTCGTGCATTCGACAAATTATTGTTTGAATTAGATGATACTCTACTTTATAGCAAACTTCGCATGTTGGCAAAAAGTAGATTGTTAACTGATGATTTACTTCAAAAAACACCTGAAACAAGATTAGATTTTGTGCAAAGAAATGCACTGCATGAAATTGATGTTGAAAATTTGTCTAAAATAATTGTAGGTTATGTTGGAAATAATATTCCCACTATGGAACTATTTCCTGGCACAGGACAATTTTTACCGTATGTAGTTGCAAGTGAACCTCTTTATATAGTAGACCGTTACAAAGAAATAAATGATTTTGCTGCGCAATCTCTTAATAATGAATTTTATGCAACACGTAGACTTAGAAAATACACAGTAGAAGATTTTGATCTATCTGAATTACCTACAGAATCTTTTGGTCTTATATATTGTTTTAATGAGTTTTATTATACTGACCAAAACTATATTTTAAATTGGGCACGTTCAATTTTTAATTACCTCTATAAAGGTGGCAGATTTGTTTTTAACTTTATACCTCACGATGAATTTTGGGCAATTGAATACAATCTTGGTTGTAATTTTGGTGCTATTGATTATAAAGAGTTAATTGCAAATCTTGAAGATTTTGGGTATCAAGTTGAAAATTATAAAATCCAACCTTCCAGAAGTAGTTATATTGTAGTAAAAAGACCAGGCACTACGGAATTGCGACACAAAATTAAGGGTGGGTATGCAGAAATTATTGACAACTAACTCGTATTTTGTTATATTAAAAATCAAAGGAAAAATCAATGAAAGACTTTCTCACAGATATTGTTCAACACACACTTCCTACTGGAATTGATGTAGTTAAGGTCACTGGCGATGCCAATGAAACTAAAATTGAAAGCGTTACCGAAGACCGTTCAGTAATTCTTAATGCTAAATTTAATGAAGTAAATCCAGATTTTGCTGGTATTTTTGGTATGCCAAACTTGAGCAAGTTAAACACTGTGCTTAATATTCCAGAATATGCAAGTGACGCAACAATTGAACTTAAGCGTGAACAACGCAATGGCGCACAAACTCCTGTTGGTATTCACTTTGAAAACGCTGGTGGTGATTTTAAGAACGACTATCGTTTTATGACTACAGAAGTTATTAATGAAAAGTTGAAAACTGTTAAGTTCCGTGGTGCAAACTTTGGTATTACATTTGAACCATCAGTTGGTAGCATTCAACGCCTCAAGTTCCAGTCGCAGGCAAATAGTGAAGAAAAGATGTTTGTTGCCAAAACAGAAGGCACCAACTTAAAATTCTTCTTTGGTGATGTTTCTACACATGCTGGTAATTTTGTATTCCAAAGTGATGTTACGGGAACATTAACAAAAGGTTGGGCTTGGCCAGTTGGATTGTTTATCAGCATTCTTAATCTGCAAGGTGACAAGACTGTTGAGTTCAGTGATGATGGTGTTGCCAAGGTTGTTGTCAATAGTGGTTTAATTACATATGAGTATCTACTGCCAGCAAAGGCAAAATAATGAGCAATATTGAAGATATTACAGTAAAGCACGACGACCTAAAAGTATTTCTTTCGTGTGAATGCAGTAGTGCTGAACATACTATTGTTGTCCAAGTGTATGATTGGGGCAATGAAATGCCATATACGCCAGACTTTATTGTTAATATTCAGGCTGTAAATTACCGTCCATTTTACAAGCGAGTTTGGGCTGCGCTAAAGTATATTTTTGGTGCAGATTTAGTTTGGGATGATGTGCTTGTGGCTAGGGAAGATATTCCTAAACTTCAAGCGGCAATCGATCACTTTAATAAGTTATTGGAAAATAACGATAAAAAAGTAGTTGACAAACCATAAGTTTGCTGTATATTGGGAATTGTGGCACTGGCAAGTCCATATCATGTAACTCTAATACAACGGAAATGTAAATGATTAAGAACCAGAATGTAAATCGTGTTTTTAACGACCTTGATAATTTCAAGGCTTTTTGTGTGGAATATGGCTTTGTTTTTAACGAAGCCGATCTTTATAAGCGTAACACTCACGCGTACTCGCAATTTGAACGAGTGCGGCGTGGTGAAAAAATCCCAAACAATTGGGATGTGGATGCACGACTCTTTGACGAAAAACAAATCGGAAACGCTCACTAATTAGTGGAACTTTGCCAGTGCCTACATACCATAGTTATGAAGAAACTTTAAATAAAAATACAGCAAAGTTTCCAATAAAAACTACAGATGAAAAATATAAATCTAAAACTTGGAACGAACGAACACAAACCATGTATCTACTAAAAGAATTATTTCAAGAACACGGGTTAAAACATGGTGTTGATTATTATTGGACAGATCAATATTATGATAATCAGAATGTAAGTGTTTTGTTTACAAATGAAGAAAATACAAGTTATTTTATGTTATTATATCAATGTCAAAAAAACCCTTAATACTTGATTTTCCAAGTTCATCACTAACACAGCGACCTGTATCAAATAGTTATTCATTTGGACCAGGTGATTATGTAGAAGGTGGTGCGCTTAATGCAAATTATCGTGATGTAGAGGCTGCTTGTATTATTAGTAATGCGTTAGGTGAAGCGGGTTACAAATATAACGAAGATTTCTTTTTTTCAACTTGTGGTTTAGACAAAGTTCAAATAATTTTTAAAAATGAAGAAGCGGGAACTTATGCTGCTATGAAGTTAAAATTTTTTCCAAAGGATGGTTTAGAAGTATGAAATGGTTTGATCGATGGTTCCTTAAACAAACAAAAAAGGCTTGGGATACAGCTAACCAAGAAAGTAACATACTGACCGTTGAAAGTAATAAATTACGCAATCCAGATAGAATTGATGCTAATGGTATCAATATGAAATTGCATGTTGCCAATGGTGGTTATATTTTAGAGTTTCAACGATATGATGATCGTAAAGATCGTTATATGAATGAACTGCATGTTATCAACGAGGGTGAAAATTTCGGTGAACGATTAAGTGAAATCATTACTCTATATGTGATAAGTAATAGGTGAGCAGCACTCAATACGAATATGATTTTGAGTATGATACAGGACGGGCTATTCCACGGGATAGTGTAGGTTGGCAAAACTTTGCTAATGCTCGCAAACAAGGTTTGTTAGTTTGGGTCGACAACGCACTTCCAGATTGTGACGATAGTTTATTTTTTAACATTCCTTATGCAAAACAAAAAACACTTCAAAAACAACACCCATCGCTTGAAGAAGCATGGAAAATTTACATAACATTATTGCAGGTCGCAAATGGATAGCCAAGAAGAATTTGATCTAACAGAAGAAGAAATAGAATATTTGATCTTGAAATATATTCAACAAGAAACTCAAAATGGTAAAAATTATGTTGAAGCACGTGAATTATATGAGTATCTTGGAACAGAAATGCCAGAAGGCATGGAAGATGAGAAAATTGTCCTAAAATCCAGTGCAAAACGCTATATTGCAGATTTTGAAGCAAAATACCGTCCATACTTAAATTAACTCTTGACAAACCCCATAAATATGTTATATTGGTTATAGTTCATTGGAGAACCCAAATGCGTAAGACATTAGCTATCCTACTCGCAGCTACTACATTAATTTCTGCAACGTCAGCAAATGCACAATGGCGTGATCGTCGTTATGAAGGTCCACGTCCTGGCTATCATAGTGGCGGTGGTGGTAATTGGGTTGCACCACTTATTGGTGGTCTTATTATCGGTGGAATTGTTGGCGGTGCTATTGCAAATCAGCCTCGTTATGATGATGAAAATTATTATCACACAGAGTGTCGCCGTGAGCAAGTTTTTGACCGCTATGGTAATTTTCTTGGTGTGGAACGCCACTGTTATCGTGTGCCAAACCAATAAGGTGAAACATGGGAATATTCGACAAACTATTTGGTAAATCAAATAATGAAATTAACAAAACCGCTGACGCCTCTTCTGTAATTACAGAAAGCGCACCATCAGCCGTTACTAAAACTAGCAGTGAACCAAAACCTAAAAAAACTCGCAATCCACGAGTTAAAAAAGAAGAACCTAAAAAAGTAGAACCACGTGTTACTGTGCTTGGATTTGACTTTGATCCACAAAATCCAAGCATGGGTAGCATGGAGTTAGATTGGAACGCAGAATTTATTGAAATGTTGCGTTCTGCTGGCTACCGTGGTGTTAATCCCGAAGACCTTGTAGATGCATGGCTTAATGATGTGGCACGTAATATCATACGAACCAATGAGCAAAATCCACCTAATTTGGATAATACCCGTTATGTCACTAGAACCGATATCGGTAATGGTTTAAGTGAATTTAAATAACCCTTGACAAAATAAACTCCAGATATTATATTGGTATTATGAAATATCTTCTCGTTGATACAGCTAATCTGTTCTCACGTGCCCGTCACTCCACAAATCGTGGAACGGATACTTGGCAGAAAATTGGGCTTGCACTGCATATTACCTTTAACGTTATTCAAAAGGTAAATCGGTTGCATAAGCCTGACCATGTTATTTTTGCCCTTGAAAGCCGTAGTTGGCGCAAGGATCACAAAGGCACTTATAAAGCAAATCGTGCGGTTATTAAAAGTAAAATGACTGCACGTGAAGCAGAAGAAGATGCAGAGTTTTGGAAAGCCTATGAGGACTTTACTAATTGGGTTAATGACAAAACAAATTGCAGTGTAATCAAGGTTGCACGTGCAGAAGCCGATGATATTATTGCTCGTTGGATTGCACTTCATCCACAAGATGAACATATTATACTAAGCAATGACAGTGACTTCCACCAACTGCTTGCTGAAAATGTCAGCATTTACAATGGGTTGACAAATCAACATATTACTTTGCAAGGTTATTTTGACGATAACGGGAAAGTAGTTGTTGATAGTAAAACTAAAGCACCCAAAACAGTTGGTGACCCTAAGTTTGTACTATTTGAAAAATGCATGCGTGGTGATCCAACTGATAATATTATGACTGCTTATCCTGGTGTTCGCACTAAAGGCAGCACCAAAAAAGTTGGTCTTGTAGAAGCCTTTGCCGACCGTGAAAAACGTGGTTGGGCATGGAATAACATGATGCTACAGCGTTGGGTAGATCATGAAGGCGTAGAACACCGTGTGCTTGATCGGTATGAAGAAAACCGTATCCTTGTAGATTTGACTGCACAACCACAAGAAATACGTGATGCTATTGATGCTGCACTGTTACAAGTTCAGCCCAAGAGCAATCGTCAAATTGGCAGTCAACTAATCAAGTTCTGCAGTAAATGGGAACTTGTAAAACTTTCTGAAAATGTTCAACCCATTGCCGATATTTTGGCTAAACCTCTTATGGAGACTTCTTATGGATAAATTTTTAAAAATTTTTGATGTTGTTATACCTTGGATGATGCTTGTAGCTTTTGGAATTTTAACTGTAAATTCATTTTTTACTGATTACAAAGAAACTGGAATTTATATTGCTGCTACGCTTGGATGGATTTCATATTTGGAAATGCGTAGCAAATATGATAAACTTTCGAATACTGTCATAAGGATTACAGAAAATGAGTCTCAAAGCTAAAAACATCGTAGAAAATCGTTTTTGGATTATTGAAAATGATCGTGGCGAGCGCATTGGAAACATTGCGCAAACAACAAGTGGTGTTCGCTGCACTATGGAAGATAGTGTAGAAATTTTTCCAGACATGCAACAAATGATTGCTGAAAAGGGAATTACGTTTGTTCGTCGTAGTCGTGAAGCAAAAACTACTGTAGAAAACATGGTTTATGACTTTCCCACAAACCATACGCCACACAATATCTTATGGAATGTAAAACTTAAACTTCCTATCTATACTAAAAACAGCAAAAGTAGTTCATACTTTTGTGCTGGATATTATATCATAAAATATAACAAAGTGTATGTCCCAGAATTTACACCAAAACTTATTACATTACAACGATATGAGTATGAGGGTCCATTCAAGACTAAACTCGAACAACAAGAACGTTTAAGGATTTGCAATAGTGAGACCGCCTAATACCCATTATATTCGTGAATTTAATAATCGTGTTACTATGGCTGTTGGTAAACAAGTTATTGATAATGATGAATTGCGAAAAGTGCAAAGTGAACTCGTAGATTTGCTCGGTTATGTTTTGCAACTTGAAAGTAAAGTTGCTGAATTAGAAGAAAATCTATTAAACAGTAATGTTATTCAAGTAGAAATGGTAGGGAAAGATTTTTAAGATCGATTCGAACCGATAAATATACTGTAAGATTATCAACTATGTCAAGACCGAAGCCTCAAGTACTGCTTGAAATTACAAATAAGCAAACATATAAGTCAGAGCAAGTTCTGGCTAGTGAAGGCATTTGGGCAATTTTCTTGGATAATAAACCAGTAAATCTTAAAACTACCAGTATGTTAGCACAATATAGCGGACCAAAGTATAAGAAGTCTAGTTTTTCAAATCCTGGTCATGCAATCAATTTATGTAAAAAGTTAAATGCACAATTCAAGACAAACCGTTTTAGTGTTGTGCTATTGAACAGTGGTGCTGCTGTTTATCCCACAAAATGATAGATAAATCAAAAACTGATTGGACACACGAATTATACCACTTTGCTCACGGTGCAGACGCGCCTATACCAAATCCTAATTTAAAAAACATCTATGTTCTATATTGGTATCATAATAATAAAAACTTTGGGTTTAGGCTAAACAATACTTCATTTGAACTATTAACAAATGCTGGTTATACTTTTCATAAGCACTTTATTGATAAGAAAAAGTATCAAATAAATGGTAAAGAACTAGTATTAATGGATCGATATCATAAATTCCCGTGGTTTTTGAAAATGAGCAGTGGGGAATTATTCCTAATGGATACAGAATTATCCACAATTTTGGCTATGTGCGATGGAAATTTACGCCAAGCTATTGAAATTTTAGGTTGACAAATCCCAAAAATATGCTAAATTAGCATTATAGATGGAGAACTAGCGATGCGTAGCCTTATTGCAAAGTCACTTGCGGACCCCAAATATCGTCAAAAAATTGTCACCCCCCGTAAGGGCAAGGGTAGCTATAGCCGTAAAAACAAGCATAAAGGTGCAAAATGACTAATATTACCTTAAAAGACGCTATTTCTGCTGCTTGTGCGGCACAACGAATTAATGGTCGTTATATCAAACGCTATGAAGCTGACAAAGAAAAGGGGGAGGAAAGCAACGGTGCATTGATGCGTGATATCCTTAATCCTGAAATTGAACACGTTAATGCTTTGCCACAAGATATTGAAAGTGCTGAACAAATTATTGAATATCTTGATGGTAAAATGTTTGAACTTATTGGCGGCACATTGCACGATTATTGGCGAAATTTGGTTCTATTGACTGAACAGAAAGAATTTTTAGCTAATGATTACAAGACTTTAGCACTAATTGCTAGTGTTCCAAGCTCATATAAAAATGCTATTGCTCGTGAAAATGCACGTGATGAAATTAATACTTTGCAAGCAAATAGCCGACATTTTGGCAAAGTAGGTGATAATTTTGAAGGAAAAATCACCATTATTTCGGCAGTTTTTAGCTATAATTATAACAAGTGGTATCATACTGGACTGACAGAAGATAACTGCCTTGTGTTATTTCCGTTTGCCGAAAAATTTGAGCGTGGAAGTGTCATTATTTTGACAGCCCGCATCCATAAACATGATGAGGACAGCAAAACACGTCTGCATTATGTGCGGATTAAAATGAAGGTTCAGCCACTTTTAGAGACAAAAAAAGTGCTTGACAACCAAGAATAATCTGTTATATTAATATTATAGTCAACTGATGGAGAAAACAAATGGCTAAAGTTAATGATGCTGTGTCCGAAGTGCGGACAGTTACGCTTGCATCTGCTAAGCGTGAAATTATGGTATGTATGAAGCGTAAGCGCCCAATCTTCTTGTGGGGTGCGCCTGGTATCGGCAAGTCTGAATTGGTTGCTGATATTTGCGAAAGCATGGGCGGCAAGTTGTATGACTTGCGTCTTGCACTTATGGACCCTTCCGATCTTAAGGGTGTTCTCTACTACAATCCTACCGTGGGTAATGCGATGTGGAATGCACCGCCTGATTTGCCTACTGCCGAGGAAGCCGCAAAGTATCCTGTTGTGGTGCTTTTCCTCGACGAAATGAACTCTGCTGCACCTGCAACTCAAGCTGCCGCATATCAATTGGTTCTTAATCGTCGTGTCGGCACTTATGAACTTCCTGACAATGTTGTTATCGTTGCCGCTGGTAACCGTGATACTGACCGTGGTGTCGTGTATCGTATGCCATCGCCACTTGCTAACCGTTTTGTTCACTTGAACTTGCGTGTTGACTTTGAGTCGTGGAATGAATGGGCATTGAACCATGGTATCAGCCCTGATGTTGTGGCTTACGTGACCTGTAACAAAGGTGATTTGTTCAACTTTGACCCACGTTCAAGCGGTGCATCATTCGCTACGCCTCGTTCTTGGTCGTTTGTTAGCGACCTTTTGCAAGAAGACCTTGGTGATACCGAATTGAATGACCTTGTTGCGGGCACGGTTGGTGAAGGTGTTGCACTTAAATTCTCTGCACATCGCAAGGTTGCAAGCCAAATGCCAAATCCAAGCGATATTCTTGCTGGTAAAATCAAGGAACTCAAAGCTAAAGACATTGGTGCAAAGTATTCTCTTACAGTCTCATGCTGCTATGAACTCAAGGATAGCTGTGTTCGTCGCGGCGGTGACAAGATGAAAGATGCCGACTACACTGCTTGGCATGGTGAAATTGATAATGTTATCCGTTTCTTCCTTGATCACATGGATACAGAATTGCAAGTTATGATGATTGCTACTCTTGTCCGTGTTTATAGTCTGCCAATGAAAACAAGTAAACTGGCAAACTATAAAGAATTCCACGCTAAGAATGGTGACTTCATCATGTCTGCATTGCGTTAATCTCGCCCCTATCGTTCTCCATCACAGTGAGGGCGAGACTATAGGGGGGTGGTGTTCACAGCACTTCTCCCCTATTTTAGTGTGTAAATAAGAAATGAAAATTGAATGTTTAGATAATTCCGAAAATAAAAAGATAGATTTTATTATAACCACTGTGCCCTGGATTGATACTAATTTGCCGTTGATGGCACCAGCAGCACTAAAACCAATAATTGAAAAATGTGGTTATAGCTGTTTAGCAATCGATCTTAATATAGAAATATTTAATATAATAACAATTCATCCTTTAAAAGATGAATTGATAAAATTTTTCTTTGATGGTGTTGCTGATAATGAGGCAGCAAATTTTTTACATAATTTGTTTAAAAATATTGCTACTAAAATTATTTCTTATAAACCAAAATATGTGGGGTTAAGTCTATTTTCTTATGTTTGTCAGCAAAGTGGAAAATGGATAGCATACTATATTAAAAAACTCAATCCCAAAATCAAAATATTAATTGGCGGTGCTGGCTGTTTAGATACCTTTACTGGTCCAAGTGAATTTGTAAATTTTATGCTAAATGAAAAATTAGCTGATTGGCATATTCGCGGCGATGGTGAACGTTCACTTATTGAACTTTTAAATGGTAACAATGATTATAATGGAATTAATACACCATCATGGCAAGAACTGAGTAGGGAAGAAGTTAGAAGTTTACCGTATCCTGATTATGACGATTATAATTTTGCAAATTATAGAAAAAGAATATTGCCTTTAGTAGGCAGCAGAGGATGTGTAAGAAAGTGCACTTTTTGTGATTACATTTCTAATTGGAAAAACTTTCACTGGAGAGAAGCAGAAGAAATATTCAATGAAATGTTAATTCAAAACAAAAAATATAATATAAGAAATTTTAAATTTCAAGACAGTTTGACTAATGGCAATCAAAAAGAATTTTTAAAATTTTTAAAGTTATTGGCAAATTATAATACAAAAAATCCAAATAATTCTTTTAGTTGGTCTGGATATTTTATTTTTAGAAATATATCTCAAAGCAGTGAACATGAATGGGAGTTAATAGCTAAGTCTGGTGCAAATGTTTTAAGTGTTGGAGTTGAAAATCTAAATGAAGATATTAGATACGCCATGGGTAAAAAATTTACTAATGAATCTATAGATTTTTATTTAAAACAAGCTAAAAAATATAACATAAAAATTACTTTACTTAATATCGTTGGATACATTACTGAAACACAAACACATATTAACTATATAAAAAATTGGTTAGCAACTCATATTGAGTATAAAGACACACTGGTAATTCAATGGGGTGGGACATTAGGTATTTTCCCAAATACTTTTTTAGATAATAATAAAGAAAAATTAGGAATAACAAAAATTGGTCCCTTGCCAAATGAATGGATAAATCCGTCTATTAATAGTACACCAAAAATAAGGGCGCAATGGACGATTGACCTTATGAATTACAGTAAAAAACTAGGTTACAATGTTGTTGATAACCTTGATAATCATTTTGTGCTAGAAAGTTTAATTAAAAACAATGTTTGATAATGTAGAAATAAAATTTTTGTTTGAATTTGGCTATGTCAAAAATAAAACAATGACTGTAAAATTTATTGGCGATGATATTGTGATAAATCCCACGGGTGAAAAGTTTGTAGAACAAAGTTTATTTGTAAATCTTCCCAAAAAAATTAAAATAGATTTTAGTGGAAAAGATATGAAAAATGACACAATTATTGAAGACAATAAAATTATTGCTGATAAATTTGTTAAAATTTGCAGTATTAAATTAGATATGTTTCCAATAAATGAAGTATATTTACAGCAAAATATAGTAATAAATTGTGAAAACCAAAGTAAAATTGCAACAAATTATGTTGGTTTTAATGGATATATTGACTTAAATTTAAATAAAACCAATATTTTCGAACAAATAATGGCTTTTTCTTGAAAAAATAATGCTTGACAACCCCCAATAATGTGGTATTATAGATTATAGAAATTGGAGAACGATTATGGCTAAGATGAAACAAGGTGCTGGCAAACTGTCCGATACGGTTGACCCAAAGGTCGACTATGATGCACGTCAAGCAATTCTCAAGGCTCGTATTGCCCTTGTAATTAAACAACCGTTTTTTGGAAATCTTGCCATGCGGCTCAAACTGGTCAATGCTGATAGCTGGCTGACCACTGCGGCTACTGATGGTCGTCACTTTTATTACAACAGTGACTTTATCCTCAAACTTCCTACCAATCAAATGATGTTTTTGTTCTGCCATGAGTTGCTTCATTGCGCTTACGACCACATGAACCGTGGTATTGGCAAACAGAAAGACCTTGCAAACATTGCAATGGACTATGTGGTAAATGCTGACTGCATCAAGTATAACCTTGGTCAACGTATTACTGTTCTTCCTATTCTTTATGATCGCAAGTATGATGATTGGAACTTTGAACAAGTTTATGAAGACTTGATCAAGAATGCACAGAAAATTAACATTGAAGATTTGCTTGACCAAATGCTTGATGACCATCTTGATCCTGAAAAAGATGGCAATGGCGGTGAAGACAAAGACGGTGATAAAGAAGGTAAGGGCCGTCCTACACTTTCACAAGAAGAACGCCAAAAGATTAAAGACGAGTTTAAGGAAGCTATGCTTGCAGCAGCACAAAGTGCTGGCGCTGGCGATTGTCCTGGCAATGTCAAGCGTATGATTAATGAACTCACACAGCCTAAAATCAACTGGCGTGAACTCATTACACAACAAATCCAATCTACTGTTAAGAATGATTACACTTGGACTATTCCTAACAAGAAAATGTTCTCGCAAGGGTTTGTTCTGCCTAACATGCGTAAGGATCAAGCTATTGATGTTTGCATTGCTATCGATACTAGCGGTTCAATTGGTCAAGAACAATTGACTGCTTTTTTTAGTGAAATCAATGGTATCATGCAATCTTATGATGATTACAAGATTAAGATTTGGTGCTTTGATACACAAGTTCATAACCCACAAGAATATACTACTGCTGATGGTGATGAACTTATAAACTATGAACCAAAAGGTTTTGGCGGAACTGACTTTGATGTAAATTGGCGGTGGATGCAACACGAAGGCGTTGAACCTAAACTTTTTATCGTGTTTACTGACGGTGAACCCTTTGGTTCTTGGGGTGATGAAAATTATTGTGATACTGTATGGATTATCCATAACAAGTATAACAAGACTATTGAACCGCCGTTTGGTGTTCATGCCTATTATGAAGATTAAGATTGGTTTACGTTCCTTCTTGCACCAATCTTATAAGGCTCCGAAAAATTTTCGGAGCCTTTTTTATTATATTAAATAATAAAAACGGAGATTATAATGACAGACGAAACTACTAATGTTCCTGCAACACCACCAAGCGTAACAATCAATGATATTGCTTTCTTGGTTCAGATTGTAGAAACAGTTGCACAGCGTGGTGCTTTTCGTGCAGAAGAACTTTCAAGTGTAGGTGCAGTATACGATAAAGTTAAAGCCTTTATTGTTGCTAATAATCCTCAGCCAGCACCAGAAACATCTACAGAGGAAGTAAATCAATGAGTTTTTTTAAACACGTAGGAAGTGTCAACAATAAAAAAGTTATCATTGTTCAACGCCAGCTACCTGGTGAAGATGAACATATGGCAGCAGTAATTTATAGTGAAATCATGCCAAGCAAATATCATGATGATGTCATGAGAGTTTTAGAGAGTGACGAAGGTCAACAAGCATATGAGTTTCGTGATATTCTAGAACGCCGCATGATGGCAGATGGTCAAAATATGTTGCAAGCATTAAGTGCAGAAAACTATCTAAAACGTGTGCCAGCAGCAAATGTTTTAGTTACTCCAAATAGCAAAAGCAGTATCCGACTTGATGAGCTTACTAAACTTTTAAATCAAGTTGGTAAGGGACCAGAAGCTGTTTCACGTCTAGAACGTATGGAAAATCAACAAGGATTTGCTGATCCTGCAAAGACTGCAACAACAGATGCAGTAGTTAGTGACAGTGTGCGTCCCAATGAACTTGGTATTAATCTTGAAGCAGAAAATGCTAAACTTAATGCTGTTGAAACACCTGTCGTTGCACCTGTATCAGCACAACCCGCTACGCCAGATATGACTGCTGTTATGATGGAAATGATGAAGACCATGCAGGGCATGCAGAAGCAGCTTAATGAACTACAAAGTGCTAAGCCAGTAGTCGTAAAGGCTACTACAAAGAAAGCAACAGCCAAGACTGCTAAGACCAAGACCAGTGTCTGATACTAATTTTAGTGATGAATTTTTTAACAGATGGGAACATTTAATTTCTTCAGTAGAAATTTCGGATGTTCCCATTCGTTTTATTAAATCAATTAACGCATCTTTTAGTGATGGTCAATCACATAGTTTTGACATTAAAGTCATGCTTGAAAAGGGTATGGAATTTCAAGAAATTGAAACACTAATTGAAGCATATCTTGAATTAAATGCCGATGACATTGATTGTGTTGATTTTCATTTGAATATTACCGCAATTGCCGAAGAAGTTGAAACAGAAACAAACAAATTATTAGACTAATGATAAAAGCCATCTTTGCAGTAGACTTAAATGGTGGAATGGGCAAAGATGGAACTCTACCATGGCCACATGATAAACAAGATATGGAGTGGTTCAGTAGCAATACACGTGGTCATGTAGTTGTAATGGGTAGTAATACTTGGCTAGACCCAAAAATGCCAAAGCCACTACCAGATCGTCATTGTGCAGTAGTAACTAATCAATCCGTAGAAAACTTCCCAAAAGCGCATGATGTAATAGCAGGTGCAGCAATTGAACAAAGTTTAGAAGTATTGCAATTACAACATCCTAAAAAAGATATATGGATAATTGGTGGTCCAAAACTAATTGAAAGTACAAGTCATCTTTTTAAGCAATTATATCTTACAACATTTTATGACGAATTTAATTGCGATGTTAGCATAGATGTGGTAGAGTTATTAAAATCTTTCAATATGCAATATGAATCATATGGAAAGAATAAAATATTTTCAGTATGGACTCGTCGTGCAAAATTACAATGAATTATGTAAAAAAATTATACTAACTGGACCGCAAGTTATAGACAGAACTGGTGTTGGAACCATTAGTTTATTTGGTGAACAGTTACGGTTTAACTTACAAGATGGTTTTCCAGCAATCACGACTAAAAAACTTGCTTGGAAAAGTGTAGTTAGTGAACTATTATGGTTTATTGAAGGCAGCGGTGATGAAAGAAGATTGGCAGAAATTCTATATGGAACACGAGATGAAAGCAAGAAAACAATCTGGACTGCAAATGCTAACGCAGATTATTGGCTTCCAAATTCTTCTTATAATGGCGATCTGGGTCGTGTATATGGTGTACAGTGGCGTCACTGGCGTAGTGCTGATGGTGTCGAAGTAGATCAATTAAAAAATCTTATTGATGGTTTGCAGAATGATCCCAACGGTCGCCGCCATATTATTACTGCATGGAATCCAGGTGAATTAAATCAGATGGCTCTGCCACCTTGCCACATGTTTGCGCAGTTTTATATTCGTAGAAATATTTTAAGTTGCCAAATGTATCAACGTAGCGCAGATTTGTTTTTGGGTGTGCCTTTTAATATTGCAAGTTATGCTCTACTCACACATCTTATTGCCAAAACAATTGGTGCAGAAGTTGGCGAACTTATTCTTACATTTGGCGATGTTCATATCTACAACAATCATGTCCCACAAGTTATAGAATTATTAGGTCGTGAACCATATCCATATCCTACATTAGATTTAAGTAATGTTGCAGATATTTGGACAGCAAAAATGGATAATATTATTTTACAAAATTATCAATCTCATTCAACAATCAAAGCAGAAATGGCGGTGTAATATGCATGTATTAGTTACAGGTGGATTTGGATTTATTGGTCATCATGTTGTAAAACGTCTAATAGATGCTAATCATCGTGTTACAATTATTGATGATTTACGATATATTACTACTGATTTATATTTGGAACGTGGTCGTTATATGGAATTTGCATATGATGATTGGATCAATGCTGATTGCAGCAAAACTGTTATTCAAGATGTCGATGTTATTATCCATCTCGCTGGTGAACCAAATCAAGCAACTTTTTCCAAAGACAACTTGTCTGCTTGGCGCAATACAGTTCAAAGCACTATTCATCTATTAACAACATACCCTAATGCAAAAATGGTTTATATAAGCAGCAGTATGGTATATGGTGACTGGAAAGACTCTATCGCAGAGGATACACCACTTAAACCTATCAATGATTATGGTAGGGCTAAAAAAATGTGCGAAGAACTTGTTAGAATTATTGCACAGAAATGGGTAATCATTCGTCCTACTGCTGTATATGGTAACCGTGATGATGGCAATCGTGTCATCTCTAAATGGATAAAAGCTGCTCTTAATCAAGAAACAATCCACGTAGATGATCCACATGCTACATTAGATTTTACATATGTAGAAGATGTAGCACAGGCTATCACAAATGCTGCACTATTTGACACACATAATTTTATAGCTAATGTAAGTTATGGAAGCGCAAGAACACTACAAGATGCTATCAATGTAATAAGAGATTGGACAAAAACACAAAGCAAAATTATATATGGTGATGGCATACCATTTGATATGCCAAAACGTGGTGCGCTTGATACTCGCCGTGCTGTGCAATATCTTGGCTACACGCCAAAGACAAGTTTAGAAGATGGCATCAATAAATTATTACAATCTTAAAGAACAATACGAAGATTGTAAAGGTTACATACTTGGTGGTATGCAATCTGCTTTTAAAAGTGGGCAATTTTATAGTGGTAATGCACACGATGCTGTTGCACGATATATTCGTGTAAAGTATAATAATGCTCATGTTGAACTTACTAATAGCGGAACCAGTTCACTTATAGCTGCACTTATGGCACTATATACAAAGTGCGGTAGTAGAGTGTTGTTGCCAGCACTAACATATGCAGCTACTGCACAAGCAGTCATGGCAGTAGGTTGTATCCCAACCTTTGTTGATATTGATAGTAGTTGGTTGTTGGATATTGAACTACTTGATGAAATGTATGCCAAGTATGGTGAAGAAATAAGCACTCTTATCACTGTTGATTTATATGGTCAAGGCGTTGATCTAACCCGTGTTCGCAAATGGTGCGATGACCATAATATAAAATGGATTATTGATGCTGCTCATAGTTTTGGATTATGTTCAAACGAATATGACCAAACTATTGCTGATGCTATTTGTTTAAGTTTTAATCCACTCAAGAATCTTGGCGGCAGTGGCGGTGGTGCTATCGTAAGTAAAACAATTCATCCATCTATATTAAATGGCACATGCACAATGGGTAAAATTGAAGGTGGTCCTTATGGTCAAATAGAATTGCCTGGTCTTAACTTTCGTATGTTATCAACACAAGCGTCTACGCTTGTAGCAAAAGTTCCTTACTATGAAGATCATTTACCAAGAAAACTTTCAATTTGCAAACGTTATTATAATGAATTTATAAATTATGCTAAAGCATTAGATTTACCATTGCGACAACAATGGGGAACATGGAATTATTATTCATTTAGCATAGCACCATTACGTCAAGATAGTGTCAAGGCAGCATTAAAGGCTGCCGACATAGAATATAGTAGCCATTATTCAAGACCACTTAATCGTGAACCATTTGTAAAATCTTATGGTTATCAATTGTGTCCACATGCAGAATATATTACTAATAACGAACGTATTATAAGTTTACCAAGTCACTGGCACTTAACTGATGAACAAGTTGACACAGTTATACAAACTGTGATAAATTCATTATAATGAGACTTGGTTATAAACACAAAGATACCACAACTGATATTATAGAAAATCATGCATTATCTGATGATGCAGAAAAAGTTATACAAATGCTTGCTGATGATCCTTTTATTAGTCAAAGAAGCATTGCTAAGTTATATAATTTTAATCTTGAATATCATAAAAAAATTAATGAGGAAATTCGCAATAGCGATGATGCTCAGCATAGAATTTTGCATAATGGGGTAGGAACAAAATATTGGACTAACACCATTATGCCATTGTTAAAAACCAACACTTTGCAATCTGCTATTGAAAGACGTTGGATGTATCCAAATCGTATTGGTTTATACACTGGTTTGAGTTGTATGTTTTATTGCGGTTTTTGTGGACGCAATCCTGTTGCAAAATATGAAAACAAATATGCAGAAATTGGTCGTGATTATTTTTATCAAATTATTGACCAAGACCCACAAACAGATGTTAATTGGCAAGATAGATTTCGCATAAGCGGCGGTCTTGAACCACTAACAAACCCATACCTTGGTGATATAATAACGCATGGTGCACAACGTGGATATAATATGCAGTTGTATACTAATGGTAATATGATGACTGCTCGTTATCTTGATAAACATCCTGGTATGTTAGATTTAGAAGCCGTTAGATTTAGTTTATATGGCGTTAGTGAAGACACTGCTTATGCTGTTACAAAGAATCGCCAGAGTTTTGCACATATTATTAATAATATTATTGAATTTAAAAAACGTGCTGCCAAAACAAAAGTTGGTATAAACTGGATTATTTTGCCAGGACATGCAAATGATGTTAAAGAACTCTTAAAAATTATAAATTATATTAACGAGCAATGCGCAACACCAATAGATTTTGTTACACTGCGTGAAGATTTTAGTCAAAATATTCGTACAATAAGTGATGCCGAGCGCGGCGAGTTAATGGATATATTCAAACTTATTGATGATTTTAAAAAAAACTGGTCTACCCATTTTGATTTAGGTTATGCGCTTGAGCCGTTAAAATATAATAAAAATGTAGGTAGTTTGCGGATGATTAATTGGGATGAAATTATTCCAGAAAGTTTTCCACAAGTTTCAGTTGCCGTAGATGTAAAAGGCAATGTTTATGTTTATCACGAAAGTGGATTTTTAGATAGACCAGGCAGTGATCGTTACATTATTGGAAATATCGCAGGTTCATCAGTTGAAGAAGTTACAAAAGTTTTCGTAAACAATAAAAAGAAAATTCGTGCATTGCCACAGGATGTTGGATTTCTTGATGCTTTTGACCATGTAATAAGTTTATTAATCAATCAAGCACGAGATGACGCAGAATATGGCATTGATTGGTCAATTGGACCAGTAAGGATACGAGGATGAAAATACCATATGCAAACTTGTATGCAGAATATAAAGAATGTCAATATGAAATAGATAATGCTATAAGAAATTGTATTGCCAATAGTAATTTTATTGGCGGAGATGCAGTTAAACAATTTGAAGTTGCATGGGCAAATTATACCGATAATAAAGATTGTGCTGGAACCAGCAGTGGAACAAGTGCACTATTTTTATCTTTGTTGAGTTTGGGGATTGGCAGCGGCGATGAAGTAATTGTGCCAGCAATGAGTTTTATGAGCACCGCAGAAGTCGTAAGCCAACTTGGTGCTACTCCAATCTTTGTTGATATAGATCAATACTATACAATTAATATTGATGCTGTTGCCACAGCAATTACAGAAAAAACAAAAGCTATAATATTTGTTGATTTATATGGGCAAACTATTGATATTGAAAAACTGCGCAGCGTAAGCGTTGGTATTCCGCTTATTCGTGATGCAGCACAAAGCGCAGTATGTTATAACACTCTAGTTGATGTCAATGATTTTGTATATGCAACTTGTTATAGTTTTTATCCTGGTAAAAATTTAAGTGCAATGGGAGACGCTGGCGCTGTTACTGGCTCCGTTGAGGTATGCGAAAAGATTAGATACTACAGAGACCATGCTCGAACAGAAAAGTATATTCATACTGGCATTGGATACAATGAACGGCTTGATGCTATGCAAGCAGCAATAGTTACTGCAAAAATTCCATTTCTTAAAAAGTGGAATAAACAACGTGATATTAATGCAAGATATTATTTGGAAAATCTTGCAGGCAGCGGAATTATATTACCTCTTACCAATCCGTATAGCGATCATGTATGGAATCAATTTGTAATTGTTTCACCTAGCAGAGATGTTTTACGTCAGTATCTAGCAGAACATGGAATTGAAACTGGACTACAATTTCCTTTAGCATTACATCAGCAACCAGTTTATAAAAGTTTATTACAATTGCCAAGTAGTGAAGAATTAGCAGCCACTTGTTTGAGTTTGCCAGTTTTTGCGCAACTTAAACAAAGTGAACTTGAATATATTGTTAGTTGTATTTGGAATTATAATAATTCTTGAGCCAATCCCAACGAAATGTTTTCTTAAGTGCTGACAAATCGTCACTATTTTCAATAAAATATTGATATCCATCATTGGCACCTCTTAAAACGTCTTCTGCATGTTCACCATGAGCATAAGTTTTCCATTGGTTAATACGATATTGAGTTTCAATGCATGATTTTTGGCTATTAAAGTATGCTAACTTACATGTTTCACGAAAAGCAGTTCTCCATGCACGATAAGGGTCAGTGGCAAATTCTCCATAGGCACTAATTTGTGGAATTACCTGAACTGGAAAACTCATAGTAAAATCTATTCCTAATTCATCGTAAGATGGCGCAGTAAGTAAGAATTTTTTGTTATACAAAACAATTCCCATTTCACCGTATACCAAATCATTTGATGTATTAATAGCATAAAAGATATAGTTGCGAGGATCACGCCAGTAATCTGGTTCGGTTGTAAAATCCCAACTTTCATATAATTTTGTTTTAGCAAAAACAGCATAAAAATAGTCAGTATTGCTACATTTAGCTGCAGCAGCCAATGCATTTTCCATTCCTTCTACACCATGCACTCGTTTGGCATGTGGATATGATTCTAATAATTTAACATAATTTTCATCTGCTTGAACTTCGTCATAACTTATAAAAACAATATCATATTGTGTTTTTATATCTTCTGATATTTTCATAAGATGCGGATACTCGTATATTTCTTTTTTTACTATACAATCACGAGGCACTAAACTTGAACTATTGGAATTGTTTAAAGATATTATAGGTCGCTTATCCCATAAACAAACATCAGGAATATTACCTATAGTCTCCTTGCAAAAAATAGTGTATATTGCACTGCTTTTGTATTGTAAGGCTTGGGCTAAATTGTCCTCTTTATAATTGACAAGTGTCCATTTTTTTCTGATAACTGCACTATGTTCAAAATTATACTTAATTTTATTAGGATTAAAACTTGGAACGTGTATTAAAAATGTATCGCCTTTTTCACAAGTTCCACTTGGCCAACAATGCACTTGTTCACGTTGATCAAGGTCTGGCAACCATGACCAATCAAAACCATCATATTCACAACAATCACTATAAAGCCATAACCATTCACGTTTACTTTTTGCAACAGCAGCTTTGATTGCTTCTTCCATTGTTGTAATTAAACGAACTTGAAAGTCTTGCGTAATAGTATTATCAAATGAGTTCGTGTTAATTAAACACATGTCAGCATGTGTATCATTGAACTGTAGCTGTGCTGTGTGATATTTGTAATCTACGAAATTTGTAATTGCATCTCTGTGAATAAGAATAGTATAACTTAATTGTTCTTTGTCTTTCATTGTAAAACAATGAATATAATTCGTATCCCATCCATCAGGTAACCAATCAAAGTCCCAATCGCTATAATCAATGCGACGATCAGCAATCCATGTCCATTCACTTCCCATTGCTAATGATTTAAACGTTTCTAAATTAAAACTATTAGTGTAATCTTGCCAATAAATGACTGGACGCACTTGTGGTAAAAATTTTAAATTACTGCTGTGATAAATTATTTTGGGATTTTTAATATTGGTGTTTATAAGTTTAGTATATCCTAGATGTTTTGTGCCAGCCATACAAAATACGTGTGTTTTATCGGCATCCCACGCATCAGGTAACCAATCAAAATCAAAATCACTATAATCTATTCTATCGTCTTTAATCCAAACCCATTCATCATTTTCAATATCACTTTTGAATCGCAAATCTGTTTTATGATATTTTGTTTCAACACTTTCAACTTTTGTATTGCGTAAAAAAGTATAGCACAACTGTTCGGTTCCATGCATAGCAAAAGCATGAGTTTTATTTGCATCCCATGCATCTGGTAACCAATCAAAATCAAAATGACTATAATCTATGCGTTCATCTGTTTCCCAAACCCATTCATCATTTTGTTTTGTAGCATCAAATTTTAAATCTGTTATATGATACTTTATTTGTTTGCTTGCATGCTTTGTATTGTGTAAAAAAGTATAGGCAAGTTGTGTTGTGCCACTCATGACAAACGCATGTGTTTTGTTAATATCCCACGCTGGCGGCAACCAATTAAAATTAAAGTTGCTATAATCTATACGCTCGTCAATAATCCAAATCCACTCGCTATCTATAGATTCTAATTGATGCAATTTAGGAATATTCTTAAAAGTAAGATATGAGGAGTGATAGACTTTTTCTTTTTTACAATTTCGACGCATTAATCGTGTATAAGATAATTGTTCCGCGCCCCACATACAAAATTCATGTATTTTATCTGCATCCCATCTATCAGGCAACCAGTTCCAATTAAAATCGGTATAGTCAATACGATTATCTGCAATCCAATTCCATTCATAAGGTGAATCATCTATAATATCTGTATCATACCAAACACCTATAGATTTAAAACGCAAGTTGCTAATATGATATTTTACTTCATTGCCATTTCCTACACTTGTGTAAGATAATTGAGTAGTGCCATCCATTGCAAAGTGATGTTGTTTATCCCAATCCCATACATCAGGGTACCAATTAAAATTAAAACCATCATATAATACTTGTTCGCTTGTTGTCCAAGTTGGTTGTTGTACAATAGGTAATATACCATCGTGATAAAATATCTCACCATAATTTTCAATTGGTATTAACCACGTTGTGTAACATTTTGGATTATCATGACTTGCCCAAGCATGCAACATGTTTGATTGATGTCGCGGTGGAATAAATCGTAAATTAAAATTAGTATAATCTACTGCACGATGACGCAGCCAAATATATTCGGTGCGACTGGAAGCAATTGCTTTGGCAATTAATTCTTTAATATCATTGCAATCTGCATAATCATACCAATAGGTATCAAACATGACTATTGTAACCAGGCATCAAATAATTAATTTGGCGTTGTTCGTGATCTTCATCACTCCAAATGTAATCGTAAACAGCGGTTTGTCCATCAACTTCAAGACTATATATGTCAAGATAGTTACCCATTATATCCCAAATCTTTGTAATATCAGTTGTTCCAAAACTTTTTTCTAAATTTATAGAACCAAGTTCCAGATAACCAAGACTTAGTGATGTATCAGTTGGATTGTAACCTTCACGCCGCAACCATTTATTAAAAGCATCAATCTCGCGTGTATGCCAATCATGTTTTCCATAACAAACATCACGACCCCACTCAATATCAAACTCTCCACTGTAATATTGCAAATGTGTGATGGCATCGCATGTAGCTTGATCTAAAATGGGAGCACCTTCATCACGGAATACCTCCATTAGCGTTTTACCAATTTGTGTCCAATGCATATAAACATGAGCAAATTTACGGTCATAACCATTAGTTATAAACCCATTGCGATGTTCATCTGTTAAATTATAACGAACGGTATTCAGAAATGTTGTTATTTGGCTTGGACGAACCCAATCTGGATTATGTTTCTGCTTTCGCAAACTTAAACATAGTGTTTCAATTTCATGGCAAAGATTGTTTAGTTGTCTTATACTATATTTGATATTTGGTGGAGCTAGTTTGTAATATGGACTTAAATTTTCAACCGTGCCTTGTAAATGTTCAAAGTAATTATGCACGATATTCATAACATCATGATTTGGACCACCACTGTTTTTTACTTCAGTTAATGGCAACATAACTGTTTCTGGTGTATAAACAGTTTCAATTTTTATATTAGCTAAACCAGCACTTTGCCATATGCCGAGTTCATTATACTTCCAAATGTTTAACGCATGACGACTTAATTCACTAGTAAGATACTCTAGGTTTCTTGCGCCATTTGGCCAACCGTGCCAACAATAATTCTTTTCTAAAATACTATTGCGCTGTAGTTCTACTTTTAATGCAGCCATCCAATCTACTGCTAACTGTGTTTCATTAGGTTCAATAATTACAGGCAATAAATCTTCTTTATTTAAAGGATTGCGAAGGGTCATTATAACAGTCATTAGTATCGGCTTCCTATTTGACCTGGCTCATTACTTCCAGTGCACGTAAAACGATGGTCGGTAGCATGTGGGCAACGCTTATTGCCACATTCCACGCAAAGTATCATGCGAGTATTAACTATAGGCATATCATAATAACTATCATCTTTAAAACGCATCTTAATCGTTTTACTTTTAAGACATTCATAGCACTTACCACAATCTTCTATCATGTTATTCACCAATAGAATTCCACCATGATAGAACAGTTGGTTCACTTGATAGAATATCTTCCATTTTTATTTTAGCATCTTTGCGAATAGATTCCAATTTTAAAAGATGCGTTTTACCACGAATTGCCTCACGTTTATAGGTATCAGAAAACTGTTCTGCAAATGTAGGACGAGTTTTAAGATGTTCTAGAACATCCCATAAACTTTGTGTGCGACGAGTAATGAGCGGTTTAATACGCTTCTGTATACCATCTAAAAGTGGTTCTAGCACCATTCTAGGTAGTGCCAAGGGGCTTATTAGTATGTCAGGCGAGAAAGCAAATACTACCTTACTTAATAATTCAACATTCAGTTCATCAGCAAGAGCGATGATATTTTCCAAATCAAATAACCCAGGGGTAGTAAGAGTAAAGTCGATACGCATCTGACGAGGATGTTTTGATTGTTCAACACCGTGTCTAAAATTTTGTAAAAACATATCATAGTCAAGGCCAGTTCTAATATATTCACCAATCGCTCCTGTTCCATCTAAACTTGCACATATTTCCCAATGCGGAAAGTGTTGCAATAAATCCCAAAGTGTTCCTTGCGAATCTTTGCAATAACTTAAATTAGTATTATATCGCACACGAACTTGATCTGCATACCCCAATTCAATTATACGGCGCATGAATGTCCAGTGCTCATCATAAAGTAGTGGTTCGCCACCTACCCAGTAAATTTCGCGCACACTTTTGTTTTCAATGGCTTGTTTAAATTCTGGTATTACAACATCACGAGTAAAATCACGGATAGCATGGCGGTTCTTTGGTTGCATCCAATAATTCTTTGGATTAGACAAATCAACCATAGAATTTTTGCGAACTTCAACTTCCCACGCGCTGCTTAACATATCGCCACACATGCGACATTTGAAGTTGCATACATTACTATAACGATAGTCCCATGAGATTGGTTCTAAAGTTGTATAACCATCAGCATCAGTATTAGCTTGTATATCTGATCTAATATGACCAAACAAGTGACCAAAGTAATCGCGATAAACAGAGGTATTAAGTAACTTCTTATCACAGACTTCACATGCAGAAGGAACTTCACCAGACAACCATTGTTTTCTAATTTCCCTAATATGTTCACCATTCCACCATTCCTTTAATGTAAGCGGATTAAATTGTCCATTACCACCAGCGGTATCAATATATTGTTTAAAGTTCTGTGCAGGTTCACGTGATGCACAGCATAAACGGCGTTCACCTTGAGGTGAGATATATGTATGTGTCCACGGTGCTACACAAAAATCATTCATAACCAATCGCTGCCGCCAACTCTGGATGATGATCTGCAAGATGTTGTTTGCGAAATTTATCACTATCACGTAATACTTGTATCAGATATGAACAATCTGTGCCAGTTCCACTATTCATAAATTGCAATAAATTTTTAATTTCATCAACAAATATAGATGGAATATTTGCTTGAGAAATTTTTCTTGTTATCATTTCTTTTGCATCATCATTAAGGTTCTTAATACAAAAATGTGGTGGATCATGAACTACATTAAGATAATGGTAATTAAACATTTGATGCGGAACCCAATTTAATATTTCATCTATATAATAAAAATTTAATGCGTTTACAGTTAAACATAATTGTAGCACAATATTCTTATTTTTATCTCGCAAGTCTCTAAAGTTTTTTAAATTTTTTTCAACAATATCCCACTTAGCACCATAACGTTGATATTCAAATCTTGCACCCATATCATCAATGCTAAGTGCGATTTCTACAAGTTTAAATTGTTTCCATATATCTATTGCATCTTCAGGAAACTGTGTTCCATTAGTGTTATAATGAATTTCAATATTTTTTGCAACACCAAGATTTATAGCTTGACGCAAAAAGTCAAAATGTTCGGTGATTAAAAATGGTTCACCACCTGTAAATTCCAAATAGCGGATGTGTGGCAGCAAAACATCTAAATCATTCCAAAAAGCAGAAACTTGTCGAGGCCATTGTCCTTGTCTTAAGAACTCTTTTGCTGGTCTATGATATTCAGTAAGATATTCTTTATTAATTTCTATTTCTTCTTGCGCCCACTTTGAACTACTAAAACTACCACAAATTCTGCATTTAAGATTACAAATGTTTCCTAATTTTAAATCAAGAAATATTAAATCACCACTATTTGGATTACTAAAATCAATATGCTTTACAAGATTACCAAGACGATTGTAACTATTTTGTCGCTTACTAGTTCGTCCACTTTCTTCTTCGCTCCAACAACGATTGCACACAGATGGTTTTTCACCATTTATAAAAGACTTACGAAGATCATTCATATATTCACTTACAAAAGCAGATGATAGTGTTGTGTTTTCAATGAGCAAATCTTTGCCATTCGTATCTTTAATATTTTCATTTGCTAAACAACAAACTCGCATTTGTCCAAGTGGTGTTGTTTCTATACTAATCCAAGGCAATATACAAATATTATTCATACAAATACCCTAACTCTGGAATTGCATCTAATATATTTTCATTTCTTATTTTATCTAGTTGCGCGGTTTTTTGAATAAATTTTGGCAACAAATCTGATTTATCATCTGCCATCATAAAGTTAATTGCACTTTCAAAACCAATTGTTGCACGAGTTAATTTATCTTGAGGTTTTAACCATTTAATATGCTCTAGATATAATTCTTGTATATCTACTTTATACTGGAATGGCAATGCGTCAATACGATAATGTGGTGGGTCTTGTAGTATATTAATATTTAAATCCTGTGGTTTTAAAAAGCCACGATTCACCCATTCACGATGAAATTTAGGCAAGTGCAGAGCGTTCATAATGCTTAGGGTAGGACTTATGTAAAAATCTACATTAGGACAAATCTTTAACATTTGCTCACGATTTTGTTCAACTTGCGACCACTTGGTTCCTTTGCGAATATATTCAGCATGAGCACCCATAGCATCAAGACTTGCTCCAACACTGACACTATTAAACTCACGCCACAATTCTAACACATTTGTTTTCTTGTAAGTAAGCTGACTAAAATTAGTATTATAAATTAATCGTACATCACTACGACCACGTTTAATCAGTTCATTGAGAAGACGATAATGTTCTTCCATAATAAGTGGTTCACCACCAGCAAAATATACTTGTTCAAGATTATCAATCTGTGGTTCTAGCTGTTCCCAAATATCATCTTCGGTTTTTCCAGCAAAATTTATTCTTGTATTTCTTGTTTTCCAACTTTCAGCAGTAGCTTGTTCTAATTCTAATAACTTAACCTGATCATCATACCAGTTACTACTAAAGATATGACCACAACTACGACATTTTAAGTTACATAAGTTAGAAAATCTGATATCCCAATAAATCATTTTCATTGGTGGTGTAGGATTGTCAGTTAAAGTAATATGATGCCCAAAATGTTTATTGGCACTCATACGCATACTAAAGAAACCGTTTTGTTCTTGTTCATAACAACGGTTGCAACCTTTTACATGTTCACCAGCAAGCATTTTACTACGAATATCACGCATAGGTGCGCTATGCCATATTTCTTCAAGAGTATCATAACGTGTATTACCAACAGTTTCACTCATCTCTGTATTACAACAAGGATATGCTTCACCAGTTGGAAAGGCATGTAGATGAATCCACGGATACATGCAAAATGTTTTATTTTCAAAAATAAGCTCTTTGTGCTTATTACTTAATTGGTCAACTTCAATCTTGATTGGTTCTTTACCGTTATAATTATAAGCCACTATACCAATTTTCCAATTCTGCAAATGTTTTTATAAAATTTTTATTACGACGAACATCATATTGTTCATAAAAATTTTTAAAATCTTTTTCTAACACATTTTTATTACTTGCACCTTCGTGAGGTGTTTCAACTTTGCGAAGGTATTCAATTAATCTTTTGATATGTTCAATTTCCATTTGATGCAAATAATTACTATGTTCGTAACTATTTAAAAATTTTTCTAATTCAACTGCACAATTTTCACGAACATTGTGTGGCATAACAGTTGGACTTTGGAAACTAGGAAAACGTAAAATATTGAGCGTAAAAGTTAAAGAACTTTTTCCTCGTCCTATCTTAAAATCCATCATGTGTTTTAAGAATTTAGGAAGCGACATCAAACATAAACCATTGATAGTTGCCATAACATGCAATTGTTTAACTACACCGCTGCTATGCAGTGCAACAAGATTATCAAACCATTGGTTATAATCTAAACCATCACGAATATATTCTGCTGCACTACCAAATGCCTCGCAGCTTGTATAAACTTCTACGTGTGGAATATCACGAACAGCTTCAATAAATTCATTTAACTTTTTATTATCCATGCCAAGATTGCTGTTGATAGCTAGTTTTGTTTCACTTTTGCCACGATTTAATTTAAACCAATCAAGTAGTTTCCAAGTATGACCACTCATAAGTGGTTCGCCACCAGTAATACGCAATTCACGTAGTGTCTTATGTAGATCACTTTCCCACCACTTAAAAAATGCTTCTACATATGGATTAGTGTCAGTGAAACCATATAACTGAGAACTATCATGTAGATGGGTAAAATGATTGCGGCCATCACTAACCAGATTGGTATATGGTCCATTAACTTTAATGTCTTTAACCCAAGTAGTGCTAAAAGCGGGATTGCAATAGCTGCAAGCAAAGTTACAAGTGCGGTCAAAGGCTATCTCCAATGTTCGAAGATTAACATCTAATTTATACAGTGTATTAAATGCAGTGTTTAGTTCTTCTTCACTATATAGCATGCTTTTATAAGGACGGTCACTGATGGCAGTAGGAGATGAATCTTCAATACGCCAGCAATATTCGCAACCACTTGGACGCTCACCTTTTTGCATTTGTAATCGTTGTTGTTTCTTTTCTGGAGTATTATGCAATGCAGCAGGGTTAGCCAAAACTTGTTCTACACTTACTTGATGCGGCAGTGGGTGATGACAGCTTGTAGTTTGCCCACTACCTAGCCAAATTGTAGCATTATACCACTTAGCACCACAGAATGATGCACTTTTAGTATCAAGAATACGCTGCTTATATTCTAAAAAAGATTCATCTGGACGTTTGCTTCTTACCACGATGTCGCATATCCCTCATTAAAATTTTGTGAACAGCATTTATTTTTACATTCATCATAATTGTTTAAATTATTAAAAAAATTGTCCCACATTTCATCGCCTAATATATCACTTATGTTTCTTTTGTTCAAGTTATATTGTGGCTGACGAAACTCTTGCCAACGTGTATGATTATACCTATTTGCCATCCAACAACATGGATAAAAATATCCTTCACTACTAATATAAAGACCTTTATTACCAATCTTACAAAGTGGAATTATATCGTTAACATTATTAATGTTTTGATATAAATCTAAATTTATTTGGTTTTTACCATTGTCTAGTATTTTTCTATCAGTGAGATTCGTTATTTCACGACTAAACCTATGTCCCTTTGCAATGAATTGTGAATTTGGTTCAAGCTCGTCTTTTCCATCGGTATTATAATTAGGATACTTACTACCAAACTTTGTGCTGTAGGTAAGTTGAAATATATCAAAATTCCATTTAACGGCTAAATCTTTCATAGTAATAATATCATACTGATTAAATTTAAAAGCAATTGCAGCCCAAGTCATTATAATATTACTATTTTCTCTGACAGTTTTTATAGCAGTTGTTATACTATCCCAATCACTATTGACACGGTATTTTTCGTTGCTTTCTTGATCCCATCCATCCAAACTAAAATGAATTTCATCATATTGATTCAAGTTATGAGAAAGTTTTTTCCACCAAGATTCGTTCCTAAAACTTCCATTAGTAACAATGCGTAAACTTAAATTAGGTTTTGTAGTTTTTAAATATTCAACTACTTCTAAAAATTCCTTACCATAAATTGGGTCTCCATCATCACCACAAAAACTAATTTGCCAAACGTCTTGCATAAATTCTGGATTAAAATTCTTCTTAAAAAAATCTAAACCAAGACTAGTTTGAACAAGTGTATCGGGAATTTCTGCGCGAGGGCAGCGAGGACAACGCAAGCTACAAATACTACTATTTTCAATGTGCCAATGCCAAAGTGGAAATTTATACATTGCTATCAGCCCAATATTTACAAGTGTTATACCAATCACTCATTTCTGGAAAGATTTTTAAGAAATTAGTTTTGCGACGAGAATCATGTTCATTAAAGAAGCGATAAAAGTCTGCCATAGTTTTTTTATCTTCACGACGATGTTCGTGCATCCAATCTACAACACGCTGTAGTTTCACAACTTCATAATCTTTAAATCCATTGAATCGAGTATCTACTGTTTCAGTTTGTGGTTGCATCCAATGAACAACGTTCTGTAAAAACCAAGCATAACTTTCAGGTAGTATATCAATACATTGCCAAGCTGGTTCACGCAAAATAGGTGTATCAAACCAAATACGTTGATAGGTCGTGCTGTATTTGCTGCGCAATTCAGTAATCCATTGCAGCAATTCACGTATGCTTGTTACATTTAAAACATTCATTGTAATAATAAATGTCACGCTATTGCGGCTAGGAACTTCTGTCAAAAACCGTTCTACATTCCTTTTCATGAGTTCAAAATCTAAACCATGACGACCATATTCACCACGTTCACCATAACCATCAATACTAACAAATTGCATAAAGTGTTCTAATACACCATTGCCACACATATGTTTGACGTAAGTTAGATATTTGTCAAATACATATTCATCTTGACTAAAGTTACTAGTGACATTAAGATGCAAATCTTTTTTAGGATTATCTAACACATAATCAAAAACACGGTATGTGTTTTTATCTAACAACGGTTCACCACCTGTCATACGGAAATGTTTTAGATTTGGGTAGAGTTCTGGCCACCATCTCCAAAACGCATCAACATAAGGATTAACTTCACGATTCGGTATAGGTTTACGATCACCCCCAAAGTAAGTAGGACTATTATGAAGGTTAGAAGTAGGATAAGCACCGTGCTCATTTATTTCCTTTTGCCACGCACTGCTAAATTGTGGCGAGCAATAACTGCACTGTAAGTTACATACATTGCTAAAATTAACTTCTACATAAGCAGGATTAACATTCCAAGTATTAGGGTCGCTAGCAATAATTGTATCGTAATGATCGGCAGCCCACGGCTCTCCACTGCGGTAGTGTCTATCACTAAGGTTTCCTGTTGCTTCGACTCGCCAACAATAACTGCACTCTTCTGGACGTTCGCCACGTAACATTCGCTGTCTTTGCGCTTTTTTGTATTCAGTGTTGTGTAGCGCACTGGGGTTATCGGTGAGATCATCTACATTAATCCTGTGTAGTGGTGGATGGTAACAACTATTTGTATGACCAGTTGTTAGATGCAAACTAGTTTGTTGCCACTTTGCAAGACAAAGGGCATGACCAAGTTTTGACTGCATCTTTTCAGCAGCAGATAAAAAATCACTTTTAAGAGTGTTGTCCACATTTACTGTGGCGACATCACCAGAGTTGTCTAGCTGCGCTTTTGATGACATTTCCTACGTCTCTTTCTGGTAACATAATATCAATATTCTGGTATGTTCGCTGATGCTTTTTAAACCATTTGCTTTGTTCTGCATTGTATGTTGCAATATCAAGGTTTAAACGGTTGCGCAAAATACGAGCAAATCCTTCACTTTCTTTATCGCTATATTCTAAACTATTATTCCATAATTTGTCAAGTTTATTAAAATCACGCACTTCAGTATAATCCCAACTATCATCAAACATGGTTTTATAAGCACCTTGTCTTGCACCAAGAATGGCATGTTTTCCATAATCTACATCTGCGCCAACTGTGCACCAAATAACAAGATTAGTTCTATTGCCTACCCATGTAACACTTTCAAATTCTTCTGGTGTAGGACGACGACCACGGTCAAGACAAAGTTTAACTCCTTCGCGGAATCCAGCTTGCCATGCTTGTTGTGGACTACCATTAGGAATAGTAGTACTCCAAACATCATGCATAGCCCAATAGTTGTCATCAAAGCAAAATTCTACAACAGTGTCGGCATCGCCTTCACTGGCTTCATGTGTTCGCATATTGTTTACAAAAGTTTTTGTCCAACTGCTGATCCCACCGTTGCCATAACAAAGACCGTTTATTACATTCCTAGCGCGCCAACGAAATACGCAACGGTCATTTGTTTGATTAATGCGCAACTGTTGATTAAAAAACTCTGGATTTGGTTGATTATCACCATCAATCAAAATAAAACGTTCGGTTTCACTAACAGCAGCGGCAGCTTTATGCGCTGCATCACTGCCTTCTATGCCATGCACACGTTTAGCCCACGGGACAAAAGAACGCAAATATGCCCAATTACTATCAGCATTTGGTTCTTTGTAACTCAAAAAAATACAATCTAACTCACTTATATCAATTAATTCAGTCATAATTCCAGCCTACGGCGTTAGGGTGTTCGGGTTCTACAGGAAACTGGCGGTCATTTGCCAATGTGTAATATGTGTTGCCACGTTTCCAAGAAGGTAGTCTAGGTGGTTCCATACTTGGTTTTGGCGGTGGATTTGGATCATTTGGTTTAACCATAGTAGCAAGTTCACGTTCAAACTCATCCCACCACGCTTTAATCTCTTGTTCGCTTATATCCATATTCATATCTACTTAACAATTCGTCTGTAACAAAGGTTTTTTCTACATAATGCAGCGGTTTATTTTGTCTATAACCACCAATAGTTACATTTAAGTCTGCGTTGACATCTAAATCTAACTGTTCAGTCCATGACTGATGTAATCCAAGTCTTTGTAATTTTGGTTTCATATGTAAGAAACCATAACCGCTTCCTTTATAAGGTATATCTAATATTTTACAAGCCAGCGCATATACTTCATCGGTTCGTGGTTCATCATAGCGACAATTTACAAGATAACTGTCACGATAATAATCCCAATCATCTATAATTAAACGCATTGTATCATAAAATTCTTTGCATTCCAAGTCATATGTAAAGTATGTCCAAGCACTATACACATCAGGCAATAAACTATCATCAAACAATTGACGCTGACTACGGTCTTTGATTAAATGTCCATCATATGTATAAACATGGGTGCAAAAGTGGAACTTGTCAAAAGCCCAATGATCCCAAATAAAATCATAATTAGACGTAAAAAGCATATCTGCTTCGGTTTTAATTGTTTGTTTATAAGGACTATACTTAAAAACTTGACATTCATTCTGCATTTTTACCTTGCTGTTTTGTGCAAGATCATTTTTTAAAACAATGATATTATCAAATACATCAATGTGTTTTTGTTCAAGACAATCAGCAGTTTCACGATCAACAATAACACTAAAACTATTACGATGTGCATATTGTGTTATCTTGCAACTTAATGCTTGTAGATATGCCATGCGCAAATAATCTGTTTCACCACTATTCTGTGCAATGCATAAAAATCCTCGACTCATAGTTGATCCTTGTTCATAAGATGCAAATCCATATTTTGTAACCGATTGCCATAAACTTTACCGCTATCGTATTTGTAAACTAACTTATTATTATCCCAACTATGATATGCCATATCATAACAATTTACAAGTGGATAATTTTGTAGTGCATATGACTTGCTGCCATAACCACCCATAAGATGACAGGCTATTGTAAAAATATAGTCGTTGCGTATTGGATGTCGTTTAAAACCATAGAAATCACTATAATAATTATAATGTTTTTCAGCATAACTTGCACACTCAAATATGCATCGTGCTTCATCACTCTTATCAAAAATCATTACCGTTGCCCACATCATAGGTATTTGTGTTTTACCAAGATTATAGACTGTGCGTTTGCCAGTAAGTGGTTCATAAACTTCACTTGCTATTAAAAATTGTTTAGAACTTTGCAAGTGATAGTTTAGATTATCGGTGCATAAAAAGTAATCACTATCAATTACTAGCGTCTTATCATACGGTGAAAGTTCAAAAGCACGTGTTCGGCTACGATTGAGCCAAAGTTTTTTAAGTTTATAATTGGTTTCTGGTGTTTCCGTAAGTATGACATTGTGTTTACAAGTTCTTGGTTCGTTTGTAAAAATAGTTGTAGGTATGTTAAGATAATGCTCTACCCTGTCAGCAGCCGCTACTGCTTGACTAAAATAGTCAGTAGTATCTGTGTTGTATGCAAATATGATACAACCTTTAGAGTTGTTTTGCATTACGAATCTTTTTATACTCTTCGTATTCTAACGCAAATTCATTCATAACTTCATGCCAGCGTTGCTTGCAAAGTTTTTTAAGATAGTTGGCATCAACTTGGATTGGAACATCATACGCATCAAGCATATAAATCAATTCATCTTGCCAAGCATGTAAGAAACTTATAAGTTCTTGTGTTACGATGAATACGCCATCATTATAATTTACTGTCATGCGTGATTCCATGGCAGTTAGAATATTTTGTTTTGCTAAATCACGATTGTAGGCTTCAATAGCCCGTTCACGCAGTTCTTCTGGAGTCATGTGATAATTTTATCAAATGTTAATAGTAATGTCAAATTAACTTTGGGTATTTACGGTATTAACAGTTGTAGTAGAACCCCACGTATTAGATATGTACGTAGTTTCAGGATACCAATATTGAATAAAAGCATTAGTTGAACCAGTATTTGTGTAACCAAATGGATTTGTATCATTATCCGTTAGTGTTAATGTTACAGTAATTGTTCCACTTCCATTATAACTATATTTTAAATCAATAGAGTTAGCGTTGTAGTTTGTGTTACCAGTTCCAGTTTCCGTCATTGTCAAAAATGATGTAGGTGTGCTTGTTAAATTATAAAACCCGCTTGCACTTAAATAAGTGCTACGAGTATAAGTTCCAACAGTTCCGCTATGTTGAGAACTTGTAGCAAAAAGAAAATAATTATTAAATCCAGTATTAACAAAACTATTCCACGCAGTTCCACCGTTTGGACTGGTTATACTATTACCACTGGAATCAATTTTAATGTATCCACCACAATTAAAGAAATATCGAGCTTGGTTATCGCTGCCAAAAGCTATAGTAAATGTTTTCACACTGCTTGTATACCAAGATGATGAATTGGTTGTGCTTGCTATAACAGGACTTATTGTTGATGTATATGATTGGAAGCGGTTATTTTGCAAACTCGTGATAGCTGTAGAAATCTGACTAAGATAAGTTACAATACCACCGCTGCTTGGTTGTGAAGGAATGCCAGTCGTATTATTATACTGATGTTGTTGCATAGTGCTCATACGAGCAATAAGTGTTGCCCAATCAGAAGCAGGAACAACAGTGCCAGCAGTTTGTGATTGTGAGATAGTTGTGCTTTGACCATAACCATAGCTACCGCTACCAGTGCCCCATAATTGGTTTACACTGGTTGCAAAACCATTATAATCACTTGCCTGAATTAAACCACCACTAGCATAAGTCATATTCTATTTCCCACAGTATATTTAGTGTAAACCAACCACCACTGTTACTAAACTTACACTTGAATCATCAATATTATCAAGTGTTTTACCAACGATACAACCAGGTACCCACTTTGTAGGATCAAGTTTTTGACCAATACCAGGTTGGTTGCTTGTAACAATACAATCACCACGATTTACTGGTCCTTGAACATAAAGTTGAACTTTGCCACCAACAGCAATCATAGGTAATGTTCCATCATTACCAAATTCACCTAAAACTAATTCAGCATTTGTTAAATCAGTAGTTACACCCAAAACACGTGGGTCGTGTGATTGTGTTGCAAGTGCAACACCACTTTTGTCACCATCAATTACAACAAGTAAATTTGTATCATAAGAATCTTCTGTATAATTTGCAATTGCTAATGTAGACATTATCTTACCCCAACCACCACTTCTATTGTTTGAATATTTGTATCAGCTATTGATTGCAATGCTTTGCCAATTACACTACCTACTTTTGGTTCTGCAGTAGCCATTGCTGCTCCTGAACCATTACTTACTAAAAGGTCACCTTTAGTTACTGGTCCAACTACTTTACATGGAACACGTCCTTGTAGAGCAACTGGTAACATAAATGGATTATCATTCTGATTCATAAGATAAGCTGGTTTTGTAGAGATAACGCCAGCAACATTTGTTCCGCCTATTGTGGTAGAAATTGTAATTTCTGCATCACCGCCAAATTCAACTACTGTGCCTGGCTCATACAAATCATCACTTAAATAATTTTCTGCCAAGTCAGCATACTTTGCCTGAATACTTTGGGTATAAGCAGTTGCCCACCAATATGTTGAACTACCCAATGTATAAGCATTACTTGTACTTGGAAGAATAGAACCTGTAAAAGTAGACGTGCCATTAACATTAAGTGAAGTTAAATTTCCAAGGCTTGTAATATAAGGTTGTGCATTAGTTACAAGCAATCCACTTAGTGGTGGAGTTGAACCACCAAAGATTGTAGTATTGATATTATAACCAGGTAATATAGTGCTAAAACCACTTGTTGACAAAGTGCTTATGGTCTTTCCATCTGTAGTTACACCATTTACTGGTGTAAATGCAGGGTCTTTGCTTAGAATACCAGTAAGGTAGTTACCCACAAAGTAAGCCAAAACAGTATGACTTGAACTAGTATTATCAGTAATAGTCATACCAATTGAAGTAGTATACTGCTGTGCACTTGTATAACTTGGTCCCACTAATGCCCAACTGCTGCCATTATAGACATAAACAGTCTGGTCATCGCTCTTGAACCAAAAATCACCTTGTATTGGAGTTGCAGTAGGTGCTGTAGCACTTACAGTGGCACCACCAACTGTTTTAAAAGCTGATCCAGTATAGATTTGTAGAGAATTTGATGTTGTATTCCACCAAAGTTGACCTGTTACTGCACTCACGGGCTGACTTGAACCAGCCCAATTTTGTAGCAAATTAATTAAATCTTGTTGTAGTAGTTGACCATAATTCGGATAATTTTTACCAACCAAAGTTAAACTTGTTGTATTATCGGTTGAGCCGTTTTGAATCGTAATTGGTGTGTGATTAACTACTGTTAATGTATAAGACATTGCAAAAACCCACTTTAAATATATTTAGTTAAAGTATTACAGCTTCTACTATGCCTACACTATCATTCAAGTCTTGTAGTGATATTGCAAACATCCACTGGCTGTCATCTGTTTGCGCGATTGCTAAACCATGAGCAGTTCCAATAAGTGCTTGACCTTTTTTAATAGGACCGATAGCTCTAACGGGCACACGACCTTTAAGTGCAATGTATACACCGCCTTCTTGATCACTATTCATCGTATAAGCTGGATATTCACTTATAACTCCAATAGCACGAACGTTGCTGCCATCGTGCTGTGTTACTTCATTGACGCCACCAACCATCATTACGGTGCCAACTTCATAATCAGCATCAGGTAAGTATTTTTCAGCCAAGTCAGCGTATTTTGCCTGTACGCTTTGCGTATAGGCTGTAGTCCACCAATTTGTTGAACTACCTAAAGTATAAGTGTTGCTAACAGAAGGAACAATACTTGTTGCAACAACACCAAGATAACCAGCAACTTGTGTGTTGCCATAATTTGAACTTACAAATGGTGTGCCATTTGCCCAATAATATGATGCACTGTATATTGCAGTATTTGCAATTTGATTTGCTGCATAGATATTTGCAGCACGTGCAGTAATATTACCATTTACATCTAATGGTGCAGTTGGTGATGTTACTCCACCGATACCTATATAACCGTTACTATTCACAGTAAAGCGAGAAACATTATTATCTTTATCATAGATAAAAAATAATCCAGCACCTTCACTTGCACCAGTATCAGTGCTTCTTAGTTCGTAAATTTTACTACCTTTAATTTGAACTGATGGACCAAGTGTGCTTGCTGTTTCAAAAATAGCAGTTCGGTACTCGCCACTTGGACTCTTTACGTCAAGTGTATACAGCGGCGAATTTGTTCCAACACCCAAACTTGTAAGAAATGTTCCATTGGCTGCGTTAACATTTACACCATAAACATTAGCACCATAAATGTTATTCCAGTAATTAGTTGTACTGCCAAGGTTTATACTCGCGTTACTAATTGGGAGCACTGCATTATTAAAACTTGTTCCATTACCAGCCGCATACCATTGTACTCCATTAGAACCATTTGTTCTAACATATGCAATATTACCAGTAGTAACTCCAAAATCAAAAATACGATTATCAGAAGGGCTATAACTAGCGCCTGGCATGTAGTTAAGATTATAAACCCCAAATATTCTGCCAGCGTCTGTGCTTACAGGATTAGCATTAAAATTTTGTCCAACACTTGTAACTCCGCCAACAAGATTTGCACTCAAACCTGTATAGATGGTTCCACTATTACCTATTGTGGCAGCAGTAATTGTGCTAAAACTTGCACTATTATTGACATTTAAGTTTGCAATATTGCCATAAACTGTATTCCAGTTAACACCGTCATATACATTCAAAAACTTATGAGTGCTGTCCCACCACAATTGACCTTGCACAGGATAGTTTGGTGGATTAGAACTTGTATTACTAAAGTTTTCTAATAACCATAAAAAGTTTTGATTTAGATATGTTCCGTAATTGGTTTCATTTTTTCCAAGAAATGTTAAACTTATAGCATTTGTATTAGCTGCGCCATCTGCAACTGTGTATGTAACTGTTTGTGCTGAATTTTTAACGCTATAAGACATTGCAACTTCCCAACATTATTATTTATTGGTTATTGAACTAATCTTATGCTCAGGTTTAGAGTAGCATTATCTACTTGGTCACCAACATCACCATACCAAACACATTGTAGTAAATCACCAGCACTGCATTGTAGATAACCAAAAGCATTAAGTGGTATTTTTGTGCTTACACTACCACCACCACTTGTTACTACATTTTCAGTAATAGATGCACTCAAAATACCACTATCAGCTTGGTTTTTCCACCAACTAATCTTTGTGTTAAGTTGGCTGTTTGGACTGGATGGATTGCCAATAGTTGATATACTAGCACTTACTTGATAAATTCCAGAGACTGGACAAGTAAAAATACCAGTAGATGAATTAAAAAAGTTACCAATGTTTAGATACATCGTTGTGTTTGTAAATGTAGTAGGAGATGTTAATCCACTGCTTGTAGTTGGGCTTGATGCTCCAAGCATTTGAACAACTGGATTATATGCAGCATTCAAACGACCATAAGCATCAACAGTAAAGACGTTATTGCCACCGATCTGAACAATAAAACTATTAGTTCCACTTACACGATTTAGTCCATCATTAGTAGTTTGTGGACCAATTGTAATCCAATTCATTTGGTCATAATATTTCAACTGTTGATTTGTGCTGTCCCACCAAATATCATTTTGCTGTGGACTTTCAGGTGTAGATGCACTATATGTAATATTTGGAATATACTGCCAGAAATTACTAGTAGCACCACTACGATAAAATTGCAAACTTGTATTGCTTGAATTATACCAAATTTGTCCAACTAATGGATTATTTGGACTTGTTGTATTTGCAAAATTCTCTAACATACTAACTAAATTTTGGTTTAATAATTGTCCATAAGTTGGAAAATTCTTTCCAATAAGTGTAATACTAGTTGCACTTGTATTAATTGTTCCATCACTTATTGCTGCTAAATTTGCACCGTTAGTATAGTTAATGTAAAATGTCATGATTATACCTGTGAAGTCAAGTTAGTTAGAGTTTGAATACGAACCGTATAATCAATTTGAATTAAACGGTTGAGACTTTTTTGTATTGGGTGGAAAATAACATGAGTTAGCAACATACCTTGATCGACTGCAACGCCATTCCATGCTTTAAGTCCAAGTTCATCAAATACAAAAGTATCATTAAAATTTGTAGTATTGTCAAATGCTTGCTGACCACTTGGCTCACCATAATCCAGTGTGCAAGTTACAAAAATATCGCTATAAACAGTGCCACTGGTGTGGCGAATACTAATATTATTTCTTGTGGGGTCAGTATTATAATTGCTATAATTATCAACTACTTTATAATAAGTTTGGTTGTACAGAGCACTATTACTACCAGTAGTATTAGTTGGAAGGTATGTAATTACACCAGTTGGGTCAACGCTTGTACCACCATTACCAAATGCCATCTCACTTATCCAACCTTGTTGTTGGTTGCTTATACTTTGAGCAAGTGCAAGTGAGAAGTTTTCATAGTGAATTGCATTGCGCTTGTTCACAAACACTTCGCCACTTTGCGGATCAAAGATTTTAATATGACCACTTAGTGCAATACCACTTGTTTCATTAGGACGATTCATCTTTTCACTTCCGATTTTTGTATTATTAGTATTTATTGGTTTAATAATCTCTGGTTTTTTCATTACTGTGCCCTAATAAATTGTGCATATGGTGTGTTACTTGTTTGAATACTTTCACCCAAATTTACAAACATGTGGCTTTGTCGTATTGTGCTATTGGCAGCAACATAAAGTGAAATGTTTCCATTTGTTATATATGTTGGGTTAGTTGCCACTGTGTAAGTTTCACGACTATTTGGAATTTCTAATAAGTTGCCACTATCATATACAACACTGCCAGCAACATGGTTATTATACAATCCTGTGCCAGCCGTGCCACGGCGCAAGTTTCCTAAACGCTTGTTTATAGTGTCAATAACGCCATATGTAATACGTTCACCATTAATAATAACAACACCAGCAGTATTTGTTGATGGTTCTGGATTCTGTAATACATCCACGTTTTCAACATAAACCCAACTGTCGCTTGGCATTAAATTTGCAGACAGAATTGTTTTATTATTTTTCACCGCATAATAACGAGTAGTATCACGCATATCTTTGAATATTCTAAATTCTACGTTATGTTCACGTATTGGATTACCAAAAATACGAACCGCAATAACACTTGCGCCACTGATATTAAGTGTGCTACTTAATACGATAGTTGTTGGGTTTACTAACACATAATCTGTATATGGTAACAATGGTTTACCACCAGTTGTATTAGGTGTTTTCAAAGTTATATAGATTTGATTTATATTTGATACAGCAGTAGGCAATGTATAGTAAACTTGTCCAATCAAATTAGAAAGTTCATTATCAAAACCAAGAGCATCAAATCCACCACTATCTAAACCGTTATCCAAGAAGCTATTATTGCTTGTGCTACCACTAAACAACTTGGTATATTGATTATTTGCATCGTGATTGCCTTGAGATAAAACAGTAATTACACTATTTTGTGGTATTACAACGTTTTGGCTAATCCAAAGTTGATTTCCATCATAAATTCTAAAATCACATTGGCTTGCATCACTTATTACAATTGAAGTTCCGCTTGCTGGTGCAGTTGTGAATTGTATTACAGGTGTTGCAATATTAAGTGGATCATGATACACAGTGTAATCAATATTACGTGTAAGTAGAACCTTATTAACCAAAACCATAATTTCTGTATCAACAATATTTGCAATTGTTTCTGTCCAACTGTTTGTTAAACTATAGTTTGTTGTGATACCATCCCCAATATAATAACTTTGTTGTGGTGGTAATAAGTCACTATTATTCAATCTTACAATAGCATAAGCAGAGATTGGCTGTGAGTATATTTCTGGATTGGCTAAAGTAAAATTATATCCACTTGGATAACTTGCATTTGGCACAGTAAATGTTTGCTCATACCATTCGCTATACGCACGAGTTCCAAGTGCAACATTATATAAATGAACTTGAATATAATCATTAACATGTGGAGGTGTTGCAAAACGAACTGCCAGAGTTCCAACACCATTCTGTGTAATATTCACTAAACTCCAATTAGATACAGCTATACCATTTACTTTAACATATGCTTGCTTAACTGTGTTTAGAGTCCAACCGTTTACAGCAAAATCAGTTTGAACACCATCACCATAATAATCTTGATCATATACTGGATTTACACCGTTTGAGCCAATCATCATGGAATAAAAATAAGTTCCGCTCTGTGGTGTGTAGTTTAGACTGATAGTTTTATTTTGCCAGTTTACACTATAATTAACAGATTCAGCAAGTGGACCTTGTAAATGGTCAACGATATAAAACTTTTCAATACCACCAACTGGATAGTCAACACCAGTTATTGCTTTATCAAAACTAAATGTTTTTAAACCTTGATAATTTACAGTAAAGATTTTAATATCTGGTCCGCCATTTGCAATAGGAGTGGTAGTTACTTTAATATCAAGTGTATCTAATACTTGACCAGGCACAAATTCTTCTGGTGCATGGCTGCTGTAAGCATCATAGAAATCACCGCCAACAATATTAATATCTTCTGGTCGCAATCCTAAACCAGTGTCAGTAAACAAACTTTGAATGTATGTGTCTTCTGCTTGTGAACCATAAACGTCTGCAACATTTTCTACGTTAAATGTTTCATAATCATAAGCTATGTAGTCGTAATTGTTTACATCATAACCTGGTGTTTGATTAAAGTTAGGACCAATAATTTGATTGCCACTATACTCCATTCCAGTCATAACTTGCGCTAAATCGCGACCAGCCATACCGCTTTTTGGGGCATAGTATGCCCAAACACGGTCACATGCATTATCAAGCCATAGACCGTTATACGCTGTCAAATTGGCTGTATCAAATGTAAGAGCACTTGTAAATGTTTCATTGACTGTATAACTTGTATTTTTATAAATGACTACATCATTGAGTGCATATTGTGTTTCTGGATACCAAACTTTTACTACAAGTTGCACAAACTTAGTTGAATCAAATGTAGTTCCGCTTGTATGAGCAGTAATAACACGGTATGGTTGAGCATTATACACTACTACCGTGTTTACAGTATAGGAAGTATTAGCAGCCCAATCTTGAATATTATTAAAATATGTATATCGGTCATACTTAATAATTGTGTTTGTTGTACGAGCCAATCCATTGCCAAGAATCACAGTAGCTGTTGCACCAGTTCCAACACCAAAAATATATGCTTTTGCATAAGTGTAGCCTACACCGCTATTAGTAACAGTAATTGTGTAAACACTGCCATTGACAACATACGCTTGTGCTGTTGCACCAGTGCCATCACCAACAATAGTTACTGTGGTATTTGCATCATAACCAACTCCGCCAGTGACTGTATCAACACGTTTAACGCCATAAGAATGGTTGTTTAGCCATGGTTGATAAACACTTTGTGTTTCTAAAGCGTTAGTATCCAAGCTATTGCCTAATTGTGGACTGCGATATTTGTTTACAACACTGTTTTTATATGGTTGTAAATCAAAATCAGTTACATTGTTGTATGCAACATCAATAGAATCAGTATTATCATATGTTGCAATATATTGTTTTAGCTTAGTGTGATATGGTTTTACTTCACTAAAGAAACTTGTGACAGTAGTTTCTGGCTGTGGAAGGTAAACTGGTAATTGATCCAAACCACGAACACGATGATACAAATCAACTAGACTGGTCTTCATTAACCAATCTGTTTGCTGATGCTGTGTAGCAATCGTATCAATCATGAGTTTTACTAAATCTTTAAAGTTGCTGCGATATTCATTGATTAATAATTCATCACGAATAATATTGAATATTTTATTAAATTCTAAATTGCTATCGCTATCAAATCCAACACTTTGGAAACTACTTGTTTGGAATCCTTGGTTTGCAGCAACTAGATCATACAAATTAGTATTAAATTGTATTGTAGCATTTTGCTGAGCTAATAGTTCTAGACTATTAATTGTCACAAGAACAAGTTTCCAACCTCCATTAGAACTGTTAGTAACATAAATGATATCACCAACATTAAGTTGTAAATTGCTAATATCATTTTCTGTTGTAACAGTATATTTTGGTTGTGCTTGTGGATTATATTGATTGCTATACCAATCAGCATAACTCCAATAATTGTTTAAGTTATAAGTTTGAACTTGTATAATTTCCCATGTTCTAGTATTAGGGAATACAACATTTAGTCTATATAAACTCCAACCGTTATTATAGCTGTTGCTATCGCTTAAAACAAGAACTTGGTCACCAGCAAGATATGTATTGGTATCAAGATAACCCAATTCAGTAATATTAGCTACTACAGTTTTATAATGAGTTGAATCTGGAATTGGATCATAACTGTCCAATGCTGCAATTGCTGCTCCACGAGTAAGAACCATTGGATATGTTGTGCAAACTTGATTTACATTTTCAACAAACAGCTTGCGTCCAGTATATTGATCTTTGAATAAACTTTGACGTAGTTTTACATCCATGCCATAACGTTGACCAATAGGAAGTTTTGGATCAGGAACAATTCTACCGCTACTATCTTGACCAGTTAGACTATCATTAAGTTTATTCAAGAACTCATATGCCACACCTAAATCTGTGCCATCATCAAACATAGTCCATTCGGCATGAGTTAGCTGTGGTTTCAGAACATCTTTATATTCAATAACCATATTGGTATCAATGCTGATTAGATTTTTAGCATTGAATAGTGCAATTGCATTTGGTGATATTACTGCTGCAAATGGTTCACTGCTTGCACGAGGTAGGCTGATTTGACCTTGAATTTCCAATGCACTTGGTCGTGAACCAGAACTTAGTGTGCTATTTTTTACCCAGAAGTAATACTTTGTAACAGCCAAACCAGTTGCACTATCAATCTCTACATGTGAACTATACACTTCATTAATAGTGTAAAGTGGAGTATTGTTTGCACTTGAGCCAACATATTGACTTGGCGGAACACTACTTTCAATCCATTCATACACATTAACTGTGCTTGCTGGAAAAGCTAATCCCCAATAGTTAAATCTATCAAGTGTAGAGCCTTGTGTGTTGTCATAGTATTTTATACTATTAATATCCCACCAAAGTTTTCCAACTTTTTCTTTGCCCCAAGCATTTTTACGATCATAGTTAAAGCTAATTGTAGTTGGAACCTTGTTATAAACTGCTGGATCATAGTTGATAACAAAATCAAGATATGTCTCACTTTCATTTGGCAAATAGCCATTTGTTAAATCATAAACTGGCAAATCTGCAATAAGTTTTGCAGTTGTGCTATTATAAATGTAAGCACGGTCAATCTTACGACTATCATAATCTACACCACCGCTGCGTATGCTTTGCCAAATTGGTTGAGCATTAGGATTGTAATAGACATATAGTGCGCCTGTTTGGTTTCCAAGTATTTTTGCTTGTGGAGCACCAACTAAAATAAAGTTATCGCTAATATCAACACCAGTTGAATAACGGTCAAAGCTGTTTGCAAATTGGTCATTAATTAATGTTCCATATGCATAACTTCCATAGCTTGAATAGTTTTCATCACTTAGTGTTTGGTATTCATAGATGTGTGCAGCACCACTGCGATACACTGTATCAATAAATTTGATATTATTGATATCAAATGTTGTAGTATTGTTATCAAATGTTGTTTTTGCTTTGGTGTTACTTAATGTGCTGCCAACAACCAAACTATTGCCATCTGGACTTAAACTTAAGATTTCACCAAAGTGTGCTGTGTCTTGTGCAATAGGGTTGTTCAAACGTTGAATTGTGTGCCATTGAACAATACCCATAGTGTTTAATGGATCACCTACTTCATTGCGCAGACGCAATTTTGCTGCACTGTTAACATCAGTTGTAGTGATTGAGATTGCATTGTTAGACAATACAGAAGCAGTAACATGTGGAATATTTGCCGCATTGATATCATTGACAGTTTGTGTTACACTACCACCAGTAAATGTAACTAATTGGTCATTTATACGCACAGCATTGTTAGCTGTCATTGTAAAGTTTGATTTACTACCTATTGCAGTGCCATACTTTTGTGGTATGTTAAGCAGATAGAAAACAACACCATTCTGACTTGAACTTAAACCATAACCAGTAGCTGATGAGAACACACTGCTACCATCGCTACTAATTTTAACAGCAGTTCCATAATTGCTATTTTGTTGTCCAACATCAGTTGTGCCAATTTTAGTATTAATGAATTGGTTTGTCTGAACAGTGATAGTGCTACCACGTGCAGGCGCATTACCAAAAGTAATTGAATTTGTGCTATAATTGACTGTGGGTTGTGCAATTACACCATCTACAAATATAGTTGGATTTGTAGTAAGAGTAGGTGTAGTAATAGTTGTTAAATTAGCTAATGCATTGCTTAATTGGAATGTGGTTGTAGCACCATCAGCAACAAATACTTCCGCAGTGCGGTCATAGATATAAGTTTTACCTGCATTGTTATATGTTGAACTAAATGTTGCACTGCTATTAGCTGCACCAATTACAACAACACTGCCATCATAGTTTGTGCTTACACTTGTTCCAAAACCACCGACTTGTGGGTCATCAGTGACAATTCTATTTGTCTCTGTCCAATGGCTTTCATAAACAATTGCAATGTTTGCATTGTAGAGTACAGGTGTAAGAATAGCACCGCTGCCACTTGTGCTACTAATAGTTGCAGTAGGTGCTAAAGAACCATATCCTTTACCAGGATTTGTGATAATCACACCACCAATTGCTGTGTTTGGGTAAATCCAAACATTACCTGTAGCAGTCACACCACTTAAAGGTGGACTAAACGTAACACTTGTATTGCCATAATAATAGCCAACACCGCCACTTGTTGTAAGCACGTTTGCTACATAACCACCAGTTGGTGCTACATCAAATGTGATTGCATTTTGACCTGGTGTTTTAATATAATCAAGATAAGGAATCTTAAGCGCACCATCAACATATACTTTAACATCATTTTCACTGCCAGTAGCACCACTTGGATATGAGAAACTGGTTGATACACCGTCACCTTGACGCAATGAAGTAACGGGTGCTACAGTATTATATTTGTAAACATACACACTATTTGTAGTTGGTTCGCCAACATACAACCAATTACCATCGCCACTTGCGCTAATGCTATATCCGAACTGACTTTGTGGTGTTACATTAGAGTAAATTGCAACCTTAGTTGAACCGCTGATAGTAAGACCAAGAGTTGCTAAGTTTGCAGTTAAACCAATCTTATGATATGGATATCCATAGCTAATATTTGCAATTTGTATAGTTGAGTTTGCACCAGGCACGGCAACTGCCATACCATTAGCAAAATTAGCCAAGCTATAATTTGCTTGAACAGCAATGTTAGCGGTAGCATCAAAAACATTAACATTGCTTATTAACAAATATGCATTACTTTGAGAAATACCAGCACTTATGACATATAGATTATCATAGTGAATAGCTTGTGTTAATTGTATTTGCTGGCTGCTTACATTAGCAGTATAAACTACACCTTTATTTGTGGTTGGTGCACTTAAAAACGCTATATCGTTAGTATTAATATCAACGTTACTACCAAAACCACGGACACGACTATCAGGAGTTAGAATACCAATTTCTTGCCAAGTATTGTCTTGACGCTTGCCATAGATGAAAGCACTGCCACTTGTATTTTTATTTGGCGCACCAACTATTGCAAAACCTTGGCTATGATTAATTTTTACACTACTGCCATAGTTGTCACTTGGAACAGTGTATGTTGGGCTTTTAGTTTGTGCATATGCCCAATTGTTTGTATTCTGTAGAACATTATAGCCATTTGGTCCGTTATCAATATAAACAATTTCGCCACTATTCCAACCACGAACTGGAATAAAGTTTGCAAAGTCATTGCCTGTAGAATAACGAACATTAATTAACTTAAGCATAGTCGCTGCTAAAGAGCCAGTGCCAATGCTTATATTATTCATGATTTTAACGTTGAATGTGTTATTGGTTGCGCTGCTTACTTTGTAAAATCCACTTAAATCTACAACAGTTGCACTGCTTACAGTTCCAAGAACTTTGCCATTTTTAAGCATAATATAATCAAATTGTGATAGATTATGCGCAACATTAGTAGTAAATTGTAATTCTGTTGGACTTACTTGGGTAACTGAAACTACAGTAAGCGGAGCAGTAGAACTTAAGCGATAAACGCCCCATTGATTGCTAGTATCGGCAGCAATCCATATTTTACTGCCTTCGCCAAGAATTGAACTTAGTGCTGATATATTGTAAATCTTGCTAATATCAAAAACTGTGGCAGATACATCACTTGTATTGACTGGACCAGCAGTAGGTATAATTTGCTTGCGTGGCTCAGTAAGTGCAAAGATTTCAGTAGTATAGCTGCGAGGCTTGTATAACAAATCGCTTGGTTTTACACTATTATATTCAACACTTCTAACATCTGTGTCATTAATAAATTGGAACAAGTATTGGTTATTGATACTTGTTGCATTACCAATATTAAATTCTAATTTATCATTATCGTTTGTGCCACCATAATTGTCAAGTTTAATAGCCCACTGTTCATTAACTTTAATGTTACTATCAATACGCTTTTGATAATTGCGTAGATAAGCATTAAGAACAGCTTGTGTTCCTTTTTGAGCTATCATACCAAGATAAAATTTATATTGGCTTGTATTATCTAATCCCAAATCTGTGAAGTATTGGCGTGGACTAAATCCAGTTTCACTCTTGCTTAGTGCATCTGCTGCACTGTTTAAGTCAGTTGCATCAGGATCATGGAAATTAATAAACTGTGCAGCACCACTTGCCATATTTGGAATTAGGTTTTTAGACAGTAAATCGCCGTTAATGAGATACCAGTCACTGGTTGCAAACTTTTGTGTGCCTGGTATAAACTTTTGTGCTGCATAATACTTGTCTTTGAATAGAACAATATCGCCTGTGTAATAATCAGTATAAGCAGCCCATTGTGGTATATCGCTTACATTAACAAAGAAACCAGGCGCATAAAGTGAACCATTCCAATCTTGTGTTTTGCTGCCATCAATACGCAGTCGGAATTGACGACTGCCTGTTTGTTCATCATAAAGAATATCATTAAACACAGTGTTATTATCAAAAATAAGTGTATGCTCATACTGAACAATAGCAATATCCAGTAAGTGTATACCTTTTTGCGCATTTTTCAGCGTTACACTAAAGTTGTTGTCATCACGATACACACGATAATCACGACCAGTAAGCGTGACATTATCACTATTGATAATTTTAGTGTAATTGTTTGTGTTAGTGATAGTGTCAACGATACCAAACAGACTATTAAAATTAACACTGGTGCCAGTTGGGGTTAAACTTATAACTGTGCTATCACCCCAATCTTGTTGTTCCCAGAATAAAAATTCTTTTGCAGCAAGTGTCCAATCGCTTTTAGTTGAATTATCACTTAAAAATTCATTAAAACTAAATCCTTGTGATTCAAGATAACGACCATAACTTATTAAGAAGTCTACTACTTGTTGTGTAGTATTAAAGATAGTGCCATAAGGATATGTAACAATACCTTCTGCTGCATCAAGATAGATAATGGCTGTTTGATTTCCAACTGCAATTCCATAATTGTTACTGCTGACACGACTTGGTATTGTCAAGAAGTAAGGACGTTCTTTGTCAAATCCAGTAATTTGGAAACCATTAGTTACTTTTTGAACAACAACCGCACTATATACTGCACGTGCTACAGGCGCACTTTTAGTAACTTTAACTTGGTAATTTTCTTGTGGAATAATAACACTACTATTTGTGCTTTGTGGACTAACTTGATCTGCAACAACTGTTAGATAACTTTTATCAGTATAAGCACCCATCTTGTAAACAAGATTGAATGTGCTGTTGTTAACGACATTATTCCAGTTTTCAATTATATCAAGGTTATTGCTTGTAAGATAATCACGCAACCATACATTGTAACCTGGTATATAATCATTTGCACTTGTAGCAGTAAAATCAAATGTGCGATTATTTGTCTTTGTATTGATTATTTGATTTAGTGCTGCAACATATGTCAAATCACGAGTATTATATTTTAACGCACACCATTCTGCTGGTCTTGCTAAACACCATGCAATCATGACAGCAAATGGAAAATCTACACTACGACGCCAAGCAGTTTCTTGTGGGCTTTGGTCACCTACTTGCCAATTTTGACTTGCTGTAGCAACATCATAATTTGTAATGACACTTAAGTTTGGCGGCACAAGATTACCATGTTCATCTACTGGAATAATTTGACTTAGACCAGGACGGCTGTAACGACTGTTAATATAACTTAAATTTGGATTTCCGCCATATACAAAACCTAATTCAAGATCAGTCCATAAAACATTGTTAGCACTACTATATGGTGCTGGTCCATAACGCAATTCCCACCAAGTTGGTTTTTCTGCAAAACCCAACATTTCCCATGGATGTGTATGTGGTCTATCAGTATCATAAAAATAGCTATAAATTCCACGCCAGTAACCTGGCACTGGATTGTAAAACAACTTATCTACACCACTACTGTAATTCCAAGTAAACTCATTTCCAGTAGTAGTTGTATTATCAAATACATTTACATTGTTGATAGTGCTCCAACGCAAATATGCAGGTGTAAGTAATTGTGTCCATTCAGTAAGGCTATAATCAGTTTTGCGAAAAGCACCAGGCACAACACTTGGCAAATCGTAATCAGTATTATTGGCATAGGTGACTGTGATATTGTTGTATACACGTTTTTCAAATTCTAATAAAATATTATCACGGTAGTCACCATAAGCAGTGGTAATACTGCCATCATGTCCAATGATAACAGTAGTAGGCACAACATAGCTATCATCTACAGTAATCTGTGGAGTAAATTTAGGATAAATGCCTAATTTTGTTGGTGTAGCTGGTATATTACAACCTGCAGTGCTGCTATACTCTACAACTTCAATAACATCATTGCGTGAAATAGTGACGCTATCATTGATAGTAATTACTTTTGAGTTAATTACATAATCAATGTTTTTCAATAACAGAACACCATTTAAGTATACTAATAGTGAACGATAACCTTTGTTATTATCACTAAAATCTTGGGTTAAATTATAACTGCGATATGTTGTATTGTTAACGGTGTATGTGTTTTTTAAATAATCATTTCCACTTGCAGCCATATCGGTATAATAAAAAGGTGAACTGATAATGCTTAAATTTACAAACTCTTTGAGAACGGAATCTAAGCAAGCTGCATAGTTAGTTGGATCAGCAAATTCACGATTGTTTATGTAATCAAGCAACTGATTTTTAAAATTTGTATAGCTATCTGCTGCGAAGCGTATAATTTGAACAGGATCAACATCACTATTTGCAAACAGCAATGCCGCTGGTCGCAAACTTGAGCTATGTTGTAGTAATTTTCCACCAACATAGTTAAAATTCAAATCACGGAAATTATTAGCGCCTGCTGGTTCACCCACTAAATTAAGTAGATTATTACCAACTTCAATCAAATGATTGCGAACCTGGCCTAGTGTAATTGTTGTAAATTCTGAATTTTCACTGTTGTTAGTTAAATTGCGAGGCATAGTGTAAGTTTGCTTATACTGTGCACTTGTGCCATATATTTTAACAAATATGCGATCACCTATCACTACATCATTTGTAAATTTAACAACACTTGTTATAGAACTTGTTTGTAGCGTATATTTGTCACGTGATTGCAAAACACCATTAACATAAACAAAGATATTGTTTTCATAGTAGCTATTGTTATAAACAACACCCAAATCAAAATTATTAAGTTGTATAACTGTAGCATTATAAGTTTTGGTGATGTATTGTTTTGTTTTATCGCTAACACGGAACCAACCATTAGCAAAACTATAATTATTATAACTATTAATTACAGCAGCATAGCCTGTGTTTACATTTTTTACAGTGTCAATTTGATTTAAATTATAATCAAATGTGTCGGTTGCATAGTAATTTTGGAATACAATATCTCCCAAATTACCTATACTTTTATAAACAAGAGCAAAACCCAATTCACTATCACGTTTTGCATTTGGAGTTAAATTGACTGCATATCCAAATAATTGGCTACCAGTAAAATTACTGCTTGGATAAGCTGTTTGGTCACTTAAACTTATACTGTTTGCATCCACGATATCAAATAGCGGAGCCTGTGGACGACTATTGCGAATTTGTGCAAGTGTCCAAGTGCCATTTGCGTAATAATACATATTGCCTTGATTATTAACACCTTCCATAGCAACAACAGTATCACCATCGCTAAATGTTTTAATTGGAACCAGATGAATTTGGTCAAAACTATTATCAAAATAAATTGTTTGACCAATTGGTATTTCGCTTGTGATAGGATTACTGATTGTAACAACATTATTAACGGTATCAACATTTAAAACAGTAGTATTTTGAGCAATACCAGTGCCAGTAACATGTTGACCCAAAGTAATATTGCCTAATTCATTAATAAAAAGTTGAGTTGAATCTGCACCTGAATAACCTATAGTAATAGGATTATATGTTGCAGCAGTGCGAGTTTTGTTATTTTGAACTTGATATAGAGTAGCACGAACAGTTGGATCAATATCATTAATAAAAACAACTGTTACACCATTTAATAGTTGTATACCATCACTGTTATAAACGAATCTATTGTTTTTACTATCATATGTGCCTTTAGGCACAGCATAACTATTGACACCTTCAATTTGCGAAAAGGCACTTGTTGTTACATTATCAAAACAAGTAATATAACCACGATAATTTTGACCATAATTATAAAGTTTAAGGTTTGGTAAAAATTCTACAATTGGACGCTTTGCTTGTTGATTGCTATCAAATGCATAGTTTGTGTTGTTGTAATTTGCTGCTGCTTGTAGCACATCACGATGGAACCAACGATTGTTGCGACTCCAACTATTTCCGTCTACGCTTGCACGATTAATTGTGATATAATCTTTAATTTCTGGACTATTAGTGGTTCCATCAAATCCAGTGCCATCAGCATCAAAACCTCGACTATTACCAAAACTACTTCCCAAATTAGTATTAATAGTTTCTGGTGTTACCAAATCACTGTATTTGACAAGTTTAATACTACTGCCAACACCTTCTACAATATATTCATTGCCTTGATACTCACTTGGCACAACAAGACCAGTAAATTTAACTTTTAGTCCTGTTGTAAATTGCACACCATTTGGGCTTGTGTAATTTGTTTTACCTATAATGTCATTTACATTAAGCAAACTATTTGGTGTAGGGTCAACTAAACGTATAGTTCCATAAACTAGTTGATTTTCTGCATCAACATAATAAAGCACATTTTGTGCTGCGCTAAGAGTTGGAAACTTAGTGACTACACCAACGTTGTTTTTATAAGCATAAACGTGACCATACACATCACCTTGATTCACAAATACTTTATAAAGGTTATCCCAAGCAGCAATGTAAGTTAAATTCATTAATCGTGTTACTGGATCGACATTAATGCGCCAAACACCGTGCCATTGGCTAGAGTCAACATCCGCCCAGCCTGTATTACTTGTCAAGACTACATATTTGCCATCAAAACTACGCACACCATCTAAACTGTATTGTAAAACAAAGTTATCATAGTTAACGCCTTGTAGCTCTTCGTAAGTAATATCATCAACGATAATATCTACAGTTTGTCCCAAAGTAGGATAATTTATTAGATAATCCTGTGCAGTGCTTAGTGGAACAGTAAAAGTAACAATACCACTTTCAGTTCCATTATTTGATACACCAAGAACATCACGAGTAGAAATATTACTTTGGACAGTGCTTGTACCACTTGTTTCAATTTCTGTTTGAATCCAAAATTGTGTTGTTTGATTTACATAAAAATTATAACTGCCACCACGAACCAGAGTGATAGTTGGATTAACAACATTGTTGTATCCATCAACACTATAACCAGTTTCACCAAGTGCAGCACTTTGTAATTCAGTTTGATTGTTAGCAACATAACTTACACGATGAAAATAAAAATCTTTTTGTGTTGGTGTTAAATCAGCAGTAACATCAACAGGCATAGGACCGCCAGGCACCCAATAATATTGACGATAGTTTGTAAGTTTATCAAGGTCTACAAATCCGTTATAACTATAATAACGATTTGTAAAAAGACGGTCATGATTATTATTAAGACCACCATCAGCAGAAATTTGATTTAATAAATCCACATAGTTATAAACATTACTAACTTTGTATGTGTTTGTGCCTAACTGACGTTTCTTAATTACTACGCCTGGTTCAAGTTGGTAGAATTGACTATAGCTGTCATTCTCGTTTATATAATAATCACTTGTACTATACACAGGACTTTGGTCTTGTTGACCAATATAACCATACATCTTTTTCAGGCTTGGTTCCTGAATAAGTGGGTCCATTGTGGCATTTAAGAAACGCTTATTTCCTAAAGTTCTAAAAACTTGTGGTAAAAAGTTTTCACTTTTACGTTTTGCCATTTATTAATATCCTGTATACAGATTTACGCCAGCAGTATTAATACCGCTTAATACACTTTGAACAATTTGCACGTTATCAACAGTTGCTGCACTTAAAAAGATTTCATTTGGTTGACAACGAATTTCATAAAGACTACCAAAATAACTATTTGTATCAATAGGAACTAAAATAATACTACTGATATAACTGCTTAACTGTTGATGTAGGTATGCTGCCAATTCGCTAAAATAGAAAGTATCACCAAAATCCCAATTATCTAAACTAAAATAAGTGTTGATTGCATCAATCACACGTGTTTTAATTTCAGTGTCACTTAGTGTAGTTGAAGAATTTTTTACTACTTGGAAGTTTGCTTGTAATTGTAATTCAGACTTAGAACCAAATAATAATTTATAAACACCAGCGTTCAAAACCATTTCATCACTAAGCATTTTATAATTAAACAATCCACTATAACTACTGTTTAACTGAACACTGTCTAAGTCAGTGGGTTTCGCAACCGTTCCAGTATTGTCATAAACGTAGTTACGATAACTTTCATCATAGCTTCGTGTAAGGATGTAAGTATCAATAAGATTGGTGGCAGCAGGATCAAGGCGACGAGTATTTTCTGCATTGTGTTGGTACTCAAATACTAAATCTTGGCGTCCATAATAAACTTCCCAATAACCATCTGCACTTACAACACTTATAACGCCGTTTGTTGATTGGGTTTGATAAAATGTATCATCAGTTGTTGCATAAAATACAGTGCCAGATGGAAAATTATTGCGAACATAATTAATATCTGCAAGTGTTGCGTAAATTGATACTACTCCACCAACTGGAACTAACTGCCAACGCAATAAATTGTCGCTATCTGTGTATAACTTAAAGAATACGTAATTAGGATTTGCACTTGCAGATTCAGTAAAAATGTTTGGGTCAGTAGGTAATCCACTTGTAGCACTAGTAGGATAAGTTACATAAATTCTACTACTATCAGTATAGCCATCGCTAGTAATATAATTTTTATAAACACTCATGTTTACATCTTTAGTAATATTACTGTTTACAGTTGTTAATCTGATATTATCACGAACAAGAGTATTTGTTGCTGCATCATAAACAGGAGTAGGGTTAGTGCTTATAAAACTAACTTGACCACCACTACCAAAAACATAATTTAATTGGCGATATGTTACTGTGTATTTTTGACCATCAGTATTAAAACGTATTAACCAACTGGTATCACTTGTAGAATATTGTGTAGCCAAATCAAAGTCATTCATAGTATTAACACTTGAAATTGGAATAATGGTCCAAGGGTCGTTTACACCAGCAGTTTTAGTATAATCATAAATCAGAGCAAATTCAGTTTTGTTTAGTATATAACTTACCAATGTATTTGTAGTTGTATATTGGAAAGTAGTAGCAAATGGCACATATACTTGGCTAACAATTGCGTTACTTGGAATACTTTCGCTTAGCGTTACTGCACCAATATTGCGGCCAGCCACAAGCACACTGCTAGCACCAGTTCCAGTAATACTTTGAATACTTGCCCAGATATAAGTTCTATCACTAGTAAGTGTAGGTGTGCCAGTAATAAGAGTATTAGTTGCATCAAAATATTGACCTGTTGGTGCTACAAACTTAATCAAACTGTTTACTTGCAAGTATTTGCGATAACTTGTTGTTGATGTTGAAATTTGTTGTGGACCATTTCCTGTGTTGTTTGCATCTAAAAAGAATCCAGTAGATGTAGTAGTATCATCAGTGCTGCGTGACCAAACAGTTGGTTGCAGTGTAGTAAAATCCAATGGTGTATAATTTTCAAAATAAAATTGACGCATTGGATAATCTTGAATAATTGGTAATATTCTTGTATCAATTACATTGATTACATCATTACGACTTGTGTAAGTAAAATTAAACGCTTGGTCAAAAACATCTTCATAGATAACACCATCACGTCCATATAAATCAGTTGAAGTATATTTGCCAGTTGGATCAGTAATATCTAGACCACGACTTACACCACTTGCATAACGATTTACACTTTTTACTTTAACAATGTCACTATAACTTGTGTATGGGAAAGTATTATAATCTTCACCATTAACCATACGATTTTGACTATAATAAGCCTGTGGTGCTTTAAGTTTAATTTCGTTAGTTAAATCACGGCGTGAACTGTTACTTACTGTATATTGTAAACTTGCATTAATTGTAAGAGTTTGCGGTTTGCCAGTGTTATCAATATATGGAATTGCAGCAGTAATGCTGCTCATATCGCTTGGCGTAATACGATATGTTAAGCCATTGCTTACACGATAATATGTGCGATAAGTGCCAAGTGGAATATCACTGAATGTGCCATCACCAAAGATTAAATCAATTTGGTCATTGATGCGTGTATCTACACTATACAGTGTGCGAACACCACGTGCTACACTATTATAAATTGCACTGCTACTACTGGTTGCAGGAACTTGTGTCCAACGTGTACCAATTGTTCCATTTGTAATTTCATACATCCAAATATCACTATTGTTGATATTTGCTGTATTAATTGGAAATACACGATTAGCAACTTTTTCTGTAATAATAAAATCTGTGCTGTTTAGTGTACCTTGTTTGAAGTATAGGAAAAATCCAGTATTGGCACTAGCATTGCCACGACTATCGTTTTGATACAGAATACCAAATTGACCACGACTGCCAGGATCATATTCTGTAATAGTATCAGTATTAAGAATGTTTGCACTTACAATTTCAAAATCAGTTGCAACATCATTAATTGTTGTAGAAAAATTAAAGATAGGCAAAATTGTATTTGGTATAGCAATATTGTATTGTTCTGTTCTAATACCATTGATTGTTTTGCTTGCATATGGCTGACCAACTTTTGTTGATTTTGTAATTGCCGCGTTTAATATTTGAGTAAACTGACTAACCCAACTTGCATTATTTGCGTCATTCCAATTTACTGTAACACGACTTAAATTAGCACCATTGATGTCAAAAATATTTTCAGTTGTGTTAAGACTATTAATTTTTAAAACACCACTTGCAGCAACATTACGGTTAGGCACATAATTTAATTGTTTTACTAGTTTCAGGACGCTATCACGGCGTTCTGCTGTGTCAAGAAAGTTTTCACGAGCATTAAGGTCTGTGCGGAACGCAACACTTTGACCCATAAATGCAATTAAATCTAATAGTGCAACATATTCGCTGCTTTCAATGAAGTCATTGAAATCTTCTGCATAATAGGTTTTGATATAGTCAACCATAACTTTGCGTAGCGTTTCAAAGTCATAAGATTGAAAGTCTGCGTTACTGAATGTTGTGTAGATTTTTTTCCAGTCTTCAGCCGCAAAAATGTTGGTTTGACGAGTATTAGTTGCCATTATAAAACCTCAATGTATTTATTTGTAAAATAATATGCGACTATTATTACAACACATATAATTGATTACTGGTTTTATTGAATAAAACATTAAGGTCTGCAATCTTGTTGTCAGTTGCAAAACGCAAACTAAAATTTAAAATTAATCCTTGACCATCTGGACTTTCTTGCACTATAGTTTGTGTTACTACACTAAAGCGTGGGTCATAAGCAATGATACGATCAATATCTTGCTTGATTTCACTTTTTAGTGCTGGCGTAAGTGGATCAAACAACCTATTCCAAATAATTGTGCCAAAATTTGGGTTATGAAGTTTTTCACCTTTGCGAATACTAAGATAGTTCAATAGGTCTTGAACGATTAAATCATTGTCAGTGATATTAAACGGTCCAAAATCACGATTTACGCTGCTATAACCTTTATACAATGCCATGTCAGTATTTAACAACTCTTACCTGCAGCACCAGTAGATGCACTGCCGCTTGGTGTGCTTTGTGCACCAGTTTGACCACCCGTTGCTGGCGCTGGTTGATTACCAGTAATAGGTGCAACCGATGTTGTGCCGCCACTGCTGCCACTTCCAAAACCTCCGCCAGCTAAATCACCAGGGTTTGATGTAGCTTGTGCAGTATTGGTTGATGGTGATTTTGTGCCAACTACACTGCCAGTTGAACTTTGATTATCACCTGTGCCGTATCCTCCAGATGCAATATCACCAGGATTTGCTGCTATATTTGTAGGCGTATTGGTTGGAGCATTTACAACAGTTGCGCTATACTTGTCACCATATGCAGCAGCATCTGGACTACTAATTGGATCACGACGAGCAGTGGTGTCATATAGATAACTGGTGTCATTTGCATAATTATGTTGTTGTGCCGCAATACCTGTATCAAGTGGAACATAATCAGTGCTTGGGGTAGGTGTAGAACTGACACCTTGATTTACAACGCCACTATAATCAGTTGAACTTGTAGCCGCTGCATTATTTTGTTGTATTTGATAAAGTCCATCAACACCAATTTCATTGAGACTTGCTTTATCTTGACCTTGTATTGTAAGCTGATCTACTGTTGATTGGCTTATACTTACAGTAGAACCATTGCTTGTTTTACCAATAAAATTGTAACTGTCAGTTGTAGGATCATAAACTCGTTGCAACCCTTGCAGTGATGTAATCTGTTGATATGCTACGCCGCCGCTGCCACTGCTTGGTGCACCAAAACCACCACCAGCAATATCTGCTGGATTAGCACCTTGTGGTGTAACTGGATAATTTGGAACACTTGCAGCCACGTTGTCGCTTGCAGTAGCACCACCATTATAAGCAATTGTGCCGTTACTTGCAGTAGGACTGTTAGCACTTATAACCGAAGGATTACTTGGTGGTAGTGGCACTGGACCAGTTGTGCCTGTTGCGCTCAAATCACGATAACCAGTGTTATCATAATTATAAGCGTTTGATTCGCTTGTTGGACTACTGCCACTTACATTTTGTGACTGTGAACTATAAGTTGGTGAGTTACCATTAATCTGATCAATTTGATTTTGTGTTACTACTTGTGGTGAGCCAGCAGCTTGAATTGCTGTGCTGCCATCATGTGTAACTTCGCTAAAGTTTTGTGCACCTTCTGCTTTTGCTTGATCTATACTTATAGTGCGTGTTCCACAAGGCTGACCAGCCCATTGGTCTTGAACACGAATACCGCTTATATTACCATTTGTATCATACTGATAACCTAAAAAAATAGCAGCATGCGATTCGCCGCTTTGGTTAGCATAGGTTCCGCCTGGTCCAGTAAATCCACAAGCAATAACTGTTCCAGGTTGTGTAGTGCCATTTAGAACGCTATTACCTGGCACCCAAGTGCTTGTATTACCAACTCCGCTTGCGGCTTGAACAAGTGCTACGCACTGACCACTGCCTACACTTTGTCCCAAATAATTAGTATAAGCAGTCTGACCAGCAGTTGTTCCTATATTATTAACTGGTGAATCAACAAATCCATAACTGCCGCCCCCAGTTTGCTGTTGACCATTTAGAGCTTGACCAATAGCATTTCCAACACCAAATGCTGCACCACCTACAAGATTAGTAATTACACGATTTGCAATTTGTTGCAGTGGACTACTGCCTTTATTTGCCACACTAGGTGTAGTTGCTGGATTAACAAATCCACTATACTGGTTAGTGCCGCCATTGTTTTGCCAAGGCTGTGTAATAGGTTGTAAACCATTCAAGAATGTAGTATTACTTTCATTCAGACTTATCGCACAACCACTAACAATTTGGTCATATGTATAGATAAGGCGTCCTTGCACATATTTTATTACAGTAGATACCCAACCAAGTAGCGTAGTTGGATCAGTTAATGCAACATGGTCTTTGCTGTTGATACCTAAATTTGTTTGCATATAACGTGTCATATTAATTACATTTGGATCACTGCTACTTTGTGCGTTTAAGAACTTAGTTATTAAATCAATACAAGTCACTGATGTACTTGTATTGTAACCTTGGAAAAGTTTAGCCAACGCTGCAATACCTGATTCAGGTTTAGTGTAAACTGCTAGACCATTAGCAAAACCAACTGCATAAGAATCACTATTGTTATAAGGTAAATTACCAGGATTATTTTGTGCCTCACCAGTGCTATATTTTGGATTGCTGCTGCCTGTTGATATATCTGATACATCAAAGCTAGCTCCACTTCCAAAAACAATGCCTGCTACTGCACCTGCAATAGCACCACTTACAAGATAACTTGTGCCTGGTGTAGAATTTAAATCAGTGTAACTGCCAGCAATGCTGCCAGCACCTGCAGAGTTATAACCATAATTTGAATATGTTACAGGCGGTATATTATTAGTCATTGGACCATAGCTTTGTTGAACATTGCTACTACCGAAATTATTAGCAGCACCAAATTGACCTGCACTTGTACTATTTGAACCATTTGATGGTGGTAAACCTTGTTGTTGACCGTATGCTGGTTGACTTGTGGGTGCAGTTGGACTATTATGACCAGTCCAAGGTTCAGCAGTTGGCATATTGCTTGGCTGTGATGCGCCGCTTGCTTCGGTGGCTTTATTAGCATCTGCTGTATTAATTGTGTGACATGCGCCTTTAAGGTCAATGTGACCATCACTTTTAATTTGAATACAACTATCTCCAGTAAGATATGTATTCATGCCTTTTAGATGCAGCGATGATTTGCCTGTAACTTTTGTGCTGCCACTGCCTAAAATATTAATATCTGTGCCTTGCATGTTAAAAGCGCCATCACTTACGATATCTACAGTCTTACCATGTAGTTTAAGTGCGCCTTGTGTTTCTAATTGCATACCACCTTTAGCTTCAATATTAAGATTGCTTTGCGCATAAACATTGATATCGCCAGCAGCATTAATTTCTACCCAAGCTGTGCCTTTACTATTGATAATGTAAATGAAATCTTTAGTGTCATTCATCAAAATCATATGACCATTGGCACTACGCAATCTAAACATTGCGTTTTTGACGTTTGCATCACCATCGTCCATAACCAGTGTATGACCGCCTTTGCGACCACTTACGCCATACTCTTGGTCACCATTTTTATTTGTAAAAAACTGTGGATCATTGGGGTTTATAGGTTGACCTGGCGTAGAAATACCAAAAACACTGCTTGGTGTTTCACGGAACGCACTGCTTGTACCAGGTCCACGATCTGGGTCATTGGTTAGATTTTGCTTATCCCATATCTTTTTTTGATAATCATGAGCTATACGAATATTATTACCATTTTGGTCCTTGAGTGGACCAATATTAGACAATGTGCCAGGTGTTAAATTATCTGTATAACCATTTGTTACTGGTGCTGGTATTGAACCATCTAATGCACCAGCCAAACCAGGCATATTATACATATTAGGCCATTCAGGAATACAACCAAACCAGTAACCATCAAATGGATTACCATTAGCAAATGTGCAAAGAACTTTTACACCAATGTCAGGTGGCACAAACCACATACCATAACTGTGTGGATGATGGTCATACCCGCTATTGTCACGATTATTTGTTACACCATAAAATGGTGTGCAATAACTTACGGTTTTCCAACTGCCTTCATCTGTAGGACTACCACCGAGTTCAGCAATCCATACTTGAAGTTTACCGCTTCGCAGCGGATCAGTATTATTTTTAACAATTCCAACATAGGGACCAGGCGATATACGAACGCCGCTGGCACTTTCGTGACGTGTGTGATGTGGTGCTTTTTTATATTCTTGTTCAAAAATGTCGGTCATTAGTCATTTCCTAAAATATAACCATGATCTTCTGCTATGCCTGTTTTAGGTGTAGGAGCAACAAATGGTTGTCCAGTGTTATCATTAAAAATAGTAGTAGATGGGCTTGTAGTTGAACCGCCGCCGCCATTATCAGGACGATTAACTGCAGTTTTTGCTGTATGTTTTGCAGGTTCTGCTGGTGGATTATTAGAATTATCTGTGCTTGTTGGAGCTGAATTATTCACATTATCAGCTCTTACTGGTGTTGATTGAACTTCTTGTTGATTACGAACACGGTAATTTTTTAGTTTTTGCGTAAATTTACCACCACTAAATGTGCTTGTAACTTGAACTACACGATAAATTCCACTAAACTCACTATACGCACCATTAACATTAAACAACCCAGTATTGTCATCATAATCAGCATTTGGTGTAGCAAAGTAAAAGTTAAAATAAACAGGGTTGTTATAGTTTATACTACCGCTGCCGTTACTACCAATATATGGCGCTGTGCCAACAACAGATGGATGCATAAGTGCGTAATCTTGACTTATCCAATCAGGGTCACCAATAATAGTAAAATCAAGTGTAATCATATCACCACGATTATCAAGCAATTTTTCCATTAATTCTTGAACAGCAATAGTTTGTGCGCTTACTGTTGTTGGTCCTGTGTTTTGACGGTCAGCTAAACCACGAACATAGTGATAACGTGGTTTGAAAAAACGCCCATCTGCAGCATCATTATAACTGCCGCCGCTATATGTTTGTTGTGATTTGTTACCGCTTTCATCATTTGCTTTATTAATATAATTTGCTGGCACACCATTCTTATACTCAAAGAAAGCCATGTTAAACTCGATATTAGCATCTATAACATCACGGTTTTGACCACTATACAGATAAGTGTAGGTTTTTACTATTTGTGACTTACTTACTGGTGCTTGTCCAAAACCAGGCGCATCATGACCATACATTGTGTATGGCATTACAACATATTTGATATCACGTTGGTAATAACCTGTGCCAGGATCAATTGACCCAAATTTAATTACAGGAGTAATTTTCCAAGTTTTTACAGGCTGACTATCGTGACCACTTGTAGTATTTTGACCAGTCATATAATCACTTACTGTAATAACACTGCCAATAAAATCAGTGATGCGTGTGCCAGCACTGGCACGAAATGATTGACTATCAGTTGTAATGGTTAAAACACCAGTTTGACCTTGTTTTTTAGCATTGGCATCTGTGGAACCACCAATGGCAACGCTTTGGTCTTTGAATGTTTGTGGGTCAATGACTTTAGCACTTAACAAATCATTAGTAAACTCAAATGCATACGTGTTTGCCAAATTTTGACCTGTGTGATTGCCTTTGTCATCTTTTTGATTTGTTTTTTCTACTTCACCAATATTAAGAGCGTCTTTAATACCTTTTTTAACAGTAGTTTGATTGCCACTTACTGTATTTTGAGTAGTTGTTGTTCGCAATTCTTGGTCAGCACTGTTAGGTCTTACTAGTTCAGTTGTTGTAGTAGTGCTAGCTAAATCACCATTAAACAAATCTAAAATACTACCACCTTTAATTTCAATATGGAATGGTATTGTATTATCAAGTGCACTTAATGCCATAGAATTTGCAGGTATCGCATCGCAGGTATAAACTCCACCACTAGATGTTATTTTAAACTTCATATTAACAAAAGTAAATGGTATATATTTTGTTGTGTTGGGTATAACTTGTGCAGAGCCATCGCTTGATATAGTAGGCGCAATTGGCTCACCTTTGTCATTATAACCTAAAAATTCTATCTTCATAACAAAGAATGTGTTTGACCAATTAAAGTTTGGTTCAGGATTAAGTGATGCAGCACATTTTTGTAATCTTGCCAAGAAACTTACCGTGTATGGCTCAATAATATCAAATTTAAGTTTAATAACATCTGTAGCACGTGTTTGGTCACCGCTACTATTAACAATAGTTTGAATTTCCAAATTGTCAATAGTTAAATCTGTAGGAAAATAAGAGCGATTTGCTACAGAGGCACTCATTCCACTATCACTTGCGACAAATACGGCATTATTCATAAGCGCAAATTCATTGCCAGGATAAATTTTTTGTGCATAAATTTGATTAATAGTTTCACGTGGTATTGCATAAATTGAAATACGATAGGTATAATTTGTATAATCATGCAATTTATTAGTGCGACCTGCATAAGTGGTAGATGGTTGCGGTGAACCATTAGTGCTGCCACTGTTGTCAATTGATGATGCAGGTCCACTACTTGTAATTTTAGAAGTGTTATTATTGTTATTGCTGCTAGCTACTGCTATGCTATTTGTTTGTGGTGCGCTACTGTCACTTTTAATGCCACTGCCACTAGTTTGGTCTGCAAACCTAGTAGTATTAGTAATAGATGTAACTGCGTTGCTGCTTGCATCTTCAGTTAGACCATTGGTAGCAGCGTTAATTGTTTGATTTGGAACAATAACAGTTGCATCGCCAGGCGGTATTTGTGTAGGTCCAGTGCCACTTGTTAGAGTATTAAAACCACCATTTGGCGTTCCTGTATCGCTGCTTTGTGCTGTATTATTTGTATTACTCGCAGCATATTGTGCTTGTAGTGTTGCTAAATCTGCTTGTTGTGCTGCACTTGCGGCTGCATTTTGTTGAGCGATTGCGGCAGTATTTTGTGCATTAGCTGTTGTAACACTGCTTATTTCAATGCCTTGTTGTTGATTGACCGCACTACTTGCAGCTTGTGCTTCACTGCTACTTGTTGGTGTAGTATCGCTTGCTGGTGTATTATTTGCTTGTGCTTGCAGTGCAGCAACACGTGCACGTGCGGCTTCAAGTGCAGTTTGCGCATTTGCTAAATCTACACCACTTTGCGTAGTTGCTGCATCGTTTGCTACTTGTTGTGCTGCTACTGAAGCTGCTTGCGCCGCTGCAACTGCATCACTATTTTGACTGCTTACTATAAGTCCATCATTTGATAACAGTGGCGTTCCGTTATAACCACTGCTTGTGTCTTGCACATATCCGCCACTTCCACTTATTACAAAACTATCTGGTGCAAGATTAATCACTAAACCTTCACTATTTTGTGAACCAAGGTTAAGTTTACCCATATCAATATCAGGGTAAGCTCCACTGTTTAATATTGCAGCCATTTGTCTATTGACATCGCCAACAGTTGGTTGATTTCCTAAAGCTATCTGCTGATTTTTCCAAGTATTAAGTTGATTCTGTGCTGCAGTCAACTGTTGTGTAGGCGTTAATGTTGTTGGCATTTATGTACCTAATGAACTTTGTAATGTGCTTTTAGTTGGCAAATATATTACAGTATCAGCAGTAAAATCCCATAGTGGATCAATTAGCGTATTAGGGTTACGAACAGCAAATACCCACCAAAGCGCAGGATTGCCATATAAGTCAAAAGCTAATAAGTCTGGACGATATTCATACTGTGGCGGTATGGTAAAGACCACATCATTTGCTAACTTTGGAATAGCACGACTGTTCCATAAATCTAAAAATTGACCATTATCAAAACTTGGTGTGCTATAATAAAAACTCGCCGTAGAATAATTTGCAGGATTAAATGCCATTAAATCCATCCTCCGCTACTGCCATTAGAAAGAAGTGATCCAGTTGAGAATTTTTCCAATCCAAATTGATTGCTAATCTTGTTGCGGCTGTATGTAGGCACAGCACTTATATTAACATTTAAACTTGTAGGAACTTTTTGTTTATCAGTAGTAGAACTACCCTTAATAGTGCAACTTATGTAATCAACATCATTAGGCAATGAATAATCAAAATTTGTGATGACAATAGGTATATGGTCAAATGTGTATGGTCCATATCCATCTAGGAACAAGACAGGTGGTGGTGTGCCAGCTAATTGATCCTGACCATAAAACATTTTGGTTACTGTTCTAAAGAAGTGTAACATTGCAATTACATACTCAGCTTCAGCAGCATAATTTGCCGTGAATTGTGCTTGTATTGATATACTGTCAACAGAACTGTGTTGATAAGCTGGTGTTGTATAGTTTGTATGAACCAAATTCATCATGTCATAACTTGCTTTGTGTGCAACTTGAATTACGGGTGTATATGGAAATAATACGCCGCCTGTTTGGTTAAGTGGTTCAAATAGCGGACTTTGCCCAATAAATCTGCCTGTTTGGTCACTTATAATTACACGATCTTCGGTATCATCTTGCCAAGCTGTTCTACTGCTGTCATTTACTGGTTGTAGCAAATCTTGCTGTGTTCCGCCTTGTGCTACACCTGTGCCACTCAAACGACCATTTGTAGGATCATTAGATGGTCCACCAGTTAGACCATAAACTAAACCTTGTAGAGCACTATTAATTGCAGTATTAACTAAACTGTTTTTTAAAGTTTGAACACCAAATCCACCAGGATTGTTTACACCATAGTTGTAGTAATTTTGTGCTGGCAATTTATATCCACTAGTGCCAGGTAAAGTATAAGCACTACTTCTGCTATTATATCCGTTAAAAGAAGCAATAGAAGTAGGATTACCATAACCAAAATTAACTACATCACGTTGAATCAAATCAAACGGTGTTGTAGCTTGATTGGTATTTGGTGTTCTACTATAATATTGGTTTGGTGTTAAATTAAATAATGCCATAGCTATCTCAATTAAATATTTATTTTGTTAAAATAACCATATATAATAGTAACCATGACAACAAAACGCACACCATACTTAACCAACAAAGATTTATTAAAAGAGATAGCAAAAAGTAAAAATACATTTTGCACATTCCTAACGCCAGAAGATCAAGTTTATGATTTAATATTGCCTAGTGTTAGTAAAATTAATCAAAAAACAATTGCAGAAGCAAAACGTGCACGTGCTGATAGATTAGCTAAACAAGCATGGGAGGCTGCACAATCAAGCGGCGTAAAAACAAAATTAGACCAACATGCAGTAGATTGGCACAGTATTTCAAAAACCGATTTGGTTTTTAGAATCACAACATGGGATCACATTCCGTTAGCACCAGGTCGTAAGAAAAGTCTTAAAACAACTGCCGACCATCATGTAAAAGTAAACTTTCCACCATTTCAACATTTTAGATTCAATGAAAATGATGAATTAATGTGTGTAGCCAAGAGCCATTGGGAAGGCGGTATTGAAAATGGTTGGTTTAATCGTGACCATGGCAAGATGACACCTAATCTTGCTCGTATGTTTATGAAACTATGTGAACGTTATGGTTCAAAAGGTAACTGGCGTGGTTATACATACAATGATGAGATGCGTTCTCAGGCATTGCTACAGTTATCACAGGTAGGGCTACAATTTGATGAAAGCAAATCTAATAATCCTTTTGCTTATTATACTGCTACTATCACCAATAGTTTTACTAGAGTTCTTAACGTTGAGAAGCGGAACCAACACCTTCGTGACGATATCCTTGAAGCCAATGGACTCAACCCAAGTTATACCCGCCAAACAGACAATGCCATAAGAGGTGGCGGCGGCGGTGATTTTGGTTTTAATGAATGAATGTTAGTGACATTGAATCAATTGAATTGGAATTAACAAGTCGATGTAATGCAGCTTGTCCACAATGTCCACGAACAAACTCAGATTTTTTATCCGAATTAAATCATAAAAGAGAAATTACTGTAGATAACTTACAAACGTGGTTACCACAAGAAATTTACAGTAATTTAAAACATATAATTTTTAAAGGCACTTTTAGTGATCCGCTCATATCTAAACATTTTATAGATATTATAGAATGGATAAAAGAAAATTGCGCATCTGCTAAAATTTCAATTCATACAAACGGTAGCTTACGCAATAAAAATTTTTGGAAATGGTTAGCACTTAATTTGCCAACGGGTTCTAAAGTTACATTTGCTATTGATGGTTTAGAAGATACTCATTCGATATATAGAGTTAATACAGATTTTAATAAGATTATTAATAATGCTAAAATTTTTATAGAAAATGGCGGCAATGCTCGTTGGCAATATATTATTTTTAAACACAATGAACACCAAATAGAACAAGCAAGAAATTTATCACAAAAACTTGGGTTTAAACGTTTTTTTACTATCTATAGCGATAGAACAGTTGAAAATGAATTTACACGAAATTATAACAGTGATAAAAGTATAACAAAAGATACTGAAAGAAATCATATAATAAAAAATATAGTTAATAAAAGTGTTATATGTCAGAGTTTAGAAAAAAAAGAAATTTTTATAAATTGGGACGGTGAAGTTTTTCCATGTTGTATGACTGGAGTATTTGCTGCAAAAACAAAAAATTATTTTGATTTATCTATATGGAAGAAACAAATCTTGCAAAATGACTATACAAATAATAGTTTGCAACACCATACATTAAGTGAAATTTTGCAATATTTTGATAGTTTTTATAATACTATAGAAAAAGAACCAAAGTTACGGGTTTGTGCCAAACACTGTGGAATTAAAAGTTATTGACAACCAATAGATAACTTGTTATATTAGTAACATGTCAAACTTGTTCAAAAAAGCAGCGGTTTTTACCGATCTTCACCTTGGTTATAAGCAAAATAGCCAATTGTTCTTAAACGACTGTGATCGTTATATTGATTGGTTTTTAGATTTAGTTAAAACCCAAGAATGTGACACAATCTTATTTCTGGGAGATTTTCATGACACCCGCAATAGTCTTAATATTAATACTATGGACCATTCAATACGGATTCTTGAACGCCTTAATAATCTTGGCACACGTGTACTTTTTATTCCTGGTAACCATGATCTTTATCACAAAGACAGACGAACTATAACAAGTATTCGTTATATTGAGAAATTCAAGAATATTGAATTGATTATGGACCAACATACCGAAGGTGATGTAACTTTTGTGCCATGGTTGATTGGTGAAGAACATAAGAATATGAACAAAATCAAATCACGATATGTGATGGGACATTTTGAACTACCACAGTTCATGATGAACGCAATGGTAGAAATGCCAGACCATGGGGGATTAAAAAGCGATGATTTCGGCAATGTTGGAACGGTTTTTACGGGGCATTTTCATAAACGCCAGCAACGGGGAAATGTACACTACATTGGTAATGCTTTTCCTCATAATTATGCTGATGCTTGGGACGACACTCGTGGGGCGATGATATTAGAATGGGGTGAAGACCCTGTTTATCATGACTGGAATGAAGGTCCACGATATCGTATTCTTACACTATCACAACTACTTGATGAACCAGATGTGCATTTGAGCGATAAAACTTATGCACGAGTAAACATTGATATTGGTATTTCTTATGAAGAAGCTACCTTTATTAAAGAAGAAATGGTTAAAACGTATAATGTTCGTGAATTAAGTTTGATTCAAAATCGTGGTGAAGTGCTAACAGAAAACACAATTGGTGATGTAAAGTTTGAAAGTGTGGACCAAATTGTGCTAAGTCAAATCCAAAACTTAGATACGCAACATTATGATACTAAGTTGTTAATGGAAATTTACAACAACCTTTAATCGTGGTATAATAAAACAATGTTAAAAATTCGTAGCCTTACTGCTAAAAACTTTATGAGCGTGGGTAATGCGACCCAAGCTGTGCATTTTGACCGTAGTGACCTAACTCTTGTGTTAGGTGAAAACTTAGATTTAGGGGGTGATGACACAGGTGCTAGAAATGGCACAGGTAAAACAACAATCATCAACGCATTGAGTTATGGTCTCTACGGTCAAGCCCTCACTAATATCAAAAAAGATAATTTAATCAACAAAACCAATGGTAAGAACATGATTGTTACTATTGATTTTGAAGTAAATGGCGTAGAATATCGTATTGAACGTGGTCGTAAACCAAATATTACTAAACTTTATATCAATGGTGAAGAACAAACAGGTTATGTAGATGATAGCCAAGGTGATAGCCGTGAAACACAAAGTGATATTGAACGGCTACTTGGTATGTCACATGATATGTTTAAGCATGTTGTGGCATTAAACACATATACAGAGCCTTTTTTAAGCATGCGAGCCAATGATCAGCGTCAAATAATTGAACAATTATTAGGTGTTACTATCTTAAGTGAAAAGGCTGAACAATTAAAAGCACAAATCAAAGGCACAAAAGATGCCATTCAAGAAGAAAAAATTCGTATAAAAGCGCAACAAGATGCTAATGAACGCATTGCACAACAAATTGAAGCATTAAAAAAACGTCAAAAGCTGTGGTATGTAAAGCGTGAAGAAGATATGCGCACGTTAGAAAAACATCTACAACAGCTTGTAGAAATTGATATTGAACAAGAAATTGCTAATCACCGTGCGCTTGCACTATATCATGATGCAGTAAAACGCCGTGACCAAGCTAAACGTTGGATTGCATCTATTGATGCCGCTAATTCTAAAGAAGAAAAAACACAAGCAAAACTTAAAAAAGAAATAGAAGACCTTAAAAATCACAAGTGTTATGCATGTGGCTCACAACTTCACGATGATAATCAAGAAACAATTTTGCAAGCAAAAGAAGCTACACTATGTGAAAGTTCACTGCAATTTCTTGCAAATGAAAGTCAAAAAGAAGATCATTATAACACATTGCAAGAAATTGGTGAAATAGGTGATGCGCCTACTGTAATCTATGATACGCTTGAACAAGCATTAGAACATCGAAATACACTTGATAATTTGGCAGCAACTTTAGAACAAAAAAATAATGAACATGATCCTTATGCAGAACAAATTTCTGATATGGAATCAACTGCACTTGTTGAAGTAAGTTGGGATACTATTAATGCTCTTACACAACTACAAGAACACCAAGAATTTTTGTTAAAAATGTTGACAAGCAAAGATAGTTTTGTGCGCAAGAAGATTATTGACCAGAACCTGGCATATCTAAACAGTCGCCTTGGTGCTTACTTGAGTGCTATTGGACTGCCACATGAAGTTAAGTTCTTAAATGATTTGTCTACAGAAATCACAGAACTTGGTCGTGACCTTGACTTTGATAACTTATCTCGTGGCGAACGTAATCGTTTAATACTATCATTAAGTTGGGCTTTCCGTGATGTTTGGGAAAACCTCTATCAACACATAAATCTCCTGTTTATCGATGAACTTATTGATAGTGGTATGGATGCCAGTGGAGTTGAAAACTCCCTGGCAATCCTAAAACGTATGAACCGTGAACGTGGTAAGAGTATTTTCTTGGTTAGTCATCGTGAAGAACTAAGTGGTCGTGTTAATAATATTTTAACCGTTACTAAAGAAAATGGTTTTACTAGTTATGGAAGCGATATAACTACAGTATGACAAGTAAAAGTAAAAACAAAGGCAACAGTTGGGAACGTGATGTTGCCAAGCATTTAACAGAACTATATGGTGAAACATTTATACGCGTACCAAACAGTGGTGCGTATATTGGCGGTGCCAATACAAAACGCAAAGAAGTTCTACACGAAGGTCAAATTCGTAGTTTCAAAGGCGATATTATACCTGGTCAAAGTTTCCCTAAGTTTAATTGCGAATGTAAAAGCTATGCTGATTTTCCCTTCCATCAGTTGTTTAATGGCGAATGTAAACAACTTAATGTATGGTTAGACCAACTTCTAGAAGTAGCAGATGATAATGACTTTAACATTCTTATTATGAAGTTTAATCGAAAAGGCAAATTTGTTGCAGTAGAATTTGATTCTTATTATGATATGCCGTTATTTGTAGAATATCATATGTTATATCAATATAAAGATGTTCGTTGGGCTATTATGGAATATGATCGTTTTTGGAAATTAAATAGTGAATTTGTGAGGATTTCTTGTGCGTAAGGCTTTAATTATTGGTGGAACAACAGGCGTTGGTGCTGCCATTGCAGAATTGATGAATAATATTGATATAGAAGTAACTGCAGTTGGGAGAAAAGAATTTGATATAAGAACTGCTGATTATAATACAGATTTAAGTCAATATGATTATTTGGTGTTGAGTTGTGGGGTTGATCCACATGGTGACAGACCACATCTTGAACAAAAATGGGATGATATTGAAACTATTTTGTATACTAATTTAATTGGACAAATTAAATTTACGCACAGTTATTTGAAACAACGTGCAGAAAAGTGGAGTAAAGTTATCTTTATTGGTAGTGCACATAATGGTGATCATATACTGCCTAATCGACTAGCATATGGATTAACTAGATTTGCACAACGTGCTTATATAAATGCACTAAGACATGAAATACAAGACCCACAACATGGCGTTTTATTAATACGCATAGGCAAAGCTAAAACAAACTTACTTAAAAATAGACTTCTTGAATCTTGGACTCAAGAAATTGATAATAAGTATTATAGCGACTTACACTTATCAATGACCGATATTCAAGAACGTATACCACTTGCATTGTTTGATGATGAACATTACACTCAAGAAATTGTAATTTCAACAAAACCAATATAAGGGATTATTAAATGCAGCAATGGTGTTATAAGTTTGTTGATTTACCACAAGTTCCACAAGAAATTATTACTGAAAGTTTAAAATTAATATCAGCTAATAATATACGTGAAGACCGTTGGTGGTGGCCGAAAACAGCCAGCGAAATTGATGTAGTAGATAATAAATCAAAACAAAATGTTTCGTTTGTTCAGTATAAATTAACAGAAAATATTAAAAATTGGTTTTATGAAAATATTGTTGTATCTGGATGCAATGCAGTTAGTATTACAAAAACTACTGATGGGGAACACAAGGGTGCACATACAGATAAAACACGTGATTATGTTTTAATTTATTTGCTTAGGCTTGGCGGTGAAAAACCATATACAGTTTGGTATCAAGAAAAAAATTACCCAATTATTAGAGAAAAAAAAGCAAGAGTTCACGATTATAATCTTTTAACAGAAATAGACCGTGTTCATATTCCATTAAATACTTGGTGTATTCTCAATAGTAGAATTATACACGGCGTAGATTTACTCACTGAAAATAGAATTGGATTTCAAATTGGGTTAGATGAAATTTTTGAATTGCGTGGTAAATTTATAGAGTAAGAAATTTAATTATAAATAATTTTGGAGTAAGGCCACACCAGTGACCTCGGAACCCACATCGACGCAAAAGGCGCAAGCCTTGTAAAGTAAGTATAGCCTTACTAAACGCCGACCGTAGCAGTCAACCCACTAACTGCAAACTCCTTTCATATTAAAATTTAACATTGTGACATCAATTTATATTGATGTTTTTTGTGTTATCTGTTAACGTAAGAAAGGAGAAAAATATGATTAACAGGTTTATTTCTAATACTAAAATTGCATTATTGACAATTTTTACATTAATTGCAACCACATGCGGAGTTTTTGCTACAGAAATTCATATAAGCAAAACAAGTAAACTTGCTACTATTCAACCGCTACTTTATAAAACTGTTGAACTTCTTCCAAAATTTGCTGCCAAGCACGGAATTAAAGATTTAAAAGTAGTTTTAGATGAAGTTACCAATGCTTCAACAGCCAATGATAGTTTATTATTAGGGCGTCTTGATATTGTTATTGGTGGTATTAACGGTTATTCACCTATTTTAGAAAAAGACCCAAGCAAGTTAGTATTGCTTTCTGGATGGGAGACATTTGATTTTTGGTTAGTATGTGCTGATCCTAATATTAAAAAGATTACTGACATAGGACCAAACGATAAAATTATGGTAAAATCGTTAAATGCTGGTGAACAACTTATGTTACGACAGTATTTGGCAGCAGAGGTCGGTGCTAATCAAACCGAAAAACTCAATAACAACCTTGTTATTCTAACAAGAGAAGAAGCATTTCAACTTATGACAGCAGATACGCCAAAATTAGCTTGTGCTTTTCTTGGTTCACCGCTTCAAAATACTATTGTTGCTATGAAAAAAGCGCATATCGTATCTAAACCTGACAACGTAAAAAGTTTTGGTTTTGCAAACATAAGCTATACTACAGCAAAGTGGGCAAAAGAAAATCCAGAATTAGCACGTGCATGGATTGAAGCACAAAGTGAGGCAATCAAAGAGTATACTAAAGACCCTGTATCTGCTATTAAAGTATACTTGAATAATGACAAAGTAGAAGATATTACACCAGAAGATGTGCTGAAAATGAAGAAAGAGAATAATGACACCTACGATACAAGTTTAAAAGCTGCTCTTTCTACACTTAGATTAATGTATACGAGCGGAACACTTAAAGTTGATCCTGACAAGATGCCTGATTCTCAAAAAGTGTTTGATACTAAATTGGTAAAAATTAATTAATGCTCGCTGTTAAAAACCTTACAATCAGTGTTGATGGGAGAAGTTTATTTTCTCCCATCAGTATTGAATTAAAGCCGCAAACTATTACAGTTATTATGGGTAGTAGTGGTGTGGGTAAAACCAGTATAATTAATGCTATTCGTGGTGTGATGCAATATACTGGTTATATCAAAAGCAATAATATTTTTACTGTATTTCAAGATAGTCATCAATTATTTCCATGGTATAGTGTAAAGAAAAATATGGAAATTACATGCAAAAATAATTGGTATGATATAGCTTCTGAATGGAAATTAACAGATTTAATTGATAAAAAACCAAATAGTATAAGTGGTGGTCAACGTCAAAGATTTACTTTGATACGAGCAATATGCAGTGGTGCAGAAACTATATTATGTGACGAACCGCTTAGCGGTCTTGATGCAATGACCAGTTATAATGTATTAAGTGACTTTAAGGAAAAGATTATACAACTTAACTTAAATGTTTTATATATTACACACAATATACACGAAGCAAAGCAAATCGCAGATGAAATACTATTACTTTCATACAATGGATTAACGAAATTACCAAAAGATATAGATGAAAAAGATTTTATCAAAAAACTACATCATTAATATTATAGCCATTGGTTTATTAATAGTTGCTTGGCAGTGCATTTGTTTTGCCATTAATGAAACATTAGTTTTTCCAAGTATTATTACAATAACAACAACTGCAATTAATATGCTACAAACAAAATTGCTATGGATAACTTATTTCGACACTATCATAATGTTGTTTACTGCGTGGGCAATTTTATGTATTAGTATTGCTATAACAATATGTTTATGTTGGATATTTCCATTTTTTCGCAAAATAATAGAATGTTATTGTGGATATTTTACTCCGCTACCAAGTTTTGTCCTAATCCCTTTTTTAGTTTTAATTTTTGGATTATCAAGCAATGTTGTAATTGTAGTAGTTGTTTTTAGTGTATATTTTGCAACTTGTTACCAGATATTATCTGCTTTTGACACAATAAAGCTGACATGGGAAAAGCATGTGCAGAATTTAAATTGGGGTATAAAACAAAGTTTTATTCATGTATATTTGCCAGCCACTGCACCAATTATCATTTCACTTTGTAGCACAAGTTGGGCATATATGTGGCGAACACTGATTTCCCTTGAAGTAGTATTTGGTAACATTGGTGGATATCATGGTTTAGGAACATACATGATAGATGTAAAATCTACTATGGATATTGATAAAATGTATGTTATAGTATGTATTATTGCAATTAATGGTTATGTAATATCAAAATTATTCGACAAAGTGTCACAAAAATTAAAATGGTAGGAGAATACAATGAGTGATCAAATAGAAGAATGGCTATGGAAATTTCCAGATTTACCAGATTTGCCTGATGAATTAGAAAAAATGATTTATGATAGTGTTAATAAAGAAGTTATTGAATATGTTGATTTTAATGCAACGTTACAAGCACCTTTTATTAAAAACGGTGAATTGAAAAAATCAGTTGCTTTTTTCCAATATGAAACCGAAAAAGAAATGAAAAAATGGGTATATGACAATGTTGCTAAAACAGGAATAGCTAATGTAAAATCATCAAAGACATATTTTAATCCCGATGATCCACGTGATTGGCGTGGTCCACACACTGATACTACTCGCAATTATGTATTAATTTGGTTGCTTGAAAGCGGCGGACCAGATCATGCCACTGTTTTTTATAAAGAAAAAAATAAACCAATCATAAGAGAAAATTGTGTAACAGCATTAGAAACCGATAAGTTGGAAGAACTAGGCAGAATACAAATTCCTCTTAAAAAGTGGATTATATTAAATTCACGCATTTTGCACAGCGTAATTAATATTCCAGAACCACGGATTGCATTACAGGTTGGTTTTGTAAGCGTTAAAGATATCAAGGAGTTTAAAAATGAATGAATGGTTTTATAAGTTTCCAAAAAATTTACCAGATGTTCCAGAAGATTTTATAGAACGAGCATATAAAAGTATTAAAAGAAACATTGATACTACAATTGATTGGGAGAAAATTAACCAAGAAATCATCACGATTAATGGTATTCAACTAAAAAATACTGCTTTTACATCATATCATCTTGATGAAGAGATCAAAGAATGGGTATACAAAAACATAACTGATAAAAGTGTAGTCAATGTTAGGGTTGCAGAAAGCGAAACAAGTGAGCAAGATGTGCGTGATTTTAAAGGAGCACACTGCGATTCATCACGTTTGTATACACTACTTTACCTATTAGAAAGTGGTGGTGATGACCACGAAACAATGTTTTATCAAGAAAAAGGTTATCCAATTGTAAGACACAAAGGTCATAGAGTTTTTAACCACGATGTTCTTACAGAAATTTGTAGCGTAAAAATTCCATTACGCAAGTGGTGTGTTCTTAATTCAGCAATATTACATGGTGTGCGAAATATACCTAAGAAAAGAATTAGTATCCAAATTGGATTAGATAGTATTGAAGGTTTAACTTTGGATTAAAATGAATAAAACACAAGTGTATAACCATGAAGATAGTTATTATGATGTAAATGGAGAAAAAACCTACAGTAAAATACGCGCTATTGAATTAAGTTCTGGTGATGTTTCCAAGATTAGCTTCAAATGGATGGAGAATACATGGAATAAGTCAAGTTGGCACATTGAGCCGCAACAAACTTGGCAAGAGCTAGTTAAAATAAGATGTGAACAAATAAGAGAACGTTATTCATATGTGTCTCTTTGGTATAGCGGTGGTTATGATAGTCACACTATATTAAAAACTTTTGTAGATAATCATATATTGTTAGATGAATTAGTAATAATTGACAGGACATCACTATATGATGATCCTGAATATAAATTTGCTGTTGAACACGCAAAGACCATCAAAAAAAATTATTTTCCAAATATAAAAATCAATATTATTCCAATCCATTACTCTGATATAATAAATTTTTATGATAGTATGGGTGATTATTGGATATATCATATTGGTAGCACTTTAAGGTTTAATAAAACAACCAAATATTACCTTACTAATTATCATGAAAATATTATCAAAAATTTAAACAAATATACCACACGTGCTGACATAATGGGTCACGAAAAAGCAAAAGTATATCTACATGATAATAAATGGTATTGTTTTTTTCTCGATGATAACTTGTCTGATATTGTTGGTAGTAAACAAGAAAGTTTTTATTTAAGTGAAGATTTACCAGAATTATTCATAAAACAAGCATGGAATGTATGTAAATGGTTTGAAACTCTGCCTGAATTTTCACCAGAACTTGTACATTTAATTCAAGGCAAAGATATGAGTAAAAATGGTCCATATACAAAATATTATTCAGCTTGGAATATAGCAATGGGTAGATATCCTTTATATCATAGCGATATAAGCAGCGTTATTGGTTCTCAAAAGTTTTTACATACAAATAATACTGATAGTCCAGATAGTTTAAAATTATTAAATTATGCAAAAAACAATGAAATTAAAGTATACAAAACTTATATGAATGGACTAGAAAATATTAAAAAAATCAATAATAGCACAGAATTAAATGCAACACTTATAAGCAAAGCATATTTTGTTAAAGATTTTCAAAAAAGTTATTGACAAAGGCAATTTACATATATACTATTATCCCATTGGCTCCATAGGCACATAGGCATTTCAGGCAGCATAGTCCCAAATATGAATAGTTTGAAGGTTGTCAGCACCCCGACATTGCTGTGATGGACAACGTTTGGCCAAACGATAGGCTAAACGATGAGGCTCTGAGAATAAGCAACCTCAGCTTACATATATTCGCTAACAAGGGTATATGTAGGAACCGTTGGTATAATCTACTGGATGTAAAGGGGTATAGGCTAACCGCCCCACTTGGAAACAAGTTCCTTTTGTTAGTGTCTGTTTGATAGCTCAAATGAAGCATCAAGGGCATAGATTTCCTGCTTAAGGGAATCTATGTCTGAAATCCAGTCTAAATGAAACTAAAAAGATTGATTATAAAGAAGAACTGAAAAAAGGTGAAGGTGCGATAGCACCTGAACTGATGTGCGTAGCACATCATCTAATACTTCTTGACTAATACTGATTTTGTGGTAATATAAAGTATAGGGAGTTGCTTATGGCTACGTGTTATCTTCATGGAACTACTTTCAGGTTGCGTTGTCCTGATTGTGAAAAAGCAGAATTATTAAGACGCCAATCAGTAGCAGTGGAATCACAAAACAGTTCTGGTTCATCAGGTTCTAATGCAGATTTACCAAGTTGGTTTAAAATAATTTCATATGTTGTAGTTGGTGGAGTGTTATGGTGGTATTTGATTATACTTCCTATCAGCGAAGGTGAATTATTTGTAGGATTACTATTTTTTCTATTTCTTGGATGGGGACCACTTTTAGGATTATTGGTTGAACTTTGGATACTTTTTGGTTAGAAAAAAGGTAAATTTATCTTTTTTGTAGTTTCTAAATTTTCGTCAATAATTTTACTAATTATTTCACGTTCCTGAATACTCATATCCATTGCTTCTGAATAAGTAACCCCACCACGCATATACCAAACGATCCTTAAAATATTTTGTTTAATATTTTTTACGTCTTTTTCGTATCGTTCCACCAGTGCCATTGTCTCTTCAAGTGAGAGTTTTAGGATGGTGGACCGAAAAAATTTGCGTAATCAAACGTGACTCCTACACTATATTCACTTTCACAACCTTCACATTGAACTTTTACAGGTGGTAAATTAGCAACTTCATTAATTGATTGCAGTTTATCTTTGATCAAGTTTATGTTTTTGTTGGTAGTATTTGTATAAAATTCATGAATATATTCAGGTTCGGTAACTAAATCACCATTTTCTGTTGTAATACTTGCTGTGCCCATTACTAGAATATTAGTGCTTGCATCTACAATTTTTTGAACATGAACATCAAATTGTGCTTTTTTTGTTTCTTCGTCTAAATTTTCATTAAGAATTACTTCTGCAAGTTTTTGATTTTCAAAATCAATGATATTGTTTTTTGTAGATTGTAGATAATTAATCGGTTTAAAACGTATTTGTAGCCCATCTATATTCAATACTGGTGAATAATCAGGTGCACGAACTCGCATAAGCACATCATTTAATGGAATTTGGTGTCTATTTTCGTGATTACATTTAGGACAACTGCTGTCAATATCCATAGCACTGCCATATGTTGCAATACGAATAGCAATTAAAATGCTATCTGCGTCAATAGTAGGCATACCCCAAGCATTAGTAATATTAGGGCAGCAACTCTCAATAACCTTAACTACACCATCACCATTCATAAGAGCATCGGGAGTTCTTAATAAAATCTCATCTTTAGTAGTCATTGGCATAACACCAATCTCACCATTTGCTGGCAAGTTTAAGCTGCCAGGTGCCCAATATCTGCCACCGCTTGGAAGTTTAAGATAAATCGCTGGTTGACGAAAATGCGAAGCAAGTGGATTAGTTGATTTTTGCATATTTTTGCTACCTATAAATAATATAAAGTTATTTAACAAGGTCAATTTGATGGCTGAAAATACAGAAGAACAGTTAAAAAAATTTGCAGAACAACTAGCAGTGCTTAATGAGAGAGCAGGTGCTTTTGATAAAGCAATGTCTATTTTATATAATAAAACTACTGCTTATGCTGATTCTGTGTCCAAAGGAACAAAAGCAGATACTAAAAAACTAAATGATGCTTTAAAAGTTGCGCTAACACAGCGTGAACGTGAAACTGAATCTTTGCGCCGTCAGTATAAAGAAAGGTTAATGACCGAAGAAGAATATACAATAAGATTGAATGATATTAATGATTCATTAAAAATTGCATCACTTGATAGCAGTAAATTTGTCAAATTTATGTCTGATGCAACTATAAGTTTAGAAGATGCAGCAGCAAAAGTAGAATTTTTTATTAATAATAAAATTACTAAAACAACTGTGGCGGCTGTTACAACCGTTATTGGTAACTTAACTGCTGCTTATAATAGTAGCAATACAGGATTACAAGCTGCTTTAAGCAATGCCTCTTTTACGTTTAAAACAATTGCAAGTGCAGCAAGTGGTTTGGTTAGTGTGATACCAGGTGCTGGTGCAATACTTGGACCAATTGTTCAAGCAGTTGGTGATGCTGGTAGTAAGATACTTGATTTTATGAATAAACAAGTAGAATCTATAAGCAGTTCCTTTAAAGAAGCAAGTAATGCTGGTGCTATATTTGCAGACGGTGTAAGTGGTTTGAAAAATGCAGCATTTGCTGCTGGTTTAACAACAGATTTATTTGGTAAAGCGTTAAGTGAAAATCGTGATGCAGTTATACTTTTTGGTGGAAGTATGACAGAAGGTGCAAAGCGAATAGGTAGTGTAAGCAAGTTTATTAATCCTTCACAATTCCAAGCATTAGGTTTTGGGCTTGAAGAATTACCAGGTTTGATAGCTAATGTTGGTGCTCGTATGCGCCGTAGTGGTGCTGCAACAGATGAACAAGTAGCACGTGCAACTGCGCAATACGCACAAAATCTACGAATTATTGCAGATTTAACTGGTCAAGATGCTAAAACTCTACAAGCAAAAGCTGACCAAGATGCAAGTGATTTAGCTTATCAACAATATTTGGCTACAAAAACACCTGAACAACGTGCTGCAATTGAAAATGAACTACGTGCACTGCCAGAAGCATCACAACAAATGTTCAAAGAAATGGTTAAAAGTGGTGGCAATGTATTCACTGAACAAAGTGCAATTATTGCTTCACAAGCACCAGCATTTGAAAAAATGGCAAGATCGTTGTTTAATACTGCTGAACAAGGTGCTGTACAAACTGGTCAAGGTTTAGGAATACTAGAAGAGTATGGAACAGAGGCAAGAAATCAAATTCAAGGTTTGCGTGACTTTGGTTTAGCTGCTTCAACAGAAGGCAGTGCATTTGCAGCGCAAGCTGAAACTTTAGCAAAATCTATTGCTCTTCTTAATAAAACACCAGAAGAAATTGAAAAATTACGTCAAAGTGTAGCGCAGGCTGCTATTACAGAAGACCCAACTACTAAAAAATTAGTAGAAGCAGAACAATTAGGTATGCAAAATCAAATTAAAGTTCAACAATCTGTATTTGATAGTTTAAGTGCTTATCTTACTGTTGTTAATAAACTTAATGATGTTACAGGATTACTTGCTAGTGGCATGGAGCGATTAGCCAAGGCTGTGCTTGGAAATGGCGAACAATTTGATGATTATACAAAAGGAATTGCTCAAAAAGCAAGAGAAGACAAACAGTTAAGCACAGAACGAGGTGTTTTTGGTTTAGGAAGCAGCGAACTTGAACAAGCACATGCTAAACTATTAACTCTTACAGAAGCACAGATTAAAAATCTTGCTATTGTAACTGATACATCTATTGACAAAATTTTAAAAACTGCTGGTTTTGCTGATATGCAAGCATTTAATGTTGAACGAGCACGTCAACAAGCAGACATTGAAAACAGAACAGATTATACATTTGTTGGACCAATGCTAGCAGATGGTGGTATAGTAAGTGGTCCAAAAAGTGGTTTTCCTGCTACACTACATGGCAATGAAGCAGTTGTTCCGCTGCCTGACAATATTAATGCAGAAGCATTTACTGATTTTGTAAGAGCAAGTGGCACAAGTGCTGAGTCACAAGAACTTGTTCGTACTCAACAATATGCAGCAAGTCAGCAAAATGACTTAATGCAAACACTTATTAATAAAGTAGATCAGTTAATTGATGCAACTAAAACTGTTGCAACATATACAGAACGCACTGCTGCACGTGTCGCATAATTAATAAAACAGCACATATATCACTAAATATTTTAATAGGGAACTCTCATGGGTTGGAAAAAACATTGGCGTATCGTTAGTGATGGGGCTTATAGTCCAGTTAACGGCAGCGTAACAGATTACAGCAGCTACAATTATCTTGGTTCACAAGCAAATGCTGCATATCGTAACTATCAAAGTATGTTGCCAGATGTTTATAGTGGTCACCCTAACCGTATTGACCGTTATACTCAATACGAGAATATGGATTTAGATAGTGAAGCCAACAGTGCACTTGATATTTTGAGTGAATTTTGCACACAAATTAATGATGAAACTAAAACTGCTTTTACGATTCATTTCCATGAAGAAGCCACTAACAATGAAATGATGATTTTAAAAGAACAGCTTGTTTCTTGGTATAAACTACAAGATTTTGAGCAACGTATCTTTAAAATGTTCCGAAACACATTAAAATATGGTGACCAAGTATTTGTTCGTGATCCAGAAACATACAAGTGGTTTTGGACTGAAATGAATCGTGTTAGCAAGATTATTGTTAATGAATCCAAAGGTAAAGAACCAGAAATTTATTATATTCGTGACCTTAATCCTAATTTGCAGAACAGCACAATTACACGTCCACCAGGTCCAAATGACAGTTATGCTTTTGCGCCTTATATGGGTGGTAGCAGAACTTATACTGCTGGTGGTGAATTATTTTCTCCAAATACACGTTTTGGTGCTGGTAATAATGAGTTCCCTGTAGCAGCAGAACATATCGTTCACTTAAGTTTAACAGAAGGGTTAGATGTCAACTGGCCGTTTGGTGTAAGTCTTTTTGAAGCAATCTTTAAGGTATTCAAGCAAAAAGAATTACTTGAAGATGCTATTCTAATTTATCGTATTAGTCGTGCACCAGAACGCCGTATGTTTAAGATTGATGTTGGTAATATGCCAGCGCATCTTGCTATGCAATTTGTTGAGCGTGTTAAGAACGAAATTAACCAACGCCGTATTCCAACACAAAGCGGTGGCGGTCAAAATTTAATGGATGCTTCATATAATCCAATGAGTATGAACGAAGATTTCTTCTTTCCACAAACTGCTGAAGGTCGTGGTTCATCTGTAGAAGTTTTACCGGGTGGTCAAAATCTTGGTGAAATTGATGATTTGCGTTACTTCCAAAATAAAATGTATCGTAGCTTGCGTATTCCAAGCAGCTACCTACCAACTGGACCAGAAGATAGTGATCGTGCATTTACAGATGGTAAAGTAACTACCGCATTAATTCAAGAATATCGTTTTAATGAATATTGCAAGCGATTGCAACGTTATATCAGTCCTAAATTTGACACAGAGTTTAAGTTGTATCTTAAACATAAAGGTTTTAATCTAGATAATGGCTTGTTTGAATTGCGCTTTACTGAACCGCAAAACTTTGCTGCATATCGTGAATTAGAATTAAATCAAAGTCGTATCAGTGCCTTTACACAATTACAACAAACTGATTTCTTGGCAAAACGTTTTATGTTAAAGAAATATCTTGGTTTGAGTGAAATGGAAATGGCTGAAAATGAAAAGATGTGGCATGAAGAGCGTGGCACAGAAGAACCGACTAGTAGGCTGCAAGGTGTAGATTTGCGCAGTGTTGGTGTTACACCAGGCGCTATTGGCACCGATTTAGAAACAATAAGTGATATTCAAGCAGCACAAGGTGGACCTGGTATTGGTGGTCCTGGTATACCACCAGCCGTGCCTGGTGGAGAAGTTGGTGCTGGTGGAGCACCAAGTCCAACTGGTGGAGCAGGTGGTGGTCAAGGTGGTGCTACAGCGGGTGCGGCATTAGGTGGCGCATAAACCTAAATAAAAAGTGGAGCCACTATGTTTTTAAGTGAAATGTTTAATGCAAATAACGGAGCTTATCAAGACCTTTCTCAGGATAACACTGTAGAAAAGTTGCATGATTTGCGTAAAACAAGACTTACACTGGCTCAAATAAATCAATTACGCAAGATGAATGATCAACGAACCGTCGAATACGTTGAACAAATGAAATTAGTTCGCACAATGTATGCGCCACCCCCAAGTGGTGGACCTGGTTTGTAATTTCACAAATATTTCAAAAATCGTAAAAATTAGCCTATTTGAGGCACTATTTAAATCCATAGTTTAAATAAAAACACAGGATATTATTCCACAGGAGTTTTTTATATGCGTAGTCAGTACGAACAACTTATTGAATATATTATTAATGACCAACATGACGAGGCTAAGGAACTTTTCCATAACCTCGTTGTAGCAAAGAGCCGTGACATCTACAACCAAATCGTTGCAGAAGAAATGGACGAAGAAATCGAAGAAACCGAAGACATGGAAGAAAACTATGACCATGACATGGATGAAGCTGGCGATGATATGAGCATGGACCAGACTGATGACATGATGCATGACATTGAAGCTGACCATGATGGTATGGATCACGAAGATGGTCATGATATGGATATGGACCATGACGACATGGACATGGGTGACCACGAAGGTGGTGAAGACATGGAATATCGTGTAATGGACCTTGAAGATGCTCTTGACGACCTTAAGGCTGAATTTGAAAAGCTAATGGCGCAAGAAAAAGAAGAACCAGAGCATCAAGATCATGCTGAAGAAGGCGTAGTTCGTGAATACGTTGAAAAGGTTTCAGCATCAAGCAACAGCGAAGGTCAACCAGTTGGCGCAACTAATTCATATCCAAGCAGCACCAATACAAAAGGTATTGTAGCTAGCAAAAATGATATGGGTGGTACTGCAAAGAATCTTGCACAAGGTCAACACAACGAAGACCCAAATGGCAAGGCTTACAAAGGTCCAAGCAATGAATATAGCAAGGGCGAAGGTAAACTTCCACACGCTGAAAAGTTTTTAAATGCACCAGGCGGTGACGCTGGTAAGAAAGGTTTCTCAAATGCTAAGAAGCCACAAAGTGCAGAAGGCAAGTTTGCAACTGGCGGTGGCCCGAACGTAAACAAGAAGAATAACCTTCCAAAGTAAGGAATTGTAATGAATAATTTGCTTATTGAAAATCTTAGCTACGATCAAGCAAAAATGGAAATGACCCATGAAGGTGAAGGCAAAAACCTTTACCTTAAGGGTATTTGCATCCAAGGTGGTGTGAAGAACGCTAATCAACGTGTTTATCCTATCACTGAAATCAATCGTGCTATTGAAACACTTAATAAGCAAATTAAGACAGGTTATAGTGTGTTGGGTGAAGTAGATCACCCAACTAACCTACGCATCAATCTTGACCGTGTTAGTCATATGATTACAGAAATGTGGTTAGATGGACCAAACGGTTATGGTAAGATGAAGATTTTGCCTACACCAATGGGCAATTTAGTTCGCACCATGTTAGAAAGTGGTGTAAAACTAGGAGTAAGCAGTCGTGGATCAGGTAATGTTAATGAACATGACGGCGCAGTAAGCGATTTTGATATCGTTACTGTTGATATAGTAGCACAACCAAGTGCACCTAATGCCTACCCAACAGCAGTCTATGAAGGACTCATGAATATGAAAGGTGGGCATCGTATACTTGAAATGGCTAAAGATTTAAATCAAGATCAACGAGTTCAGAAATACTTGCAAGCAGAAGTTGCTAAGTTTATTGCTGAATTAAAGATATAAGTTCAGGAGAAATTAATGTTCGAAGCTCTAAAACCATTACTAGAAAGCGGACTTCTGAACGAAGATACACGTAAGACACTAGAAGAAGCATGGAATGCAAAGCTAGAAGAAGCACGTGGTCAAATTCGTGATGAAATTCGTGAAGAAATGGCTAGTCGTTATCAACACGACCGTGCTAATATGGTTGAGGCACTGGACAAGATGGTTAACGAATCACTCACAGCCGAACTCACAAAGATTAAGGCTGAACGTGAAATGGTAAGCGAAGACCGTGTAAAGTTCACACAGCAAATGATGCAAAAAGCTAAGAATTTTGATTCTTATCTTAGTGAATCACTTGCAAGTGAAGTTGCAGAACTTCGCAGTGATCGTGCTAATATGCAAAAAACAATTTCAAAGTTGGAAGCATTTGTTGCTGAAAACCTACAAGCTGAAATTGCAGAATTTGCAGCAGACAAGGCTGACCTTGCAGCAACTAAGGTAGCAGTAGTTACCGAAGGTCGCAAGAAGCTAGAAACTCTTCGTGACAGTTTTGTCAAGAAGGCAAGTAGTTTGGTAGAAAGCACAGTTACAAATCATCTACGTACAGAATTAAACCAACTCAAAACAGATATTCAGGAAGCCAAGGAAAATAACTTCGGTCGTAAGATTTTTGAAGCCTTTGCTACTGAGTTTGGCGCAAGCTACCTTAATGAACGCGCAGACATCAAGAAACTCACTAATAAGATTGCTGCTATGGCAAATCAACTTAGTGAAGCTCGTGATGCTCAAGAACGTACGTTGACTGAAGTTAAGGAAAAAGAAGTAGAAATCCGTAAAATCAATGAATCAATTGCTCGTAACGGAAAGCTCAATGAATTGCTAAGTCCACTTAGCAAGGACAAAGCCGCTGTGATGTCACAACTGCTGGAATCAGTCCCAACAGATAAACTCGACGCAGCATATAAAAAGTACTTAAACCCAGTAATGGAAGGTAATGCACCAAAGGTAGAAACTAAAAAGACTATCATTGAAAGCAAAACAGAAGTTACAGGTGACCGTGCTGTAAAAACAGAACAGAAAGAATCTTCAAACATTATTGAAATGAAGCGTCTTGCTGGTCTGGTAAAGTAATAAATTAAATTGGAGAAGACCCTATGTCACAAGAACTAATTGAAAGCCGTTGGGACGAAACCAAAGCAGCCCTGTTGGAAGGTCTAAGCGGTAATCGTCGTACAACAATGAGCATGGTGCTCGAAAACACAAAGCGTTATCTTGCAGAAAACGCAACTAGTGGCGCAACTGCTGCTGGTAACGTAGCAACACTTAACCGTGTTATCCTACCTGTTATCCGCCGTGTTATGCCTACTGTTATCGCTAACGAAATCGTTGGTGTTCAACCAATGACTGGTCCAGTCGCACAGATTCACACTCTACGTGTTCGTTATGCAGATAACTTCACAAGTAATGGTAGTGGTCAGTTTGGTACAAATGCTGCAATCAATGATGAAGCACTTTCACCATTCAAGATTGCTAGTGGTTATTCAGGTGCTGCACCAGGCGTAAATAGCCCTGATGGTCGTGCTGGATTTACTACTGCACTCGAAGGTACACCAGGTCGTCGTTTGAACGTCCAGATTCTAAAGCAACCAGTTGAAGCTAAGACTCGTAAGCTCAGCGCACGTTGGACTTTTGAAGCTGCTCAAGACGCTCAAGCAATGCATGGTCTTGACATTGAAGCAGAAATCATGGCAGCACTTGCACAAGAAATCACTGCTGAAATCGATCAAGAAATCCTTTATAGCCTACGTTCATTAGCTGCAAGTGAATTCACATTCAACCAAGCTACTGTAAGTGGTACTGCAACATTCGTTGGTGACGAACATGCTGCTCTAGCTGTTCTTATCAACCGCGCTGCTAACCTAATTGCACAACGCACTCGTCGTGGTGCAGGTAACTGGGCTGTTGTTTCAAGTGCTGCACTAACTGTTCTACAAAGTGCAACTACTTCAGCATTTGCTCGTACTACAGAAGGTGCTTTTGAAGCTCCAACAAACACTAAGTTCGTTGGTACTCTCAACGGTGCAATGCGTATCTATGTTGACAGCTATGCAACTGACACTATTCCAGTTCTAGTTGGTTACAAAGGTACAAGTGAAGCAGACGCTGCAGCGTTCTATTGCCCATACATCCCTCTAATGTCATCTGGTGTGATCCTTGATCCATCAACATTCGAACCAGTTGTTGGCTTTATGACTCGTTATGGTTACATCGAACTCACTAACGTTGCAAGCAGCTTCGGTAATGCTGCTGACTACCTAAGTGAAATCGCAGTAAGCAACCTTTCATTCCAATAATATTGGTTTTGGATTTAACAAACAAAAAGGGGCAGAAATGCCCCTTTTTTATTGTCTAAATTTTTTAAAAATTAAATTATTGTCATTTCTCTAGTAACACGGTGTGCAATATTTGGAATATCACAACGGTTAATACCTAAATCTGCTAAATCACGATCACTTAAGAAACTAAGTTCACGAACTGTGCGGTTATATCTTTTATGCTTTTCAATAGCTTTAGCTATGCGTTTAATTAAATTGGTCATACTGATTCTCCTGTTGTTATGCATAATACGCACATATTTATTGCAGTGCAATAATTAATTGATTGCATTGCACAAACATCTAATATGCATAATTGCATAGAACATCAAACAACAATTTTATGGTAAATATAAGATATTAGGATATAAGCATGGCACTGCGTCGTTATTTTGGTAAGATAAGCCCACTACAAATTGGAAATCTTGTTGGTCACAATGGTGAATTAGTCATCGACGAAACAACAGACAAAATTTATATTATGGATGGTGTCACGCCTGGTGGACACGAAATTGCAAACGTAAGTGCTAATCTTAATTTAGAATTTACTAATGTTAGTCCTGCATTAGACAGTGCTTACACTTTGGGAACAAGTGCATTTAAATGGAATAATTTGTGGGTAAATGAGTCTAATTTTTTAGGTAATCTGCATATTGATACTTGGATTAATCCAGACAAATTAACAAATACATCAAATTTAAGAATTACTGCATCAAGAATAAATGCTGATCGTTTATATGCAGATTCAACAATAGTATCAAACGGAGTAATAAGTGGTAATACAATAAGTGCAAATAGTTTTATTGAAATTAGCCCTAATGATTATTCTGGCTATATTTTTTCAAGTTTATATAATACATCTGGGTTGCTTCATGCGAATGTAGGCTCACAAACTGCAATAATCATTACTTCAAATGGATTACCTAGTTTAACAACATATTCAAATGGTTATAATACAGTAAATGGTTATACGCAATTTTTTCAAAATGTATATGTAACAGGAAATAATGTTACTTTTCCAAATAATACAACACTAGGTTTATTGCCAAACTTTACTCCTTTAAATGCAAAACTTACATATGTTGATAATATAAACAATTATACACAATTTTTATTACAAAACAAAAACAGTGGAAGTAACGCAAGTGGTGACGTAGTTGTTACTGCCGATAATGGAACAGATTATACTCATTATATTGATTTTGGTATTAATAGTAGCACTTTTACTGGTGGTGGAGGACTTGATGGTCCAAATGACGGTTACTTGCTTGTTGAAGGTGGTAAACTTGTCATTATGACAATTGATCAACCTAATGACATTGTATTTGCTATTGGCGGTGATAGTCCAAGCAATGAAGTCGGACGTTGGAAAGCAGCTAATGGGTTTGTTGTAAATGGAAATATTTCTCTAAACGGTAACTTAAACTTTGGTGGACATCAGAAGATATTCACTTATAATAATGTAGAAGGTCAAAACTACATTGAAATGACTGCCAATAGTAAGAATGATATCAATGGTTTTTATGTAGCAGAAGGCAGCAGTTCTCAAGCGTCAGTTTATACCGCTGGTCCAATTTATCTAATTTCAAATACATCTGGAAGTCCAACCCAATGGGAATTTGATACAACTGGTAATCTATATTTTCCAGATGGAAGTATACAATCAACTGCTTACAGCAATGCAGCAGTTGCGTCTTTCTTAAACACTAATGCTCTTATATCCTTTCAAAATGTTGCAACAAGCGGAAACTTAACAGTTGGAGGAAATTTAATTGTTGTTGGTAATATCACAACAGCACACTATGAAACTATTTCTTTAACTGAATATGCAAATAATATCATAGCAAGCGGTAATATTACTGCTGCTGGTAATATTAGTGCAGCTTACTTTACAGGAAATGCTTATTATCTTACAGGGTTACCAGCAACCTATGGCAATACACAAGTAAGTGCTTATTATGTTGCAAATACTGTAGCTACTGGAAATATACAAATATTGTCAAGCGGTAATATTAGACTACCAACTGGTGGAACTATTAATGAAAGTGCTGGTAGTGGAACTATTACCCTTACACCAAATACTGCTGCTAGTGCGCTTGCTGGTGTTGCTATCGGTGGCAGTGGGTATTTGTTAGCTGCAAATAATACAAGAAATGCTGTGCTTAACTATGGTTCTATAAATGGACAAATGGGCATTTACCAACTTAATGTTTATGGTAACCAACAAAATGCAATCATAAATGGTGGTGCAGCAAATAACTATGGTAACATTGGTGGAATCAGTTCATTCTTTGGTAATCTATTTGTATCTAATGTTTATTCACCAAATTACAATTATCCAAATGGCGTAAGCATACTTTCTGGCATTGGCGGAAATTATGGCAATACACAAGTATCTGCATATCTTGCTAATGGATTGAAAGCTGGCAATATCAGTATAAGTCCAACTAGCTGGATTGATTTTGTTAATGCTGACACTAATTGGAGAATGGGATATGGTATCAATAGCTATAGCAAGACAACAACTCTCACTTCCATAGATATTGTTGTTGGTCAAGGTTCTGTTGGTCCAGATGGCTTTACTATTGGTCAAACAGGTGGACAATCTATATTTGAATTAAGTGGATATACAAGAAATGCTTATTTTAGCAATGGTATAACTGCTGTTGGAACTGCAAATGTAGGCAATGTAATTACTACGAACGGTATATTTTGGTCAAATGGTGTTGCATACAGCAGTGGAGGTGGTGGTTCAAATTACGGTAACAGTAACGTTGCCAGTTATCTTCCAACTTATAGTGGTAATTCTAATGCTGCTTTCTTTACGGGTAATGGTTATTATCTAACGGGAATTAGTGTAGGATCAACATACAGTAACAGTAATGTTGCTGCATATCTACCAACTTATAATGGAAATATCGGCAATATTATAACTGGTAATTTAATACCAAAAGCCAATGCTTCTTATTACCTTGGTAATAACACACTTTATTGGGCAAATGTTTATGCCAATAACTTTCTTGCTGCTACACAAATTGCTACACCAAAACTTCAATTTACAGTTGGTGGTGCACAAATACTTGAAGATAATCCACTTGATTTAGCAATTATTGGAACATATCAAATTAGTGTCAAACCAAATGGCACACAACAATATACATTTGCTAGTGATGGTAGCTTCTCTGGACCTGGTGGAACAATTGCTTGGGCAAACGGTGCAATAGGCGGGAATGTTATTGCAACTGGTGTTTATTGGTCAAATGGTGTAGCATTTAGCAGCGGTGGTGGTGGAAGTTATGGTAATACACAAGTTGCCGCATATCTTCCAACTTATGCAGGTAATGTTAATGCTAGTTTCTATCTTGGTAATGGTTATTATCTAACTGGCGTTGGCGGTGGATCAACATATAGTAACACAAATGTTGCTGCTTACCTAACAACATATAGTGGTAATTTATCTGCTGGTAACATTGCAATAACAAGTGGCGCAAGTGGTAATATCAGTGGAACTGGTTATGTAGTTGCAGGTAATATGGTAGCAAATACTAACATGTATGCCAATGGATTCTATTGGTATAACAATAATGCTACGCTGGCATCTACTATAACTGGGACATTCAGTAACAGCAACGTAGCAAGTTATCTACCAACTTATACAGGTAATATAAGTGTTGGTAATATCAACCTAACTGTTGGAAACGCTAACATAGTTGCTGGCAACAGCACTAACATGACTGTTCGCACAGTAGGTGTTTATAACGTTCTTACTATATCTGGTATTGCTGGTGGATATAATTCACCACCATATACAAACCAATCACTTACGGGCGGTAATGGTAGTGGTATGACTGCATCATATAGTTCCGTTGGCGGATATGTTACACAAGCATCACTTGTTGTTACAAATCCTGGCACTGGATATAAAAACGGTGATGTCTTAACATTACCTGGCGGACTTGGTTCAACAGTAATACTTACCAATTATAATCCAAATGTATTAAGCACAAAAGTATATAACTGGACATTCAGTCAATATGATGGCAATATCACTGTTCCTGGCAATATTATTATGCCAAGCAACAGTGCTATACTTGGTGACTTTACTAATAGCACATTTGGTTATAGAACAGTATTCCAAACTATAAATGCAAATGCTACAACAGGTGTATATGCCCTACCAAATGGCACAAGCACAGGTGCAAGTTGGCAAGCAATCAATAATAGCAATGCAAACAATGCAAGTAAAATTATGATCACTACCAATGGAACTACTGATGTTCAGTTGGTTAGTGGTGTAAATGGCAGTGGCACATACTTGCCGTTAAGTTTCTATAATAACGGTGCTGCACAGATGGTGATCTATCCAAATGGCAACGTTTATATGAGCAATGCCAACCCAATTACTACAACTGGTAACATCAATGTTGGTAACCTTCTTGCAACTGGCAACGTGATAGCAAGCAATATCAACGTAACTTCAAACCTAACTTATGGTAACGTATCTACAAGTGGTAACGTAACTGCTGGTTATCTAATTACAACTGGTAGCGGTGGTAATATTACTGGTGCAAACTATGTGATTGCAAGCAACTTTATAACTACTGGCAGTTATGGAAATATCACTGGTGCCAATGTTATTACTGCTAACACATTTATTGGAACAAGTGCTACAATCAGTGGTAATCTTTATAGTCCAAGTCAAACTGGTAAGAGTGCCGCAATTGTTGCACAAAATACAGCAGTTACTATGGATAATATCAAGGTTCAGTGGTTAAACAACGGTAGTAGCAATGCTAACCAACTACAAATTGGTAGCGTAAGTGGAACACCAAGTATACTTTACACTTATGTTTTTGAAGCTGGCACAGGTGGAACACCAAGTGGCGGTAGTAGCAGCACTTCGTTAAGCACAACCTATGCAAATATTGGTAATCCAAGCGGAACTGCTGGTGATTTGTATATGGTTACTGCAACTGTTGGAACAAATGCTTATCGTGTTAGCGCAATTACTGGCAGTGGTTATAGCAACAACCTAATTAGTATTGAGAGATTGGTGTAATAATGGTAACAATAGTAGGACCAGGAATTACAATAGGAAACGGCGTAATAATTTATCCTAACGGTTCATTAAGTTTAGCTGGTAGTTTAAGTTTTGCTGGCGGTAGCACGAGTCACGGTGGTTCATATTTAAGTTTAAGTCCAGGTATTACCATTGGTGGTGGTGCTTATTGTATTGAAGGTTGGTTTCAATTACCTAACTTTACACAAGCATATGGTATAATGGGTGCTAATGCTGATTATGGTTTGAGTTTATTCGTTACCAATTCAACAACTATTTCAACAGATAGTTATGGTGGACGAGGAGCATATTCTTATACTGTGCCTACCATGAGTATCAATACTTGGTATTATTTTGCTCTTACCAGAAATAGTAGCAACAAAGAAACTCTATTTTTAGGAAGCACACCTGGCGGAACTGCTACAAGAAGCACCACTGGTTTGAACACAAATAACTTAAATTATAATACTTCTGGTAATACTACTAACGATATAGCAACATATTATGGTCAAGAATGGCCAGG